TGTCCACTACTGGGAACAAATTGTATGTATCCACCGTTGGCACTGTTGTATGTGGGACCGTTTACCAGTGTAAACGTCATTGATCCAACTGTGTCAGTCCAGGTCGAGTAGCCCCCTGCTCCAGGATAACTGGCAGGATTGCCAGCGTCCAGACTCAAGACTTGATTAGTCAACGGAGATGCTGATGTTGAAGTAACTGCTACTCCAGCTCCTACTGTGATTCCGGGTCCTATTGTTATGGCCATTTTTAACTTATCTTAGTATAACCGTAACGCACAGTTACAGCGTTGCCGCTGGTGTTGTTGATACCAAAGTCAAATCTATTGGTAGTTGCGCTAGGTGCCGTACTGGATCGCACAATAGTATTTGATGTTCCTACAAACTGATTGGGTATGCTGGTAAAGTCAATGGGCGTTCCGCCACCGTTGTAGACCCAGGCATACTGAGCACCCACAACAGGCACGTTGGTGTTGGTAACGGTAGCCGTGGCGTTCCAAACCAAGATACCATTGGAGATATTGCAATCAACCCACATGTAGTAGGTATTGCTGGAACTCACAGTGAAACTCTGGGTGCTGTTGCCCACGGGCACTGTCCAGGATCCGGTTACCTGAGTAGCAACATTAGATAAGGTATTACCATTACCAAAGAAATTAGCGGCTGTTACATTTCCAGTGGCCGATACATTGCCTGTGGTTGTTATGTTACCAGTTACACTCATTGTGGCCAGTGCGTTGAGGGCAAAGGCTTGGTTAATCTGTGTAACTGTAGCCCAACTGTAGTTGGCTATCACACTTGCGTATTGACCATTAACATTTCGTAACACAATAGTTTGATTAGTATTTGGTGTATATACTATTGATAATGGCACTGAACTAACTTGAGTGGTGGCTAAAGTAGCAAATCCCAGTGCTGTGGATAACGCAGTTCCTGAAACAGAGTCAACCCACTGGTATCCTAAATAATTTGAAGCACCGGTGACAGCCAATACCGCAGTTAGATTATAAGTAACACCAGAAGTTAAAGTCCATACACCAGTTGAAGTATTGTACGGCACAGTACCTGTGGCACTTTGAAATACAATATTAGTCGGTGTTCCTGGACTACCAATGACCTGATTTGATGTCAAAGTCACGCCACTGTATTGATTGTTGACCGTGCCAGTGGCAGTGGCTTGAACTGCTATGGTGGGATTTATTTGTTGGATGATTGCTTTTGTTCCAATACCTGCTCTGACCGTTACTGTTCCCGCCGCCTCTACAATACGAACTTTCACAGTTTGGTTTGTAGTTGGGGTATAAATTAAAGTAGTGGATGTTGCATTAAATTCATTTGTATTTCTATTGATAGCCTCACCTACACCAGCACCTACACCAGTTGTGGATAATCTAGTATTTGTTGTTGCATCTACCCAATCGTATATTTCATAACCATTTGCTGTATCACTAAAATTGCTGAAACTTAATTCTGCAAATAATTGATATGTTTTACCTGCGGTTAATGTGAATACACCCGTTGATGTGTTAAGAGATATACCACTACTTACAGGTGCATAATTAAATATAATATCACTACCTTGACCTGCACCGGTTTGGTCGGAAGTTATTCTACCTGCATTAATATAATCTGGATTGACCACACCATAAGTTGTTGGCTGACCGTTGACTATGACATTGCCAGCCGACACATTGCCGGTCATGCTTGCTGTGGTTCCTACCAAGTTGCCGACAAACGAGTTGGCTGTGGTTATATTGCCAGTGGCACTGACCTGTCCGGCTGTGAGCACATTACCTGCTGTGGTATTACCGGTTGCACTGATCAATCCAGTGATGTTTAAATTTGAACCAGCTATTGTGCCAACGGCTGTTATTCCGGCGCCTGCAAAGATATTGCCACCAGTTGAAATGGTTGCACTGGCAAGTATGTTACCACTGGTAGTATTACCAGTAGCACTTACATTGCCTGCGGTGAATATATTACCACCAGTGAGACTGCCAGTGGCACTGACCGATCCACCAGTGCGTAGGTTACCGCCAGTGATGTTGGCAGTGGCACTTACAATGCCACCAGTTGCAACATTGCCGCCAGTGATGTTGGCAGTGGCACTCACTGTGCCACCAGTGGCCAAATTGGCACCAGTAACTGTACCTACAGCACTTACTGAGCTGCCAGTGGTGATTGATCCAGTGGCACTAACTAATCCACCGGTTGCAATATTACCACCAGTGATGTTGCCGGACATTGATATGTTACCACCAGTGACGTTGCCTTTTGCGGCACCACCCATGTAGGATAAATCTATATTGCCACCGGTGATATTACCTGTGGTACTAATTGTATTTGATCCAAACGCAGCCAAGAATGTGGACACATTGGCGTTGGTGTAGGCAGTGACGCCAGTTAACTGACTTCCATTACCAATAATATAGTTACCAGCAATATTGCCTGTAGCACTTACTAAACCCGCTGTGCGTAGGTTGCCACCGGCTACATTACCAACAGCATTGATACCAATGTTGCTGTTCCAGGCCTGGGCACTGTAGTTGTATAAGAAGCTGGCTTCGGAAGTGTTGCCCACCACAAATCCAGCACCATTGGCCGTGATACCTGTGGATGTGTTGGCCAAGCCAAATACCAAATTAGGAGTGGTAATGTTGGTCAAATTGTTGTAGGTCAATGTGCCTTGAACTTGTAAATTGCCTGTAACTACACCAGTGCCGTTGATGGTTAAGCCACCTGCGGTGACATTGCCAGAGGCCGAGAATGTATTGGCTGAAATGTTGTTGGCGCCAAATATGTTGCCGCCGGAGCCACCAGTAACCAAATTACCTGTTGTGATGTTACCTGTGGTGCTGATTGAATTTGATCCAAATGCGGCCAAGAACGTGGCCACATTGGTGTTGCCATATGTTGCTGGTAAACCTGTTAATTGACTGCCATTACCAAACAGATATCCACTAGTGATATTGCCGGTTGTGGAAATTGTGTTGGAGCCCCAGGTGGCCAACAAGGTGTTGACATTTGAGTCGCCGTAGGTTCCACCACCCGCGACCGCGGCAAACACACCATTGCCATACAGCACGGTGCTGGCATTGCCATTTAAATTAATTGATGCAATATTGCCAATGTTGTTGGCACTAATAGTTCCTGCGGTCACTAAGTTTCCGGCCGAAACATTGCCTGTAGTGCTGACAGGAGTAGTGCCACTAACAGTAACACCAGTTAATTGCGACCCATTACCTAAAAAGTAACTGCTGGTTATATTGCCTGTGACACTAACATTGCCAGCAGTAACATTACCACTGGCACTTAAAGTTATAGCCGATACGCTGTCAAATCCTGACAGATAAGGTGCCGGACTTGCATACGCTGCTGCACTAATGTTTCTGCCCACTAGAACATTTCCAGCTACGACATTTGCTGTTGTGCTAAACCCGTAGTCCGAGTTAAATGGTTGTTGTGACATTTATATTTCCTATTAATTGAACATGACGCCAAACTCTACAGCATCAAAACTTGACCAACCACCTGTGGTTTGGGCCGCATCCAGATTGAGTGAAATTTCAATTTCGTTTGCCAGATTAATTGTAGCCGTAACTGTGGTATCCGCTATTGAAGCACGAGCTTTGATTCGGTTGCTGACAACAAAATTTACTGAACCCGGTGTGTCCAAGCTCTTGGTCGCTACCACGTCAAACTGTTCCCACTGAGGAGCACTGCCAATCGATTCAACTGCAAAAGTTAATCGAGCACTTTGAACATATTCATTTGTAGCTGTATAAGCTACACTAGGTGTGCCACCTGCGGCAAGTTCAGCGGAATATCCGTAAGCGGCTCCAGAGTATTGCCCGTTGACAATTTTTCTTGTGCCGGCCAACAGGGCTGATTCGCCTACATTCCCGGAAACATTTTGTGAAGCCAATAATAAATTAGCACTGCTAAAAGTCCATTGTCCAAGTTGTCCTGTGCCATCACCGTAGGTAGTAATGTTTAAGGTGCCATCAGCATTGACTGTGACACAGCTGGAGTAGTTAAGTGCATCAACATTCGAGTAGAAACTGGTCAAACTGGCAATGTTACCTTTGCCACCTGTGAGCATGGTGCCGTCGCCTTTGACGCCAGCGGCTCCAATGTAGCCACCTTGTGGGACATTTAAGTTACCATTAGCACCAAAGGTCCACTGTGCTGAATTGCCCGCATAGTCGTCGGTCCGAATTACAATATCACCAATGTTGCTGAGCAACACATATTTGCTGTCATCGCCTATGAACTGATTGAAGTATTGGTTGTTGCCAGTGTCAAAGTGTATGTGAGTGGGCTCATAAGTCACATCTCCACGCACTCGCAGATATTGAGCGGCATTGGCACTGGAACTGCTTGGAGCCAAGTATAGTCCACTCACAAGATTACTGATACCAGTGCCTATCACAATCTGATCGCTGAATGTGACATTGCCGGTGTTGGCAGTAAATGTTGCAGGATCACCATTGGCGTAGTTTACAGCAAATGTGTTGCCAGGCAATGTCAAGTTACCATTGGTGCCAAATGTCCATTGAGCTGTGTTACCAGCGGTGTTGACTATAATATTACCTGTGTTGGCCAATTTAACGTAAAAGTCATCATTGCCCAAATACAATTCAGTATTGAGTAAATTGCCTGTGGTAAGATGTAAATGGTTGCCATCAACAACATTGCCAGTTGGATATACCAACAGTTGTTGGTCAGCGTCTGATCCGCCCGACGGTGTGATAGCAATGGTATTTCCAAGACCCGTTGGTGCTGCACCTTCTGATACGACGCCACCTTTTGGCAATGTCAAGTTGCCATCGGTACCAAAATGCCAAAGACTATTGGTAGTATCAGCCAAGGTCTGCATGTAGGTGCCGTCTACATTGGCAATCACATATGATTGACCATCTCCGCTACCGATTTGAGCACCGTTGTTGCCTGCTTGCAAAGTAGTGAGCCCACCGTTGTTCCATAACACACCGGCGTCCGGCAGTTCTAAATTACCGCCTGGGTAAAAATACAAACTTGTAGAACTGTTGTTGGCAGCGTAGGTTCTCAATCGTACATATCCACCTTCACCGCCATTGACTCCGCGACCACCGGTGATTCTAGCACTGCCACCGGTGTAAACACTATTGCCAGTGCTGCCAGCATCGCCACCATAAAACACCGCGGCCTCACCTCCACCTTCAGCAGGGCTATATCCGTGTATTTCAAGATAATCGTTGTCATTGGTAGCACGAATTTGATTTTGTTGTGCAAACTCGATACCGTTAGGGAATGTTGTCGATCCATCTGCGCCCAAGGTCCAAGTATTGCTGTTGACTGTGATGTCGGTACCAATGCCAACTAGTGGTCCGGTAAATGTGTAGCTTTGACCATTTTGAAATTGTGGGCTGCCTATACTTCTAGTTAAAATTATGGTCTGTCCAGCTGCATCAATGGATTGAATAGTGCCGTTGACAACGCCAGGCCCGTTGACAATCCAGGTTGTATCAAGACTGGCGTAGTCCAGTGTGGTGAATGTGCCGGTATAACTGTTGCTGCCAAATGAGTTTACAGCTGGACCTTGTGTGGTCTGACTGACAGCATTGCCAATAACAGTGTTGTTTGGCAATGTCAAATTACCTGCGTCGTCAAAGGTCCACGTCAGTTCGACACCGTCGCTGGCTTTTGTGTTTGTAATAAACACTCGAGGAGTATTTGCTGTTATTAAATCTGCCTTGATCCAAGCATAGGCACTATTGGCCTCTGTGGTGTCATCTTCGGCGTAGGCTTCCCAACTGTTGGGACTTTGGTACGTTTCTGTGTAAGCATTGCCGCTGGACTGAGTTCGAGTTGTAAATGACTCGTTGTTTGGTGTCTTAATAGTATTATTGGGGAATGTTGTAGTTCCATTATTTCTAAATGACCAAGTGCTTGCACCGGAACCGATGTTTACGTTACCGTATTCTGCTAGGCCGTTGGCCGAACCGCCGCCGGTGATAGTTACAGCAGCACCAGGACCTGCTTGGCCGAAGCCACCAATGATATCAACAGCACCTCCGGTACCGCTACCAGCAACACCACCTGTTATCTGAACATAACCGCCCGAGGTAGTGCCGCCTTGTCCGCCGGTGATTTCAATAAAGCCAGGGGCACCATTGCCTTGCGATTCACCGCCATCCATACGGATATAACCGCCGGTACCATCTGCTGGAGCATAACCACCACGAATCTTGACGTCACCGCCAGAACCGTTGTTGTTGCCACCTCGACCAGCCCACAAGTAGATGTCGCCACCTTCTCCGCCGTTGCTGTCTTCACCTTTACCGGGATTGATAACTAATCGTTGGCTATTAATACCATCTGCATTGCTGCCATCGGGTGTAGAAATAATGGCTTCTTGGGTGGCATCACCAAACAACAGAGTTTGACCTGTGATTGTGCCTGACGGATTGTCACCACGCTGAACATTCAAGGTTGGGAATATGGTGCTGCCAGTGTTATCAAATGTCCAGATATTACCATCGGAATCAATGGTAATATTTCCACTGTTGGTCAAAGTTGAAACATCAATATTGCCCGGAACACTCAACACATTTGAAGTATTATCAAAAGTAAATCCTGCGGTAGCACCCAAATTGCCAGCATCGTTATATTGAATCTGTGTGTTGGCTCCTGCCGGAGCAGCATTGCCGGTACCACCAGTTTGAGCTGTCCATGTTAGATTACCCGTGCCATCTGTTTGTAGCACATAACCATTTGTGCCACCCAAAATATGTAGATTGGCCACACCAATGTTTAATATACCTATATTACCAATGTTGGCTGTGCCAATGGTTGCTGAAGTTGCGTTTAGATATTGTGTGTAGGTAGTGTCCCAAAGTCTGTTGGCCGAACCTAAATTATGCACTCGAGTTTGGTTTGGAACAAGGTCAACATTGCTCTGCACTACACCTATTCCGTTTGGAGCCAAAACCAAGTTACCATTGGTATTGGTGGTCAAGATGGTATTGTTGGCTATCTGAACATTGCTACCGACCGGGCCTGCTGCAAATACATTGGCAAAATTCAAGTTTACATCGTTAAACGCGGTCCGTAACGGGTCGCCTGTGCCATCATTTGGTAGTGCGCCGATATTGATTACAATGGGTTGTGACATATTGGGGATCCTGGTTAGCCTTTTGATGTATTTATGGTTATATGCTTAACCTAAAGGCGTTGCGTAATGTGCAAGTCAGTGTTATACTTGTATCAGCTGTTGTTAAACAGCGTTTAACATAGAAAGGTAACAAATGAAACATTTTAATCCAGAAACCAAGACTTTTAAAGTATTCTCTGCTTTGCAATCCGGCAAGGCTTTGACTGCTAGTCAAGCCAGCAAAATGGGCGTAAAAAACCTGTCAGCTGAAGTATCACGCATCCGTGCCAACGGTTTTGCAGTTTACACCAACAGCCGTAAAGCTGGTAACGGTGTTCAAGTAACTGAATACGTTTTGGGCAAACCAAGCCGTAAATTAGTAGCCGCTGGCTACCGCGCTCTTGCATTAGGTATCTAATACCTACCCGCTGCTCAATTCAGACTGAGCACTGAGCCCAAACCCCGTGCAATGCGGGGTTTTTTCTTGACTTGACCTGAAAATCCAAATCGTGTATAATAGCTGTATGCTTAAAAAACTATTCACTCGTTGGGGAAGATATAGGGTTATTATGGATCGTGAGGACAACGAACCATACCTAGAACGCTATTATTTGTTCCTTAAGGATCGTGAACGGTTTCCGTTTAACGTATTCCTGCATAAATTCTTAAAAAGTGATCCAGATGATGTGCATGATCATCCGTGGCCATATGCCACTGTAATTTTACGAGGCGGATATTATGAATGGGTTCCACAGTTTGATGCAGAAGGTAAAATATCTTGCGAGATACAAAAGTGGAGAGGTCCAGGTCATTTTCGTATTTGTAGTTCTGATAGTTATCACCGGATTGAACTAAAACCAGGTGTCACTGCCTGGACATTGTTCATGCCCGGCCCTCACAAGCGTGAATGGGGATTCTTGGTCAACAACAAATGGATTCAACATGAGCAATATTTTCAACTTCGTAAAACTAAGTAAGGAGTAGATATGCCAAATTGGTGCATAAATCGTGCGGTCATTACAGGTCCTGCACCGGTCATTGATGAAATTAAACAACGGCTGGCCCAGGACGACCCTGCGTTGTTAGCCTGGATGGTGCCGCAACCTAAGTTAACGGGCAACCAGGATTGGTATCAATGGTGTGTAAATAATTGGGGAACCAAGTGGGACATTTGCGACACTGCTATCATTGATGATCAAGAAGAAGATTCCGTTACATTTGAGTTTTCTACAGCTTGGTCACCGCCGGTGGAAGCCTTTCATACCTGGGCCGCAGGAGATGGCAGAGTCGAGTTCAAACTGGATTATTGGGAATCTGGCGTAGGATATATAGGAACAACCACATATGATGGTGACTACTTGGACACAGATGATGTTGATGCAAACACCGATCAAGATCGCTATCGAGAACTGGCCGCAGAAACGTGGGGATATGTAGAATGGGATGACCCCGAGCCCTTAACTGAATGGTACAAAACAGGCATAGAAGCCAAAGGATTAACAAATGGAATTTGATGATATTTTAAACGTTTTACTTGGTATTGGTATTGGTATTGGTATGGTCATCGTGTATGCATGGTATCAATATCAACGTCTAAAAAGTCATATTGACCGCATGATTGAAGAAGCGGTCACTGAAAAATCCTCAATTGAATTGGAGATTGAAGTTGACAAAGGTCGATATTTTTGCTATAATAGTAAAGATAAACAGTTTGTTTGCCAAGGAGCAACGGCATTGGAAATTCGTCATGCATTTCAAAGTCGTTTCCCTGATAAAACAGCATACCTGGTAGCCGGTGATCCGGCTACTGTAGCAAAGTTCAAGGCAGAATTAGAAACCAATGAAAATAGCTCTCGCATCTGATATCCATTTGGAATTTGGCCCTATTGATCTACGAAATGATCAAGCGGCTGATGTGCTCATCTTGGCTGGAGATATCTGTGTAGCAGATGATTTTGTAAGCTCACGCAGTTACAAGCAAGAACAAGCACAAGAGTATCGCAAGTTTTTTGATCAAGTGACTCAAGAGTTTCCACACGTAATTTATATCATGGGCAACCACGAACACTATCACGGTGATGCGGCCAAAAGTTACACGATTCTTCGAGAACATTTGGATTATATTAATTTGCACATTCTTGAAAAAGAAACGTGGACACACATGGGCCATACCTTTATTGGTGGCACCTTGTGGACTGATATGAACCGTAACGATCCAATAACCTTGATGCATACCAAAGGTGCCATGAATGATTTCAATGGAGTAGTAAACAGCAACAGAAGCATAGCACGAAAAGTGCCCATTTATGAACGCAATCCCTTGTGGACTGAAGATGGAAAGAATGGTGGTCAGTATCTTACTGACGAATCAGGTGCAATGATTCCTGCCGGGCATAAACGCAAAGAAGAACCAGCTCGTTGGTGTCCAGAAGATACAGTAGAAGATCATCAACAGATGCTGGACTATATTGACATAGTTGTGCAGGAACCCGGTAATTACATTGTGGTCGGGCATCATGCCCCCAGCAGTCGCAGTGTAGCTGATTGGTACAAGGGTGATACTGTGATGAATGGTGCGTTCCGCAGTGAACTAGATGAGTTCATCATGGATCGTCCACAGATTCGATTGTGGGTGCATGGCCACATGCACAATGCCAGTGACTACATGATTGATGCCACTAGAGTGGTGTGTAATCCACGTGGCTACATTGGCTACGAAGCGTGTGCAAACAAATTTGAGCTAAAGTATTTGGAGGTCAAATGAAAGTTAAAGAATACAATGTGTTGGTAGATTGCGTTGAGCGAGCAGTTGTTCTGGGCTGGAACCGTGCGTATAAGCACAGCGACACTCCAACTCCTGCCTATGTTCATGAACAGATTGCAGATGCAGTGCTGTTAGAAATTTCAGAGTATTTTACGTTTGACAATGAAACAACCGTGGAGATCGATCAATGAGTGAATATCATCCGGACAAGTGGGTAGTGATTAAAATTACCGGACCTGAGACCAAACTCTACAAAGTATTTGCCTGTTGGTACGGTGGATATGCTGGTTCTGATTCATGGAAGTTGAATTCAGGCATTACCCGTGCTACCTTTCAGAATGACTGCTATGAGTTTGACGGCCATTCTGGATCCGTTTACATTTGTCACAAATCTGCATATGGGACCAATGGCTATGGCGGTAGTGTTCTTGGTAACTTTGTTGAACGAGCCAAGGAAAATGGAAATACCATTGAAATCATGCCCGAAGATACCAACTGGACCACTTTGGATTATGATCCTTTGCAACAATGGTTACAAGCCGGCCAGGAACCACAGTTATGAAACCGTGGCTTGACTACATTAGATACAGCGGCATCACAGTCAAACTGAATCTAAATCCGTTTCACTGGTCTTATCTAGGCGGATTTGGTCGAGAATTCAGAGGCGAATGGGCTGGACCCAATGAACGGGGTTGGTATGTTCGATTTCTCTTTTTAACTGTTAGTGCGTGGATTGATGATGGGAGTTGGTAATGACTGAATTAGCACTTAATCGTAAACAATTGGCCAAGCTGGCCGAGATATATACACATTTTAAAGAAGTAGAATGGTTCACTATCCGAGTGGATCACACTAGTGGTATTGGCGAAGGACTTGTAGTCACCTTTAATCTGTTTGGTGACGATGACAAAGATGCGGATACTACAATTGACATCACAGATGTAAGTACCTGGTAATGAAAGAAGACGTTTTTTCACAATTACACTATCATAGTGGCTTGGTAGCGCAAGGTTGTTGGGACGAGTTGGATGAATATGCCCGTGCAGCAATTGTGCGATTTGGTGAGTTGATTGTAAAGGAATGTGCAGAAATTGCCGACATAGAAAGACCTAATTCAATTGGGTGTGGTTACATTACCAAAACTAAAGGTATGTTGATTAAAGAACATTTTGGAATTGAATAATGAAAATTTATATTAGCAACTATCGTGATCATTGGATCAGTCCATATACTATTCTAAAGGCTGTTTGCTTTTGGGAACGTGATAATGACGTGTTCTACGATCACGAAGACACTGGTAAGGGCCGATATGTCAAGTGGGTCAACTTCTTAACACCCATCTGCCTGGCTCTACAAAAGTTTCTAGAATTTGTGCATCCTCGAATCAAATACATCAAAATTGATCGGTATGATACTTGGAGTATGGACCATACCTTGGCTGACATCGTTCTTCCTATGCTTCAACAGTTAAAAGAATTCAAACACGGCTCCCCGTATGTGGATGACAAAGATGTGCCCAAAGGTCTAGGCCTGCGCAGCACAGAAGCACCGGCCAAAGAAAATGAGTGGGACACCGACGATAATCACCACAAGCGTTGGGACTGGGTATTGGGCGAAATGATCTTTGCGTTTGAATGCAAAGCGGATGATTCATGGCAAGATGCTTTCCGCTCGGGCGATTTTGATTATAAAACAGTGGCCTGTGCTTGGGACGAAACAGGAAAGGCCACTATGTATAAGTGGGAAGACGGACCCAACCATACTTACAAATGTGATTATGCAGGCATGAAAAAAGTAGAAAAACGAATTCAAAACGGTTTTGCATTGTTTGGCCGATACTATCAGAATCTCTGGGACTGATGTCCAATCAAGACAAACCTAACTCCGCCGATGGTCAGACCAGTTACGACAGCACCAGCACAGGCGAATTAATACAGTTCTTTAATCGTAGTATAACTCCGTATCCTACCGAAGTTGGTGGACCGGCATTTGATCTAGTTCCTGTTGAAAAGCAAAAGGACATCATGATCAATGTGGCCCGTATGCATGCCAAGCAGGAATACAATCGTATTATGGAATTGGTAGCAGTGCTACAGCGTCAAGCAGATGAAGTGCGTAAGCGTTTGGACATTACTGACTTGGTTCATGCAGCCAAGTATGCATTCCAAATCTATCATGGTCAGTGCTATTGGTTGGCATATGATCACAGACGTGGCGGAACTATTCTGTGTCACAGTGGGCCGGCTGATTGGAATACCGGTATTCCCGAAGGTTATGAGTATATTTGTCGGGTAAAATGGTTGGGCGATTACACCTGGATTGAAGTTGACAACAATGGCGAAAGCGTGTTAAAATAGAGTATGAAAACACAATCTGCGGTATTTGATCAACTTGTGGCATTTACTGACCAAAAAGGTCATGTCAACAAGCCTATAACAAAAATTAAATTTGAACAATGGTGCCGAGAATTTACATTTGATGCCTTACACGGTCTACGATATGGTCAAAGTTTTTGCAATCATTTTAACATAACTGACAATCTGTTGTATTACAACTCATGGTCGGTAGATCAGACCAACGAATACATTGAGAAAAACTACGTTGAAAGTGCCTGAATTTGCTTATCCTGTCACAGTGCGTTGGGGTCAAGGTGCAGACACCATGCACTACTGGAATGAAATTTGTGCCGCCAGCATAGAAATGTTTGGTCTACCTGGCGATCGTTTTATTACAGATATCGGTCCTGAGGCCATGACCTGGACATTCCGAGATGATCGAGATGCATTTATTTTTCGATTGAAGTTTAGTGAGGTTGCATGTTAGAAACAAATTTATATTTTGCGTATGGTGCCAACATGCACCCAGAGGCCATGTTATGGCGTTGTCCCAAAGCCTTGGCCAGTCGAGCATTTATTTTGCGTGATTGGGAACTTAAATTTTACAGCCATGCCACTATCGAACCCAAGAAAGGCGCACAAGTAGCCGGTGTGTTGTGGGAAATTACTGCTGACTGCGAACAGAGTTTGGATGTGTTTGAAGGATTTCCTAATTATTATACCAAACGCACTTGGATACAAGACGCCATTCAATTTTTCTTTTACGAAATGACTAGCCCCAAGTCGGGCAGGCCGAGCCAAGGCTATGTGTTGGACATTGCAGAAAGTTATGCATTTTGGCAACTGCCTCAAGCGTTATTAACTGAATCATTAAATGAGCCTGCGTAAAGAACTTCGACCTGAATCTCTGTTAAAAAGTCCCATGGTGTTTGAACGTTGCCGTGACAGCTTTAATCATGCACAGGAAATAGCCAAACCGTTTGGTGTGCTTGAGTCTGTGTTGGATTGGTGTAAAGAAGAGCTGGTAGAAGAATGGCGTTGGCAATTGATAGAAGTCAGCAGTGACGATCGTCCTGGGCGTTATATTTTTTATTTTGACAGTGAACGTGATTGTTTGGCGTTTACAATGAAGTGGAGTTGATGTGAAGGTAGACAATTTTGTAGTGTTAGACAGTGTGTATGGCAAATTTATTGTGCCAAGAACCTGCATGTTCCAAGCCGAGGCCTTGGTCAAGACCGGCCGCACTCATATTGAATCTGAACTGGCCAATATTTTTGCCATAGTTGACACACTACCTGCAGATGCAGTCATTGTGGATGGTGGAGCCAATGCAGGATTCTTTACTGTGCCAGTGGCGCATAGAACACAAGGTCGTGGCACTAGGATTGTTAGTTTCGAGCCACAGCGGCAACTATTCCAAGCCTTGGGAGGCAGTTTAGCACTCAACGGCTATGATCATGTATATCTACACAACTGCGGACTTGGTGTGGAACCTGGAATTGCTCAACTGCCTGAGATCAACTACAGTGAAGCACAGGACTTTGGCACTGTTACCTTGTCGGAAGAAACTACAGTTGACGAAGATGGTTGGATGAACGATCGTGTAGTTGATATCACCAGCATTGATAGTATGGAGTTACCTAGATTAGATTTTTTCAAACTGGATGTTGAAGGCTATGAAGTTCCGGCACTTAACGGTGCAATCGAAACTATAAGCAAGCATTGTCCTTGGATCTGGGTTGAATACTTTATTACCGGAGCCGAGCCAATCAAACAAGCCTTGACCAAACTGGATGACTACGTTTTTTATCTAGTTGATTATCAAAACATGCTGTGTGCGCCCAAGGAACGATTGGTTAGCATTACCACAACGGGTCTCAAAGAGGTATAATATGAATATTAAAAATTATAGATTTTTAGGCGACGAGGCTGAAGTATTGGGCCAACGTTTAGATGCTGCTCGTGACGCCTATGCCCGTGCTGTCGAGTTAGAATCTTCATGGGCTCAAAATTATTGGCAACAAAATATAGAACGATTGGTTTTTCAATGGCGTCAACTGCCTATTCTTCATGATGGCGAAGCTTTGAGCACCATTATTCCTCGGTGGAAAGTTGGCTATGACTTTTATGAAATAAACGGTCCTATTGAATATGTGGGAGTTACCGAGCGGGCATACGATAAACTATTTAGAGAGAATGCTGACCTCGACACCAGTTGGGAAGCACACCGAGCACAACGACTAGCAAAGGCACAATAATATGACAATGGCAACAAGATTCGCATCACCAAATGGCAAGATATTTGTAGTAGAGGAAGTCAAACAGGTTGATCGAGAACTATGGGTCTACTACCATAATGTGGATACAGGGCAAAAACACTCATGCCTGTTGGACGCATTTAGCCAACGATTTCAACCGATAATGAATGAATCCAGGGTTAGTGGTTACTAACATACGGGTTTAACTGCTGGTTGACATCGTAGCTAAATGATGTTATACTAGTGCTGTAGTAAAAATTTATCAACCAACCGTCAGCGTATTGTTCGCTTAAAAGGGGAAAGTAATATGGCTAAACGCCTAACAAAAAAACTCACGGAAGTGGCCCGTGAAGTTGAGCAACAAATCCGAGCCCACTACAATGTAACTCAAAAAGAGTTAGATCTCTGGCGCAGTCGCGCCCATGCTAGTCAAAATCAATTTCCCGAAAGCAAGATGGTCGCAATTGGCGATCTTTGGATTGATTACGAAGTTCAGCGTGATGTGTTACACAAGCACATTATCAATATTATAAAGAAATGGGACAGCAGAATTTGCAGTCCAGTTTCAGCCTGTCGCCTAACTGACACAGATCGTATTGACACTTACGATGGCCAGCATCGCACCATCAGTGCTGCCATACTCGGCTTTGCTGAGATTCCGGGTGCCGTGGTTGTTACCGATGACAAAAACTTTGCTTCGTATGCGTTTGAAATGCTCAACGACACTGGAGTCAAGCGACTTAATCCAGGCGACTTGCATCGTAATGCCCTGGTGCGTTACAAAAATGGCAGTCGTGACATTAAGAATGTTCGTGCTAGAACCATGCAAGATCAATTTGATAATAACGGAATTGATTTACAGGACAAAGGTTCACGTGCCAGTGATAATCTGCGTGGTGACAACGACTACTTCTTCAGCCACTTTAAGTATGCACAAAAAGGTATTGAGCTGGACGAGTCTGGTCAAATACTAAATCAAATACTTGGCGCTATAAAAAAGGTATATCCTTTACAAGAAGAAATTGATCAAGGTGTTTTCATTGGCTTATACGAACTCCGCAGATTGATTGGCACCAATGTTTTTAGTAGATTGTTTGCATTACCAGACGATTGGATGGTGACCTTGCTAGAATCATGCAAGCAGACATTCAAGAGCAGTCATTTGATGCATGCCAAGGCCAAGGTACAATGGGAACATAGCCATCCAGGTGCTGGCTGGGTAGCCCCTACAGCAATGTCCAACTTCATGCGTGAACTGCACCTACGCAACGGTGGAACATTAGAGTTGCCATTCCACGGTGACGGTGCCAAAGTCGGTATCGAAGATGGCAATACCGCTCCTGGTTTATTTCCACAGGAGGCCGAATAATGACAAAATATTGGCAGATTCCTGACACACAGTATCCAACGTGGGCAATAGATCTAAGTCAGCTAGATGATTTTTTAGACATCACTGGCATTATGAAACAATTAAAAATTGTAAAATACGATTACAGTTTCATTTATCGCGAAGAAGTAATCAAATATGGTATCAGCGCAGACAAAAGTTTAACCTGGGGAGAACGAATTTATCGCCAAGCAGGTCACTTGGATGGCTGGAATCGTAAACTTGCTCCTGGTAGCAGTGGCAGTGACATGCAGGACATTAGCAATGAGTATTTTGAACTACACGGAATCCATTTAAATCGCATAGGTATGTTGATTGTTGTTGTTGACATGTCCAATGTTGCTAGTCCAATGGTTAACGACCCAGACTATCCACTAAAAAAATTGGAAAGAGACCAAATCAAGGAACATATCGAGCGCACAGGTCACCCACCAATTGGCAACAAGAAAACTGAAGAATACCTGGATCGAAAAACATTCATTAAAAAAGATCTTTGGGAAATCTTGTTTGAGGAAAAAAAATAATGTTAAAAGAATCTTTAGACACATTTATTGCACCCAACTACGGCAAGACTCAGCGTAGTCCAGAAACTTATCAAGCTGTAGCTCAACATTGTCGTCAGCACTTGATCCATCTGGTGACTGAATATCATCGTGTAAGCAATAATCAACAACTGCTACGGGAAATTCGCAATGATATGGATTATTATCTACGTCGCTACCACGAATACTGTATTCAACAACGTGATGGAATGAAAGCACACTATCATGAAATTGGTGCCGACGACGATTGCGACTTTGAACACTTGATACCCGCGGCCCGTATTAGAGACTTATTGTTGTTTGGAATTATTACTGTGGAACAAGCTCTTAATGCTCCTACTGTAAGATTGAGTCGTGCCAAACACATGGCCTTAAAAGATGCAGGTTGGGCCAGCAAAACTCCTGACATGTGGTTACCATTTACAAGATACACCAATGTATTCGAAGCCGAATTTCAGACACACGACGGAGTAGCTGTAGATCCAGCTACTTGGACTTTAGAACGCCATTTTGATTACTTTAAACACTTGGTGATTTAAATTGGATCTACTAAGAGTTGACTTCCATGGTTCCAAATTGTTATAATACTGTATTATAAAGGAACAATGTGGAAGTTCAAAGCCATGGTGTTGTGTTTGAAGACAGTGTTGTTAAGGCCATCACTGGATTCTCCAAAACTGAATATCAACCCAAATTACCTCACGCTTACTTTGCTACAATGGATGTGGTCAAGGGTGTTGAGAGCGAGGTCAACTACAGTATCAAAGTCAGCAAAGGCCGAGACATTGGTTGCGCCCATATCCTTAGATTTATTGACCATTGCCGAGACACTGAATTCACCATGGTGGTTGGTGTGTGGCAACAGATATCGCCCACAGTCAAACGCTATACCTGCATTTACGAATTTGACATCACACCTGATCATTACAATTTGATATGGGCCAATGTTGACAAAGAAACTGTAGAGCAATTTGTTGACTATGTCAAGAGTATTCCACACGGTCCAGAAGGACAACAGACACATCGAAAACTTTGGAAACAAAAGCGTAAAGAAATTTATGATGCCTATGGTCGAGGCTTGTGCCAAATTGACGCCAAAATTGACAGTAAGAAACAACGCAGAGTTCAAGGTCGTTTTAGAATCAAAGACTTGATTGCAGCCGAAGCAATCATACATCGTAGATATGACACAGAATACCAAGGCATCCAACTTCCATATGAACAGGCCAGTGGACCAAGACAGTTTGATTGAACAATACTACCAACAGCTATGTCAGGAGTGGGGATACACGCCCACTGCTGATGTTTGCACAGGCTACGAGTCAGTTATGCCTAAGCTTCGTGCCTTGGGCAAAGATCCATGGAACCGAGCCGATGATGTTGGCCGGCAAGCAATTCAAGATGAAGTATTTGATATCTATCGCAGTATAGGCATAGTTCCTATTACCTACTACAGCTTAGATGGATGTCGTGCTCAAGTCAACGAACTAGCCACAAAGACCAAGTCAGTAAAGAACAGTCAACTGGGTGTAGGCAACAATGAAGGTCTAGCATTTGGTCGTTTTTGGTTTCCTAATATGCAAGACGCCCGATGGAACGACAACGCCACTGTCAGCATTCGTGCCAGGTTCAATCACGACAATAAACTTAAACGTGCCATTAAGCTGGCCTATGTTCACAGAGACGAAGGTGAAGATACAGTTATACCCAAGAACATACGCAGAGCATTAGAGCTAGTTAATGGTGGCACTATACAAAACTTCAAACCCATGAATGCCCGGGCGGTATGGGAACACATCTGTCCTGTGTTCCGTGGCAATGTGCTAGACTTCAGTTCGGGATACGGTGGACGTATGCTAGGTGCCATGACCAGTAACCTACGCTATCACTACACAGGCCTAGATCCCAACACTAGAACATTTCAAGGACTCGAAGCCTTGGGCGCACTACTTGAAGAACAAGGTCATGGAGCCGGATACGCTATGCATTGTGTTCCCAGTGAAGAATTTGAATCTGAGCCTGGATTTTATGATGCAGCATTCTCAAGTCCGCCTTACTTCAACTTGGAAACCTACACAGATGAACCTACACAGTGTATGAATCGTTACACCAACTTGGATCTATGGTTTGAAGGCTATGTAGAACCAACCTTGACAATGATACATCAGGCATTGGCCGCGGACGGGATCTATGCTGTTAACATTGCTGATTATAAAAACGGTAAAGAACAGTTTTCTATTGTAGACCGGTGGAAACAGTTAAGTAAGAAAGTGGGATTTGAATTTCAAGAAACCGTTGATATGATATTGAATGTGCGACCTGGAGTTGGCAATAACAAATTAGAAAAAGCCTATAAGTCAGAAGGCATATACATTTTTAGAAAAAGGAAATAACAGTGGCGACCTTACATGCGTTTGGTGACAGCATCATGGTAGGCGATCTTGATGATTACCTGCATCTCAAAGATCCCAATGTAAAGCCCAATCATAGAATGCAGTACGAGGTTCGTATAAAATATTTAAAGCACAATGTGAGTTTTGTATCTATACTGGCCAAGCACTACGGATACGATTTAGAAAATTATGCTGTTCGAGGCAGCGGGAATTATCCACAACTGGATCGAGTTTGGCATAACTTGGCAAATGGAACAATCAAATCAGGCGACGTTGTATTGTTTGGGTTTGGTCCGGTGACAAGAGATCGATTGGTGTTGCAAACATTTGCATTTGATCCCACAGTGAATGAAAAAACAGGACCCCATTTACTAGATAGAGATTTGTTGTCCAAAGAAAATTGGGTAGCCAATGGCGAACAGCCAATTCTTGAAATGGACTTTTATTACATTAATTCAGTTCTTAGTCAACTGGGTGAGCAGTTTGATGTAAGAATGATACGATGCAATCTAGGTGATAATGCATTGTATCACGCATCTGACCACATTAGAAAGTTCTGCAAAGTCAAAGATTTTGTAGGATATGATGTGGTTGGAAATACTGTTCATCATATATTGAACGACACTTGGGCTCAGCCAATCGTTTATCCATTTAGTGCAAACCTAAATAAGGATTTAAAAATAACACCCGAACACGAATATCTTTATACCTACTATCGACATCCCAGTGTCGAAGGTCATAAAAAAATAGCCCAGTGGTGGATTGATAATAATATTATTTAAATCATTATTGAAAAAATCAATAAGCGTTATAGAAATAATTATTGAAAAAATCAATAAAAACCGTTGATCTTATTGATATATACTATTACAATAAAACATCAGTAGAAACACTGATTACCAATTTTAACTTAAGGAGAAAGTATGAAAACAGTAGGCGATAAATTAGAGAAGTTTGCAGTGACCGGCGTCCGTCCAGGACAACCAGAGGATGCGTTTTTTGATATTACAGAAGAAAGCTTCCCAGGCAAGTGGAAAGTAATTGTTTACTATCCAAAAGATTTTACATTCGTATGCCCAACAGAGATTGTGGCCTATGACAAATTGGCACAAGATTTTGCCGACCGTGACGCAGTATTGCTAACCGGTAGCACAGACAACGAGTTCTGTAAAGTTAGCTGGCAAAATGCTCACGCTGATTTGAAGAAGATTACACATACACAGTTCGCAGACACACAGCGTGGTGAGTTGAGCTTGATCGAGCAACTTGGTGTATTCTATGCTCCAGCAGGTGCCGCACTTCGCGCAACATTCATTGTTGATCCAGACAACACAATCCAACACGTTACTGTCAACAACTTGAACGTTGGTCGTAGCCCAGAAGAAACACTTCGCGTTCTTGATGCGTTACAGACTGGCGAGTTGTGTGCATGTAACCGCACAGTAGGCGGGGAAACACTGTAATGGCATTCATTGATGCCGTAAAGGAAGCGTTGCCAGACTACGCAAAGGACACCAAGTTAAATCTTGATGCTGTGCTTTTGCGTAGCACCTTAGATGCCGATGTTGCTATGGGTTGCGCGGTGGCCGCACTGGCCGCAACTGGCAACGGTAAAATCCTAAGTGTAATTTTAGCAGATGTACCTGTGTATGCCGAGTCAGCCATGACAGCGGCCAGCATCATGGCACAGAACAATGTATGGTATCCATATGTTGAGATGTGTGACGACCCTGCTCTAAAAGGATTGCCAGCACAGTTACGCATGAACGCTATTGCCAATCACGGTGGCACAACTAAAAGTAATTTTGAAGCATTCTCGTTGGCCGCTAGTATTGTGGGCAAGTGTCACTTCTGTGTGAAAGCACACTATGAAACACTCAAGCAAGAAGGCTACTCAGTAGAACAACTTCGTGACATTGGGCGCATTGCCTCAGTAATGAATAGTGTTGCTAAAGTGCTAAACAGCTGATCTGTTGCTAAAAAACAACACCAAAAACCCTACTTTTTGTAGGGTTTTTTGTGGGTTAGTGCCTACTAACTTAGCGGGAACAATTCGGTTGACTCAAAATGCCCAATTTGCTATAATACTTGTATGGAAGTTAAAAAGCAATCAAGAAAACGCCGTCAAGACAGCAATCATGCTGTCTACACCATAACCAACTTGGTCACAGGCGATTACTACATTGGTATTACCGTATGCTCAGGTAGCATAAAACGAGCCCTAAAGGTGCGTTTTCAGAAGCACGTTCGCCGTGCAGTAACTGAAAACAAAGTGTGGGCTTTATGCAACAGTATCCGCGAATATGGCTCGGAGATGCATACCGTTGAATTTGTTGAAAAAATACGCGGTCGCAAGCCGGCCCATGCTCGTGAACGTGAGCTGATTCGCGAATATGCGCCAGCTTTGAATAGCCACTAATTTGGTTGACCAAAAAAGCCAAATCGGTTATAATACTTGTATAGAAACTAAAAAGGAGCACGAAATGAGCCAACTAAAAGAATACACTTTGGAACTTTACAAAATTGACCGTCGCACCAAAGAAGGCCGTCGCTTGTATGCCAAGCAGGATTTTGCTCCGGTTACCAAAGACTATATCGATGCGGTAGCTGATGCCAAACGCAATCTGGGATTTGAGGTTGCAGTGTTTGAAACCTTTGTTACTAAACAAAATTTGATAGGCGGCAAAGAATTTCAAGAGCGTTATGATACGCCTTACTTCTGCTCACCTGCTAGCGAATCTTATTGGAGTATGTAATATGGAAAACAAAGATTTTGGTATGTTCACTGCCGCCGGCAACAACCGAGTGGCAACTATTGTAAAGCGGGCCCTGGCCAAACGCTGGACCTGGCCTGAAACCTACAATGCTCTCATTGAGCTGGGCCAGGAAGAAAAGTATGGCGAAGCCACTGACACTGAGGTGCGTGAATTGGTCTACAGTCGTTGCAACTTTACTACTGCCTTTTATTGTTAATGAAAACTACTAGAATCCATTGCGGTGCATGGTCAATCAACAATACCGATGTTGAGCTGGCCACTGAACTGTTTGGCCCTGGTGGCACTCAAGCAGACCGTCGTTGGTTCTATCGCTTGCTGGACACCAAACAGGAAAAGCGCAGAAAAGCGAGACAGTCACGCATGGACGTGGTGTTGTATTTTCGCAACACCGTAGATGCTACCTTTTTTGCCCTAAAAAAGAGTGGTTGACCAGAAACGCCCGTTCGGTTATAATACTTGTATAGAAACTAAAAAGGAGCCCAGAATGAAAACCATTCAAGAAGTTAACCAAGCAATCATGTTCAACACTTGGACCAATGTGGAACTGGCCAGCATGATCGATGCTGTCAAATGGGCCCGGGCCCGATTAACCAAAGACATCAAGAATTCAATCAAGCCTGGACAAATGGTCAAATTCACTTCCAGCCGGACCGGCAAGGTCATGGTAGGCGATGTGACCAAGATTGCCATCAAGTTTGTCACAGTTCGTACACCGCAGGGTCTCTGGAAAGTGCCTGCCAACATGTTGGAAGCCGCATAAAACGGTTGACCAAAAAAGTCCATTTTGCTATAATACTTGTATAGAAACTAAAAAGGAGTTGAAGATGTCAGCTACAGTTAATGGTGTGAATGTAGAAGCAATTGTTGCCGAAGCTAAACAGGCCGCAGAGGTAGCCGCTCGCAAGTTTTTCCAAGAAAAACTAGGTGGTGTTGATCAATACTCATGTGGTTTTGCCTGGGTTGATATCTTTGGCATCAAAGGCAATACCAAGTTAGGCAAGGCATTTGCGGCCGCAGGCGTTCGCAAGAGCTACACAGGTTCATATCAAATTTGGAATCCAGCAGGTCTAGGTGTGCAAAACATCGACACTCTAGAAGCTGGTGCAGAAGCGGCCGCCAAAGTGTTTGAACGATATGGTTTTAAGGCCTACGCTGGTAGCCGTTTAGATTAATTGGAGCAATCGATGACTAAAGTTCTTTTTCTTATTGTGTTTGGAATGCTGTTAATTGTGCTTGCACCAATTGCAACCATTTGGTCCTTGAACACACTATTTCCTGCCCTGGCAATACCCATGACCGTTGATACCTGGATGGCATCGCTGGTCCTAGGTGGTGTTGTAGGCGGAACCACTGGCGTTTCATTTCGGAAATAATATGACAATAGATCAAGCCTGCGAAATCATGGAGCACTATGCCGTTGAACAAGATCTTGAAGATCTGGCGGCAATAGAGCACATGGTCGAGAACTATCGCACCTTGGATTCTAAAGTTCGACAAGCATTGAAAGTTTTTATGGCAACTGCAAAGGAAATGGCATGAAACGAACTCGCGACACAATGGCCGCAATTGATGCCGACTTGATGTGGGCGGCAGCTTGCACAGCCTACCGAATCAACAACGGTTACTATAAACAACCCGAGTTGATTGGTGATCAGGTCGTACGCCAGACCAATCGTGATCTTGTTGAACAAGCACTGGCCAATGCCACTTTGATCACCGATGCTGATCGTGCTATGGGTGCGGACTGCCGTCGACACATGGCCACGGCTGTGACCATGCAGGCCTTGCGAACCGAACTGAACGAATGGGCTCGGGTAACTGCTCAAGTGTGCAGTTTGGATACGATTACTAGCCGATATGACATGAGTGTGATCACAGCCATGCCGCATAGTTATGCTAGACAACTGAGAAAAGAATCTGTAGATGCTAGATTGGCACGTTGTAATGAAGGTGCTGTTGGAGCAGTAGGTGCCAAGATTGAATTAAACATAGAGGTCATGCGCAGCAACTACAGTGAAAAATTCAACACGTGGTTTATATCTGCAATCACTGATACCAATTACTCAGTGTTCTTTTCATATCGTGAGAGTATCGAACCCGAAACTCACGTAGCCATTCGTGGCACGGTCAAACGACACAATGACCGAGCTACTCAACTCAACCGTGTCAAAATTGTAGGAGATACAAAATGAAAGCATTTATCATAGGTACCGTGTTTGGTATTGTTCTTTGCACTGTGGGGCTTACCGGCATTGCTAGAATGTTCGACAATGGTGTCACCAAAGTTCAACAGGTAACCAAAGAGGCTGCACAATGAAATCCTTGGCCATTTTGATCATAGTTTCGGTCTTGACCGCGTGTAATACTGTGTCTGGTCTAGGAACGGACATAACCAAATCCGCTGAATGGACCCGAGATCAAATGAAACCAAAAACAGATTTGAACCAAAAGTGATTCTTTTGGTTAACCAGAATACATAAAATGGTTGACAGACAATGTTCGATCAGCTATAATATGTATATGCTAACGAAATTAGCATGTGTATTTTAAATCAACTTTTTAACAGGCAACTAAGAAAGGCAACACAATGTCACAAGACAAATTATTTACAGTAGCAGGTACCGCAACTAACTCTAACGGAACAGTGAAAGCTCGTTTTGCTAACGATTTGGTAGCTCGTATCAAGATCCTAAACAAAGCAGGTTGTACCAATATCAATTTGGTTGAGCTCCCAAGCCCAATGACCAAATTGCAAGCTCTCCAGCATTTGCAAAGCCTGGGCATTACCGAAGGTGATGCTGGTTATGCCGTAGCCAACAAATTGACTGAAAAGACCAAGCTCGCCAAGAAAGGCGAAGTCAAAGTAGCAGGCGCTAGTATCAAGTCCACTGCAAAAACTTCCGCCAAAGTAACGGCTTAATAGGTAACAGGGGCAGTGCCAATAAGTCCCCTAACTCGTTACATGAACAAGATACTCGCAGTATCTTTTCTCTTTTTATTGTCCGGTTGTGTGGCCGCTCCGTTGGTCATAACTGGGCTAGGTGTTTCAAGTGTGGTAGTCAACGAAACTACCGGCAAAGGCATTGCTGATCACGCTGTCAGCAACATAACACGTCAAGATTGCCGCTTGGCCCGAACCGTACAGGATCAACCGGTGTGTCAAGATCCTGCACTGAACAAAATACAAATAACCACAACCGGCATCAAACCATCTACAGTTGACGAAATCCAATCAAGATATCGTCAATAACTTGGCCATTTGGGCTAAGTATCTTGTATGTTAGACGACCTTGATTATCCTATTAGGATGGCTATTAACCAACTGATGTTGGTTTTGTATGAACAAGGCATCACCGAAATCCATACAGGCGGACTCATGCGCCTACTGGGAGTTCCAAACGAAGTTTCACAAGAATACGACGATGAGCGTATCATCTTAGATGACAACTTTGTTAAATATGTGAGCGAATTTAACTCACCAAGATCTTCGGATCAATCTTTACATTAATGACCGCACCTGCTTATAAAAATGGGGACGCCCTTTATACGGTAATCTTACGAGCTCCTGATGCCAAAAATCAGCTGACCCGATGGTCCAACACCAGCCGAAGCATCAGTGTTCGTGTTGAAGAAAACCGGATGCACATCTATAATCACAATACTCTAAGCCTGTTTATGGTGACCTGGACACACGGATGGGACAACTTGGTCATTTGGGATACCTGGACAAAACGGCATATTAGCCTTTGATATTTCTTGACACACTGCCTTTATAGTGTATAATTAACTGGTGCTTTGGCACTTATTATAAAGGAAATACAATGTCACAAAATCATGACGCAATCAAAACAGCATTCGAAAACTACATTGCTGAAAACGAAAAATTCACAGCCAAGGGTGTAAAAGCTGCTGCGGCTCGTGCTCGTAAGGCCTTGCAAGAAATGAGCAAGGCCATCAAAGAACGTCGCAAAGAAATCACAGCAGAAAAAGAAGCTTTGGCAGCAAAGTAAAATGACTAGATATAGTTTTATCAGAACTATAGTAGAAGACCCTGATCACCCGGGCGAAATGTTATTGGACCTGGGTGATGAGCTCTGTGAACACATGGATTGGAAACCAGGTGATATACTAGAGTGGATTGACAACAAGGACGGTACATGGACCCTACGCAAGAAAAAACCCTAGAAGAAATGCTGGCCAAGCTACAGGATACAATTACCATATCATCACCAAGTCTTGAGCACTACAGCGATGCCCGTGGATGGTCAGACCCGCAATATGGTGCTGTTCCGCCGTTGACTGTGAGTAATATTGATGGCAACATAAACGGAATAAATTACAGTAATCTCAGTCTCACTGGCGGCGGCTATACCATTGGCCCTGGTATCAATACAGCTGGCCATGTTTGGGCTGCAGGAACAACCAGTCCTTATACTTTTAATCCAGTTTCACACAGTGCAACGATACAGTTAGATGGCGATAATGCCGACATCAAAGTCAATGGGTGGAGCCTAGTTAATGCTGTTAAACAAATTGAAGAACGCTTAAACATCCTACACCCTAATGCCAAATTAGAAGCAGAATGGGAAGAACTCAGGGAACTGGGTGAACAGTATCGTCGACTTGAACAACACATCAAAGATAAACAGGCCACATGGGACCGTTTGAAGGCCATGCCACCGCCAGTGGTAGAGTAATATACCCAGTTAATGGCAAAAAGCTATCAAAAATCGTAGATCTTTGCCGGCATCAAGTGTATAATACTAAGTATTTTAGAGAGTAGAAAAAACAACCAAGCTAACAGATGTTTAGCAGAGGATTATAATCTTAGATCTACTCCAAAACGGATGGCCAGTGCCGTAAAGCTGGTCCAGTAACCAAGAGGACTTCGGAAATCCTCTTCATTGACAAATGGTATGAATGGGCTGGAAACAAAGGCGCATTTAGAGAGTATGGCACTGAGGCCCGAGGTCTTTGTCTAATTCTAATCTATAGCCACCGTCAATGCGCCCATCCTGGGCTCCGCTGATGCGCTCAGTATAGCGCCGAGGAGAAGGCATTGAACTTAAATTCAATAACCAACATAGGTAACAAAATTTTTCAATTTTGTGGGTTTATGATTGTGATGTTTGCTGTGGTCACAGTGACACAACACAAACTAGAAATACTAAAAGTAACAAATGAAGTGGCTCGACAAGGGTTTATCAGCGTTGAGGATAGAACTAAACAACTGGCCTGCTTAACCAAAAATATCTATTGGGAAAGTGCCAGTGAGCCTTTTGAAGGCAAAGTAGCTGTGGCCCAGGTCACTATGAACCGTGTGGCTTCGGGTAAATTTGCATCTGACATTTGCGGAGTGGTGCATCAGAAGAACATTGTTCTTGGCAAGGAAGTTTGCCAGTTTAGTTGGATGTGCGACGGATCCAGTCGAATCAAACCCATTTATCCAGCTCACTGGAAAGAGTCAGAAGAAGTGGCTAAAAAAGTCCTGCTGGAAGGTTTTAGACTGCCCAGTTTAAAAACAGCTCTGTATTTTCATGCAGACTATGTTCAAGCACAATGGGGCAAACCACAGGTGGCCAAAATTGGTCGACACATATTTTACGGGGACAAGATATAATCATGGAAAAATTAGACTATTTCATCAAGTGTGCAAGAACCTGGTTAGAACAGCAATTGCCCAAAGTCAGTGCCGATACCCTGGGATGGTTGGCCGTAATCCTAATGCATGCCGCAACTATTCCTTCTTTGTTGGCCCTGTTGACCGGATTGAGTGACCGTACTCCGGGATTAGATATTGTATTGTTTATCTGGGCAGGATTGCTACTGTTGTTTGGTCGGGCTATTGTGCTCAAGGATACCCTAAACATTGTCACAATCGGTGTTGGTTTTATAATACAAGCTGTTATAATGGCTGTGATCTTGTTCAAATAAACCTAGCTGTGTAAATAGATCCAAACTAAGTAGATGCATGAATAGAGATTTGTCAATTTACGAATACGTAAAAAAAGAAGAATATGACATAGTAGCTGGGCCTGATTGGCCCAGCTTTGAAGAATTTAAAAAACATCAAAATATCCAACCATTTGTCTATAACGAAATAGACACTATGTTATGGAATTTGAAACCATTTGATCATCCAAGTTTTTGTATCTTGCCATTTTATGGAATAGAATATCCAGTAAAAACTGTATGTTGCCGTTTACCTGTCGAACACGACCTTGATCAAATAAAATCCGACATCTTAGCTGGTCGTCGGTCACCCTACTGCCAACAATGTTGGACAACAGAAGATGCCGGATTATTAAGTGATCGCACCCTTAAAAATTCAGCATTAGATTTTTATACCGATACAGACATACAAAAATTATATGATCAATGCGTCGAAGGCAAAAATTCAACTATACATTATAAAATAGATACTAGTAATGTTTGCAATGCCACTTGCATAACTTGTAAAAGCGACCTCAGCAGTGCCTGGGCACAATTAGAACGAAAGAATGGAGTAAAGCCAGAAAAAAGTTGGACTATCAAAGTAGATAAATTTGCTGATAAAATCAATTATGTAACGGCCGCAAGCATTGGATTCCGCGGCGGAGAACCATTGTTAAGTGAAACCAATTTTGAAATATTGGAAAAACTTTTAGAAAAAAATAACACAGACTGTTTTATAAATTTTACAACCAACGGATCAATTACTCCGTCTGCTAGTCAAAAAAAACTACTTGCTAAATTTAAAAATGTAAATTTTGGATTTAGTCTTGATGGTATTGGTCCAGTATTTGAATATCTTCGTTACCCTCTTGAATGGTCCAAAATATTAGAAAATATTGATTACTGTCAAAATAATAATATTTTAGTAAGCGTTCATCACACCATTAGCAATTTAAATGTGTATTATCATAGTCAATCTTCTCGTTGGTTCAAAGATAATAATATACCTTATATGTGCAATTTTGTTCAGGGCCCAAGTTGGTTTAGGCCAACTGTTTTACCAAAACATGTAAAAGATGCAATAGTTGATCAACAGATAGCACCAGAAATGGATTTTTTGTTAAAAACACACTCTGCCAAAGACGAATCCAACTACGAGTTATTCAAAACGGAAATAGCCAAACAAGACAGTTGGAAGGGTATTTGTATGCAAGATTATCTGCCCGAACTGGCCAAACTATTAGGTTGACTTGATTCTGGTTATTTGTTATAATAGTAGTATGAAAAAATATAGAGTTTCCTATTATTGCACAGGCTCGTGCCGCCATAGAAAATACTTTGATACCATCGGCGAAGCCCTGCACTTTTCTGTGTATGGGCTTCGCCGTCCTGAAGCACTTTTTGGCATTGATCTAATTGAACAGTAGTATGTTTAACAAACCCAAATTTAAAATCAAAATACTTAAAGAAAAAGATAAAGACTTTACGTTTTCACCCGACGGTGTTACACTAGTATCACGTGCTGCTATAGAAATTAGTCAACGCTGTCCAGAAAATTATAAGGATCTTATTGTAGAGTGTATCAATCATGGCTGGTTAAAGCCTGTTGCATATATGAAAGAATCAGAATTTATTTGGGAGGCGTTAGAAAAATGACCATGCATCTCGAAGGCCCTTGGCTCAGCACAACGGGCAAGAAAAAAGGCAAAGCCAAATTTGCCAGTGCTGACCATGCACGAAAAGCTCGCGAGCTTGACACCAGTTGGAAAGAGCTACAGAAGAAATGGGGCATTGAAGCCGAAGCTAAAAAACGTCATCGTGCCATGAGTGCTCCTGGTTTGAGCAGCAGTTATAGTTTGAGCATTCCAGCCGGGCGCAATACCACAGCACATATTCCCAGCAGAAGTACCGAGGGCGGAACTGCCACCTTGGCAGCTCCTAAAGTGTATACCGGAACCAAAGTCAAGGGCATTGCCACCATGCACAAGTCAAATGCTGTTCCAGTATTTTCAGACGAAGAAGCAAAAGATATAAGTAAAATGCGTAGATAATGAAAGCATATACTAATTGAGCAAAGAAGACGTGATAAAAATGGAAGGGGTTGTAGCAGAGGTTTTACCTAATACCATGTTTCGTATTAAAATGGAAAACTTTGAAAAGCCTGTGCTGGCCAACCTTAGTGGCCGTATGCGTCAAAACAATATCAAAGTGCTGATGGGTGATACAGTAGAAATGGAATTTAGTCCATACGATCTAACCCGTGGCCGCATTACCCGGCGCAGATAAATATCCATATGCACTACAGTATAAGACAAGACATTGATTTATTAGAAGCCAGCACACGCCCAGCCAAGCTGGAAACCACACCTTTGCCCTACACTCACAAGGCCTTAGAACCTGTGATGAGCCCGGCTACAATTGAATATCATTACGAGCACTTGGCCAAAGGTTATGCCAAACGCTACAACGCCGGTGAAGGCAATGCCGATTTTAACCGTGCTGGATCATTCCTACACAACAAATTTTTCCCACAACTTCGAGCTCCCAAAGGCGCAAATCGACCAAAGGGTGCTGTGTTAGAACTTATTGAAACCAACTTTAAAACATATGAAGACTTTAAGGCAGAATTTAAAAAGGTGGCCATGGCTGTGCAGGGATCGGGCTGGGTATATCTTAGCACACAGGGCACGATTAAAACAATCCCAAATCATCAGGTTAGGACAGATATCTGTGTTTTAGTGGACTGGTGGGAACACGCTTGGGCCCTAGACTATCAATGGGACAAAGAGCGTTATCTAGATAATATCTGGAAAATTATTGACTGGACAGTTTGCAACGAAAGAATATGATCACAATTACCGATAATGCAGTGGCAAAAATACGAGATATTATTGCCGAAGAAAATAACCCCAACATCAAACTCCGTGTATTTGTGCAGGGTGGCGGTTGTAGTGGCATGCAATACGGTTTTACCTTGGATGAAGTAAAAAACGAGGATGATTGGGATTTGGACTACAACGGAGTTCAAGTTCTAGTAGACAGCATGAGCGGCGGCTATCTACAAGGAGCAGAAGTAGACTACAAAGAAGATCAATACGGCGCTACTTTTAGTATCAAAAATCCCACAGCAGTAACCACTTGTGGGTGTGGCAGCAGTTTTAGCCCAACTTAAACAAATCCCCCAAACTAACTAGAGTTGGCCCTCTGCTAAATACAGCATGAGGATCCTAATTCTATGACTCAACAATATATTGGTGTAGGCGCTACTCCTAACGACGGGCAGGGCACAGCTTTACGTAATTCTTTCATTATTACCAATGAGAATTTTACCGAGTTGTACCTACGAGCCCAGACATCTCCGCCGGCCAGTTTATTGGGTGCTGCCGGAGATCAACCTGGTTGGTATGCCTACGACCCTGATACATTTTACTATTGCTTTGCTGAATATAATGGAATTGACGATTGTTGGGCAGCAATAGCGCAATCTGGTAATGTGGTTACCACACAGATTGTCAACGGCACCAGTAATGTCCGTATTACCACAGCCAATGGCCCTGCTAGAGTCAGCATTGGCGGAATAGCCAATGTGGTGGTATTTAATTCCAGTGGCGCAAATATCACTGGCTATGTAACAGCCACAGGCAACATCAGAGGCGGAAATATTCTAACTGCTGGTCAAGTAAGCACAAGTGGTAATGTTTCGGGCGCATACATTTTAGGCAACGTTGCATTTGCAACTGGTATACCTGCCACATATGGCAATGCCAATGTGGAAGCTTTCTTGCCCACCTATACTGGCAATCTTTTACCCGGTGCTATTTTTACCGATGGATATTATTATGCCAATGGAGAACCATTCAGTGGTGGTGGCGGTGGAAGCGGCAGTTATGGCAACACCAATGTGGCTGCTTTTTTGCCAACTTACACCGGCAATTTGGCCGGTAACAATTTAGCACTGACAGGCTCAGCCAATATTACCGGTAATGTAAATGTTACCACTGGTAATGTAAATGCTGTGGTCACTGGACAGTTATACGGATTGGTTAACGCCGTTAATAATTTATATGGCATGTGGGATTTTGGATATATTGCAGCTAATACCTACAGTAATCCAATACAATGGATTTTTGCCTTGACATCTGCAGGAAACCTTAACATGGGAACAGTTAACGCACCATCGTCTATTAATGTAGACATCGGAACATTATTCTAGGAGAATTAAATGAGTTTGCAAATCAGACGCGGAACAGCCGCACAACTAGCAGTTATAACACCAGTTATAGGTGAGTTGATCTACACCACCGACACACAACAGGTATATGTTGGTGACGGTACTACAACTGGTGGTATTCCTGTTGCAGTAGGCGGATCTGGTAACGTAACTGGAACAAACCTTCTTACTGCAGGCGTTGCCAGTGCTACCGGTAATGTAACCGGCGGCAATATCAGAACAGCTGGTCAAGTAAGTGCCACTGGTAATATTACTACTGCAGGATTTTTTGTTGGTAATGGTTCTTCCTTGACTGGTATCACTGCCAGTGCTGTTGATGCGGCAAACTTAACTGGCAACACAATCGCCAACACTGTGCTTTATTCTAGTTTGGTCACCGTGGGCACATTGGCCAATGCAAGTGTGAGTGGCAATGTGCAAGGTGGTAATTTAAGAACTGCTGGACAAGTTAGTTCAACCGGCAACGTCACAGGTGGTAACATCTTAACTGGTGGCAACATAAGTGCCACTACCAATGTCATTGGTGGCAATTTGGTCACTGGTGGAACTGTTAGTGCTACAGGTAATGCCACGGTTGGCAATTTGATCACAGCAGGACAAGTTTCATCTACTGGTAATGTAACTGGTAATTACCTACGTGCAACATTAGATATTAATGCTGGCGGCAACGTCGTTGCCACTAGCCACACAGGAACTTCTGTTAGTGTTGTTGCCAACGTCACTGGCGGCAATTTAACCACAGTTGGTCAAGTTACTGCCACAGGCAACGTCACCGGAAACTATATCTTAGGTAACGGCAGTCTGTTGACTGGCATTGATGCCTCGGGTATTCAAAACGGCACATCAAATGTAAAAGTTTCTAGTTCTAATGGAAATGTAACTGTCAACGTTGGTGGAACTAGCAACGTAGTTGTATATGCTACAACCGGTGAATATGTAACAGGCCTAGTAAGTGTTACAGGTAGTGTAGTCAGCGGCAATTTGTTAACTGGTGGTGTTGTAAGCGCCACTGGTAACATCACCGGTGGTAACATCACTTTAGACAGTGCCGCTGGCAACATCTATGCTCATGATATCATATTAGGTGGAGTAGTAAGTGCCGTGGGTAACATCACCGGTGGCAATATCACTTTAGATGCCGCAGCTGGTAACATCTATGCTCACGACCTTACCTTAGGCGGAGTGGCAAGTGTCACAGGAACCATAACAGGTGGAAACTTGACGGTGGGAACTGGAACAGTATCCATTGGCGCATTGGTAAACAACAATGCCAACGGTGTTGGTAATATTGGAAGTTCAAGCAAGTATTTTAATACTGTATTTGCCAAAGCCACAAGTGCTCAGTATGCTGACTTGGCTGAAAACTACACAGCCGATGCCGAGTATGCACCTGGCACAGTGGTCATCTTTGGTGGTGACAACGAAATAACAATCAGCACCGAAGTAGCGGACGAACGAGTAGCCGGTGCAATATCTACCAATCCAGCACATTTAATGAATTCGGGCCAAGCTGGGTTACCTGTAGCCTTGCGTGGACGAGTTCCGGTCAAGTTGATTGGCGCTGTAACCAAAGGAGACGGTCTGGTTACCAGTTCCGTTGCAGGATATGCTCAAAGTGTTGGGCGTAGTCGGTTATACGGGCAGGCTGTTTTTGCCAAGGCTCTTGAAACTGATCTTGCTGATGGCGAAAAAACTATCATTGCAGTAATACTTTAAACTATGTCACAACCGGTCTGGCAAACACCCGCGGGGAATCTAGGAACCATACCGGAAGGTGTGTTCTACCAGATTCCGTTATTAGCTACGGCCGATGATACAGTATACTATCAACTGATAGCCGGGGCTTTGCCCAAAGGAATGCAAATTGATGAAACAGGTATTATAACCGGCATTCCCAACGCCCGTGCTACAATACAGGGCGTTCCGGCTGATGTGGCTGTTGATACCTTTAGTAAATTTGCAGTGCGAGCATTTACTCGTTCTGGACCAGTTGTAAATCGTCTTGCCGACAGAACATTTGTTCTTGAAGTGACCGATACCAACGTACCAATATTCAACACACCTCCGGGACAAATAGCCCAATTCTTTGATGCCACATTGGTCACAGATTTACAAATAAGCTATACAGGACCAGATGCAACTGTAGTTCGATTGGCGTCGGGTAGTTTGCCTCCTGGTTTAACCATAGATGCCACTGGTAGAATTTCTGGTCTTATAGCACTCAGCAGTGAAAATATCAACTACTCATTTACATTGGAGTTGTCAGACGGTCGAGTAGGTGGAACCGCATTGAGAGCATTTAGCATTTATGTTTGGACCAGAGCTTATCTTTCAGCTGACGATACGTTTGACACTGCTGACAACACGTTTATCACAGCCGACGGAACTCCTTTAATCATACCTGTGTTATTAAACCCACAAGGGTCAATAGGATCAACACGCAGTGATAACTTTTTTGCTTACAAGTTTGATGGTGTTAGCCTAAGTGGTGCCGCTTTTGAATACTATATAGATCAATCCCTGCCGGGCCTAACATTAGATCCAAACTCAGGATGGTTGTATGGAAACATTCCTCCCTTAGGGATCAACTATCGAACCTACTCTTTTAATATTCGTCTCAATTTGATAGCAGAGTCTGCTTTCTCAGGCGTGGCCATTGATGGCGCCAATGGACAATTTACTTGCAATCCAACACCATTGGTAGTTGGGCAAGAAGTTGTAATAAGTGGAACCAATACTGGCACTGGAGATATCACCGGATATACCAATCCAATGTCGTATTATATAATTGCCACCAATGCATCAACTACTTTTACATTGTCAGTAGACCGCGGTGGCCTACCCATTGATACCACAGTTGGAACAACAGCTGGATTAACATTTAAAACAATTACAGAAGTATTAAGTCCACCTTACGCTTATTCATTGACTGTTACTGGACCGATTAATGCTGACATAACCTGGTTGGTTCCTGATAATCTTGGCACGATTGATAACGGAGCCACTAGCACTTTTTATGTGGCCGCTGTAAACAGAAGTGGAGTAGCACTACAGTATCAACTACTGTCTGGCAGTGATAGTAGGCTTCCTCAAGGCTTGCAATTATTACCTTCAGGTGAAATTGCCGGCCGTGTAAGTTTCAATACATTTGCTCTGGACCAAGGCACGACTACGTTTGATAAAAACACTACCACCTTTGATTTAGTTTGTTATTTTACAGTCAATGCTTATAGTTCAGATGGTGTGGTCAGTTCAAACAACACATTTTCAATCACAGTTAATAGAGCATACAATGAACCCTATGATAATTTGTATATCATGGCCATGCCACCAATTGATGACCGTGTGATAATTAACGGCCTATTACAAAATACTGACATTTTCCAGCAGGACTTGATATACCGTCCAACTGATCCAAATTTTGGCATAGCAAAAAATGTCAAGTATTATCATGCATATGGTCTAAGAGCCGACACTATAGATAACTATGTGAATAGTTTAGATATCAATCATTATTGGAAAAATCTTGTGTTAGGGTCAATTGAAGTGGCTCAGGCCATTGACAGCACCGGTACAGTTATATACGAAGTAGTATACAGTCGAGTCATTGACGATTTAGTCAATGCCCAAGGAGAAAGTGTCAGCAAAGAAGTCACGTTGCCATACACTGTGGGCACTGGACCAGCAGCTGGAATTACCACTGTGTATCCCAACAGTTTGATTAACATGCGAGATCAAGTGATTGATACCGTGGGGCAAATTTCAAACGTATTACCACTGTGGATGCTTTGTAAACAAGCCAATGGTCAAACATTGGGATTTACTCCGGCTTGGATTATAGCTTATGCCAAACCCGGATGTGGCGAACAGTTGGCCTATTATATCGGTCAAAACTTCGCTGAAAAACTCAATAATATTGACTTTGAAGTTGATCGTTACGAATTAGATAATTTGTTAACTAAAAACTGGGACCGAGAAGAACAGTATTGGGGTCCTCCGCATCCTGCTAGTTTGACCACATTTGACATTGTTGGATTACCTATGTTCTCCTACACAAGAGCTTACCAAGTTGGCAATGTGGTTCAATATCAAACTATAGTAGGCGATGTTAGAATTAATAAACTGTATGTTTGTACCACGGCTACTACACCTGGCACTGTGCCCACAAACTCTGCATATTGGTCTTCAAACGGTAGAGATGTTGCTAGCTGGATCAACAATGAAGATATCATAACCACTTGGGCCGATGACAACTTTACTCTAGCCGAGTGGACTTATGCTACTCCGCCTGGCACCACATTTGATGGCGGAAGTATGCAATTTGTTGCACCAGTTGACATGTATTCTAGCACCGATATATACGACAGATACCTGCTGTTCCCAAGACGCAATATTTTGAGTCCTATCAATCAAGTTGCAGCAATTGACTGGATTAATAATGACAACCAATCAATTATATGGGTCAATTCGTCAGATTACGAGTTTATATGGGTCACAGGAACTGTATAAATATTAACTAACACCAAATAGGATATAAATGACTGTTCCTTTTATTTTTGCTAATGCCAGCGGTAGAGTTCCAGCTTCGGAGCTTGACGTTAATTTTGCGTATGTCGCCAACAATGTTTCTACGGCTAATATCGTAGTTTTTGCGGCTCAACCAAATATCACATCGGTTGGCACATTAACTTCACTTGTAGTTGGAGGAACAGTTACTGGAAATCGATTTAGTGGCAATGGAAATGCTTTGACCGATATTCAAGGAGCAAATGTAGTAGGTGCAGTAGCCTACGCTACTACTGCCAATTCTGTAGCTGGCGGTAATGTAGTGGGACCTGTGGCTTATGCTACCACTGCTAATTCTGTAGCAGGCGCCAATGTATTTGGAGCAGTGGCGTTGGCCAACGTGGCCAACACTGCAAATGCAGTAGCAGGCGCCAATGTCAGCGGACAAGTTGGCAATGCCTTGATTGCTGCAACAGTATACACAAATGCACAACCCAACATCACAAGTGTTGGTACATTAACTAATGTTTCTGTTACAGGAAATGTTCGTGCCAGAGATTTTTATGGCATAAGCATTAGCTCCGATACTGCTAATTTACTTGTGTCAGCCAACGTAGCAGACCCTGCTCTTAATTGGACTTTTATTAATGATTATTCTGGTACAGGCATAGCCAGTTTACTTGGCCCGCAGGCTGATTACAACCTACGTGGTGAAGTGTTATTGCCAGGTCGATTCTCAACTGGTATATTAACCTTTACCGGACCGGACTACACTTCATTTCCAGATTCCATGGTAATAGCCGCAGGCGCAAATATATCCATTGCTCAAACACCAGGCGGCTTGGGCAACACTGCCACTTACGTTACAACATTTGATGAAGATGGCAATTGGACCATGCCCGGCAATGTTGATGTTGCTGGCAATATTTCAGGTGCTAACATATTAACTAGCGGTAATCTTAGCGTAGCCGGTGATACAATTATAGCTGGTAATCTTAGCGTTACTGGCAATACTATTACGGTTAACACTGAAATAGTAAATGTAACAGAATCTGTCACAGGCAATATCACAGGTGGTAATATTTTAACTGGTGGTGTAGTAAGTGCAGTAGGTAATGTTCGTGGTGCAAACTTCAACACAGTTGGACTAGTAACAGCCACTGGCAACATAACTGGTGCTAATTTAAATGTAGGTTCTGGAAATGTTAATGTAGGTAATGTAGTTTTTGCATCCAACGGTAGCAAATTTAATTCTGCGGCATGGACGTTGGTTGAAAGTTTTGCTAATTTGGTTCCAGGCGCTGGCGGATATATGCGTGTTGTTATGGGCAATACCATTGGATATTATAAAACCAATTATAATGAATTAGTTGTAACATACTATGGTACACCATTTGGTCCAGGCGGGCAGATACAAACAACACTACCTACACCAGCTATATCTGTTCCAGGATTATTTGTAATTGGTGTTGCTGCCGGGGCAGCTGGAGCACCCTTTACAATTCAATGGTCTAACGTAAATTCTGGAAATACTACCATTCAATCCGGAACCGGCGGAGAAAGTAGTGTTTATGTAGGCATCTATGCTAGATAAAAATAACAAGGCAATAACATGACAGTACCATACACCTTCGGCAATGAACAAAGTCCAATACCACTCAGTCAGTTAGATGCAAACTTTGCGGCTCCAATTGCTTTTGCCAACACAGCCGGCAATGTAGCTAATGCTGCACAACCAACAATTACCAGTGTTGGTACATTAGTTGCGTTATCAGTCACAGGCAATGTTGTAGGTGGCAATCTAAGAACTGCTGGCGCAATATCAGCGTCTGGTAATATTGCAGTAGGCAACGTTACCACAGGCGGCATTGTCAGTGCGTTTGGAAATGTCACAGGTGGTAATTTTTTAACAGCCGGATCAATAAATGTTGCAGGCAATGCCACGTTTGGCGGCAATCTAACACTTACCTCGGGTTCAATCACTGGCAATCTCAACACCGGCGGAAATACAACTTCCGTTGGAGATATCAGCACTCAAGGCAATGTGTTGGCGCAAGGTCGAGTTTCAGCCACCGGTAACGTTGTTACTTCCGGATATTTTCTTGGTAACTTCCAAGGCAACATTGTTGGAAATATCACAGGCGCACCCGGTTCTAGCACACAGATTTTATTCAACACTGCCGGCAACGTTGATGCAGTTGGCGGACTAACCTATAACAAAGGATCCAATACATTAAGTGTATTAGGTACCGTATCAGCGCAAGGCAACGTTGTCGTTGCCACCAATTTGTCAGTCACAGGAACAACTCAATTGGTTGGTGTAGTTACTGCGCCGACACCAGCGGCCAACACAATCAACAATCAAGTGGCCACGGCAGCATTTGTCAATAATAGAATAAGCAGTCTGGGCTCAATGGCCACTCAAAGTGCCAATGCTGTCGCTATTACCGGTGGAACAATCACAGGCATTCCTGCGGTTAACCTAGCCGGCGGCTGGGCAATAACTCCTAGTGATACAACTTTATATTTTAGTTTCAACGGGATAAATGTTGCCAAGTTAGACTCACAAGGTAATTTCACCACTATAGGTAATGTGACTGCGTCTGGAGTATTGTAATGGCGTTGCAAACTGATGGACCTATAAGTCTCCGAGATATACAACAAGAATTTGGCGGTGCTGCACCGACCCAACTTAGAGAATATTATAAGGGCGGACAGTATGTGCTTCTTACAGATTATGCTCCTAATGTTCCCACCAGTGGTCCTATCAGCATTACAGACTTTTACGGGGCCAAACGAACCTCACTGACCACAGTAACATTCGCCACTGCTGGAGATAATTTTATAGTATTGCCAGAAACATTCAGTGGCACCTTAAACATTGTATCAATGACCGGTGGTGGCGGAGGCGGCGGCGGCCCTGACACCTATCCTGGACATGTAGGTTATGCTGGACAAACTATTACCGGCGGAATTATACCTGCTGCTGCAGGCGATCTTATTAATGCTTTTGTAGGTGTGGGTGGTGGCCCTGGAGGCTCTGGTGGAGGTGGTGGAGGTGGTGGAGGTGGTAAGATTATCTGCACCAAGCTGTATGAACTTGGCCTAATGAGCAAAGAAATATATCAGGCTGATCAAGCCTTTGGTGCTAAATTGGTCAATGCTCGTCCAGATATCTACAATGGATATCGTGCCTGGGCTGAAATTGTAGTTGATTGGATGGATGGCAAAGGTCCCAAGATGATGCCTTGGATGTCAGATGAAGCATTTGCTCAAGCTGCCAAGAAATGGTCTATTCGGTGGGCGCAAGACATTGCTACTCCTTGGGCCGAAGAAATGGCCTATCTGATGTCTGAAACTATGTTGCCCAACAACACAGGTAAAGCCATTATGGCCATCGGTACTCCAATATGCAAAGTGGTTGGTGTATGGCAACGAGTATTTGGACCAAGTAAAAGACCCGCTGGATTTGTCAAAGGTGCCATGTTGATTCCTGTGTTTGTTTTACTCAAACTTGTGGCCGAGCTAGGCCGATTAATTGAAGGTAAGAGACCATGATAGAAATATTAACACAAAATGCATTAGCATTAAACAAAGAGGAGCAGGCCAGTTTATTCCGTATGGTAACTGACTATGCTGCAATCTTAATAAAGATCATGCCAAACGCATCGTTACTGGCTTATATTGTCAGCGGATTACCGCAAGATGATGATCCAATTATTCAAGCATATGATGCCTGGAAAACTAAAAATCAATAAGGACTAAACATGCCTGGATCAGATTACAGAGGCGGACTTGGAGGCAGTTTTGGCGGCGCCGGCTACAGTGGTGGCGGAGGTGGTGGCGGCCAAGCATCTGTTGTGTTTGTTAATACCATAGCTCGCGCTGTGGCCAGCGGCGGAGGTGGTGGTGGCGGAGGTGGCAATTATTCAGCCGGCCTTGGCAACGGTAATAATCCAGGAACTGCTGGTACCACGTACGGTGCTTACGGGCAAGGAAAAGGTGGCGGCGATGGCGCAGGCGGAGGTGGAGGTGGCGGCGGGCAATTAGGTGGCGCAGGCGGCTCAGTGACCGGTGGTGATAATGGCGCATATTCCGGCGAAAATGGTAACTGTTTAATACCCTCAGGTGGCAGTCAAACTGCCGGATCAAACGGTGGTGCTGTTAACAGCACCGGTGGTGGCGGAAGCATAACTTTAAGTTATTATTCTTAGCCTGCTGGAGTTTGATAAATATTATAGGATAAATTAGGAATACATATGACAAGTGCAATTAACCCAAACAACATCAACGGTGCTTACCCAGTAGCCGGACAGGACAATAATTCGCAAGGATTTCGTGATAATTTCACAAATACTTCTACGAATTTTGCGTTTGCAGCCGACGAAATTACAGACCTGCAAAACAAAGCAGTATTAAAACAAGCCTTAACTGGAACTACACTTGACAACAATATGTTAGGCAGTCCTTTATCCAATGCACTGTTGTCCAACATGGCTGATGCCACAGTGGCCCTGGGCACAGTAAGTGGCACAACTGTTATTAACTATGCACTAGCCAGTTATCAAACCTTAACAACCAACGGTGCAGTAAGCCTAAGTTTTACTAATTTTCCAGCAACCGGTTCAGCTGCATCGGTTACAGTTCAAGTTACTGTGGCCAGCACAATCCATACTTTGATATTGCCTGCCGCAGTTACAGTAAACAACGTAGGAATACAAGGTCTTAATACTTCAACCAATACCATTACTTTTGCTGCCGCCGGTGTTTACAGTTTTGAATTTTCAACAGCCAACGGTGGAACTACTATTACAGTTAGAGAAGTTAACAAAGTGTTACAACCATTCAACAACAGCAGTGCAGAGTTAACTGATACTGCGGCTATTAGTTTGGAAATAACTACCAGCTACTTTAGCACAGTTGCTCCTTCGACAGCTACGTTGGCCGCAGGCGTTCCTGGACAAATCAAAACGTTGGCCATGTATGCCGATAGTGGTAATATGGTTGTCACTGTGTCCAATGCCGGTTGGAAAACTTCAGGCACTGGCACCATCACATTCAATGATATTGGCGATGCTTGCACCTTACAATATATCAACAGTAATGTGGCCAATATTGCCGCAAGCAAATGGTTCTGTATTGGCAACAACGGTTGCATATTTGCCTAACCAAAACTCATTGACTTTTGTGAGTTGATCATATACAATAGGTATATGGAACATCCTTTAATCGGCAGCTTAGAAGACTTTACACCTGAGCAACTGCTGGAAAAAATTAATGAACTAAGTCGCAAATTGGGCATAGCCTACAGCATGGGCAATGGTCATCTTTGCAATCAACTCAGAATGGCAATCGAAAGCCATCAAAACAAATACCAAGAAAAGATACGTCAAAATACCGACACTAACTTTGATGGAGTAATTGACATTTCATGAACGTTAGACTCAAACACGACATACAGTTTACCGCAGGCATATACCACGACAGTAAATTAATTATGAACAACTACAATCTTAGATTGTGGATGACCACCAACAGTGAAAACTCCGTCGACCAAACAATTTCGTTTGAACGAATCAAGTATTTCATCTATACCCAAATTGATAATACAATTTTTATCAATAGTAATCAAAAAGCACAATGCACTCTTTTTTCCAAAGCTGGACTTGACATTACAACCTTGCCTGGAGATCCGGTTGATCAGATAATAGGTATAATGTTATACTACAAACTAAATGCCATCACAGAAGACCGTATGATCGTTATGGAAACAGAAATATCCAGCACCTACGGTGCCAACATGACATACCTACATTCTGACTTTGAGAATACCAGTGGGTACAAACAACCAGACTGGTGGACCAGCCCTGACCTAACTCACAGTGATTTTGTGCTATCAAGCAAGTCTGAAAAAGTATTGTCCATACCAACTAGCACAGATTGGAGAGAGCTAGAACTGGCATGGTCTGACGAACCTGCGTCAAATTCTCCCGGTAATGTTGTAGTATTTGCAGACTTCAAGCAACCCAATGAAACAAAATAAATTTAGCGAAATGGTATTTTCAGAAGATGATATATGTGATTTGCTGATGCAAGGACGAACTATTGATTCTTTAAAGAAGTTAGTTGTTGATCCTAGTGTAAATCTTGAAAACTTGGTCCGGCAGGTCGAACGTCCTGACTCGTTGCTGACTTGGACATTTCCATACGATCAGGAAACATCGGTTCCAGAATTTCATGCGGCACAACAACTGACGTGGCACATGCCTACAGAATATCAACAGTTGGACATTGCCGAACACATACTTGGACTGTGCCGATCTGAAGCTGAATTACAGAGATGTGGAGAAGAATTACTACTGTTTCAAGAACGCGACTTGTTTGACTTATTGCGTTATTTAAAATACCTGGTGGATGCTATGACCACAAATCGTGTTATTTGGGGTGTAGGGCGTGGGTCGAGCGTGGCCAGTTATGTGCTATACAAACTAGGCGTTCATAGAATTGATAGCCTATACTATAAATTAGACTGCCGCGAATTCCTACGTTAAATACAGATATATGTTAAGGAAATTAAAATGACACGCAGAATTTACAAATCAGCCATGGGTAAACCGGTAGACATGGGATCATTGTTGTTGCAAAACGAAAGAGTTCGGGCTGTGGGCAATATGAATGTAAATGCCCGTGGTGATCGTTTGGACAGTAATAACCAAGTAGTTGAACCAAAAAATCAACAGGTTCAGCGTAGATATAATAGGCAAACTAATGTATCAACCGGACCAGCACAGTCTAGTACCATTTCAGCCAAAGAAGAAGTATTCCAACCGGTGGTTGATCCCACTGATGACTTTCTGGATTTGCCAACAGACGAACCAGCAGCTGAGCCGGTGGTTGTTACAGAACCAGTTACGGCTCCAGTTACAGAACCAGTAGAGGTCGCACCAATTGTAATCGAAGAGCCGCCTGCTGTTTCAACTCCTGCTGCCACTCAAGGTGGCGGACTGGCTGGCGCTATTGCCCGTACTAGAGAAGTCAAACAAGAATTAGAAAAAACACGCCGTCAACAAGCCCAAGCACAAGGCGTAAGAAGGATTTAAGAGGACCTATGACCAAAGCAGCATTTTCACCGCATCAGATTCGTCAAGAGCAAATCAAAGCACTACAAGATAATGTATTGGTAGCCGACATGGAGTTTGATACCAGACTCAGTCGAGGCGGCATTATCATACCCAATGACAACGGAACCAGTTTAGGTATTCGTCCACGTTGGGGCCGTGTATATGCTGTAGGACCAAAACAAAAGGATGTTGAAGTAGGACAATGGATCATGGTTGCTCACGGACGTTGGACCAGAGGTATTGATATCAACGATGGCACCAGTGATCACAAAAGAACTATTCGTAAAATTGACCCCAAAGACATATTGTTAGTGTCAGACGACCCAGATCGTCCACGTGACGATACACACAGCGACGCAGTTTACGTTCCCAACAAGTCCAACGAATAAACTACAATGGGATTTCAAAAACCCGATGTAGAATCTGCTTATTTTATCATACGCCGCAGTCTTGGCGAAATACACAGTCCCTACAACGACGGTTTTACCGGAAGAGCTTGTAAACAAGAATTGTATATGTTAAAATGTTGGTTAAATGATGAGTATGATAATTTACCAACCTTTGTTGGAGAAGAACTATGGGAACAAGAAAGATTGATCAAAATACTCAAAAGATAACCACCAAGGAGAAACAAAATGGCATTAACTAGACCTACCAAAACACAAGTAGCACATCCGCACCCTATCAAACATCGCATTATCAGTTTTGTTAAAAGCGGTCTGCGTATTGTAGCCTGTTATTTTTTGGCCTACTACGATTTACAAATTGCTGCTGGGCTCTTTTTGTTAGCAGAACTGTTGGGCATTGCTGAAGAATTAGTATAATGATCGAGCGGTTGCGAGAACTTCTTAAACAGCGTAAAATTAGAGAGCAGGAACAATTGATCAAGGTCTTAAAAAGACCTGAAAATTATCAACGTCGCCCGGTGGCAAAATTTGCAATGAATAAAGTAAGGACAAAATGAAAGAACTTTGGATAGAAAAATATCGACCACAAAATATAGATGGCTATGTGTTTGTCGATGACAACCAACGTCAACAAGTAGAATCATGGATTCGAGACGGCAGTATTCCAAATCTATTGTTTAGTGGCAGTCCTGGCACAGGCAAAACTACTCTGGGCAAGATATTAATCAACGAACTGGGCGTAGACGAATATGATGTGCTGTATGCTAACGGATCCAAAGAAGGTCGTAAGATCGAATGGGTAGACAAACTGATCAGTTTCTGTCAGACCATGCCGTTTGGCAAGTTTAAAGTAGTGTTCATCGACGAAGCAGACTACTTGAATCCCAATAGTGTTCAACCAGCCATGCGTAATCTGATGGAAGACTACAGTCACAGTGTGCGTTTTATCCTGACCTGTAATTATCCCAACAAGATTATCCCGCCGCTGCATTCAAGACTACAACAGTTGCACATCCTAAAAACAGATCACACAGAGTTTACAGCCCGTGCGGCCACGGTGTTGGTCACCGAAAATGTTGAATTTGATATTGATACCTTAGACAGTTATGTTCGTGCTACCTACCCTGATTTGAGAAAATGTCTACAGTTGCTACAACAAAACAGTCAAAGCGGTGTGTTGAACACACCCAACAGCACAGACAAAGGTGTAGGTGACTGGAAACTGGACTGTGTGCAGTTGTTTAAGTCGGGCAAAATTCGCGAAGCTAGAACATTGATTTGCCAACAAAGCACTCCAGAAGAAACAGAAGATATTTTTCGCTGGATGTATGATAATTTAGATCTGTGGACCACTGATGTAGAACGTCAAGATCAAGCAATTATTATTATTCGCAACGGCATGGCCAATATGCCTTTAGTAGCGGACCAAGAAATCAATTTAAGTGCTACACTGTGTGAACTAAGCAGACTGTAATGCCAGCGTTTGAAGTTCTTGAGCCAGCAATAGATCCCAATAATAGAATCTCGTTTTTATTGGATTGGGAACTCACAATGAAGTGCAATCTTGATTGTAGCTATTGCCCGCCAGGAACCGGTCATGATAACTCTACTCAACATCCTCCTCGAGATGAATGTATACAGGCCCTGGAGTTTATGTTTGATTATGCTGACCAGTATATGCAATACAAGCCCAAGGGATTAAAATATGTTGTGCTCAATGTGTATGGTGGCGAGTCCTTGCATCATCCCAACATTGTAGAGATATTATCAGAAATACAAGAAAAATATCAACCATACCGGGATTGCTGGCATCTAACAGTTACTACAACAACCAATGCCATAGTATCGCATAAAAAACTATTGCAGATCTTGCCTTACATTGATGAATTTACAGTGAGTTCGCATGTTGAAAGTTCTCTCAAACAAAAACAACAGTTTAAAGAAAATCTGCTGACTATTCAGGCGGCTAACAAACGATTAAAGTGCATTGTGATGATGCATGACAATCCAGAGCTGTTTCAGGAATCACAAGATTTTTTAAGCTGGCTCAACGCCAACCAAATACGTTTGTTGGCCAAACAGATTGATGGGACCAACAGATCCTATGACCAACAACAAATAAAATGGTTCAATTCAGAGTATCAAAGTAAAACATACGGAATATCCGACACAATCGACTCAGACAAGTCTGCTGACCTTAGCGATGTTGGACGAGCCTGCTGTGGTGGCCGACAAACTTGCCTGGATCAAAATTACAAAGAACGTCAATATTACATCTTTGACAACAAGTTTTCTAATTGGTATTGTAGTGTAAATCAATTTTTTCTTTTTGTCAAACAACTCACTGGAGAAGTGTATGTCAACAAAGATTGCAAGATGAGATTTGACGGCACTGTTGGACCAATTGGATCGCTGTCAGACTCAGCTAGTATTATCGACAATTTGAAAATTCAATTGGCTCAGGGCCAAGACGTTATACAGTGTAAAAAACACCGTTGTGTATGTGGACTTTGTGCGCCCAAGGCCAAGAACTTGGATACATATAAATCAATTATGAAAAAATATCAAAAGGAATATACCCAATGAGATACTTGATGTTAACCTATTATTACCAGGCCAATGGTAAAATCGATGAAGGTATGACTGTTGCTACTCGGGTCAGAACCAAGGATTGGCAAATTGCCAGTGTGATCTTGGATTTCAAAGAACAAAAAGTTCTCAAGGCCAGCTTGCGAGACAATGCTATTCCAAAAGATTGGGATCGTATTGTCGGTTACTACTATCCATTTTATACCAATATTATGGAACGTTTACTACAAGAAAACGGACATGAACTCCCCAAAGAAGAAGTTGTAAAAACAACAGAAACATGATCGAAGCACTGACCGGGTTTCACATAGAGCCTACCAATATTTGCACTCTAAAGTGTCCGGGCTGTGCTAGAACTAGATTCATTGACCAGTGGCCACAACATTGGCGTAACCACAATCTTGACATTGATGAACTATTGCGGTTCCTTGACATAGACTTAACAGGTAAGCGTATTGGATTATGCGGTAACTACGGAGATCCTATATATCACAGTGACTTGATTAATTTTGTATCAAAGTTAAAAGCTCGTGGTGCAAATTTAACAATTACCACCAACGGCAGTTATAAAACTCAAGAGTGGTGGGAAGCACTGGTAGATAATTTGACCAGTTCGGACATTATAAATTTTAGTGTGGACGGAACTCCGGATAATTTTACTCAATATAGAGTTAATGCTGATTGGGATTCGATTCAAATCGGTATGGAAGTAGTTGCCAAATCATCCTGTGACAGCGCATGGAAATACATACCGTTTGCATTTAATCAACAAGATATCGAAAAGGTAGAAAAGTTAAGCAACAGTATTGGTATTAAAAATTTTCGCGTTGAGCCAAGTGATCGATTTGATGAAAAAACCCAGGAACTAATTCCAGATCCTTCATTGATAGGTTCAAGGTATGTTCCGCAAGTTAACTGGAAGTCCTCAGTGACCGAGCTAAAAATAAATCCCAAATGTCAACATGGTAAAGAACACTTTGTCACAGCCGAAGGATACTACAGTCCGTGCTGTTATCTAGCCGATCACAGATTTTATTATAAAACGCCGTTTGGTAAAAACAAACGTCAATACAATATTCGTCAACACACGCTATCTGAGATTTTACAACAAACGCAGACTGTTGAATTTTACCAAACATTAGATCAACAGCCCGGATGCCAATATAATTGCCCTAATACAATTGGTTGACCAAAAATCCATTTTGTAGTATAATAACAGTATGAAATCAAAATATAGAAACAGAAAAAAACTCATTTTAACTGACGCCGACGGCTGTTTGTTAGATTGGGAATGGGCATTCAATGTTTGGATGCAGGAGCACGGTTTTGAAGAAGTTGCTGGCAGTAAGCTAAATTACGATATGGCTGTGCGCTATGGAATTCCAAAAGAACAAGTAACAAAACTCATACGCATCTTCAATGAAAGTGCCGCAATTGGATTTTTGCCAGCTCTACGAGATGCCATGTATTATGTCAAACGTCTGGTCGAAGAACATGGTTATGTGTTCCATTGCATCACAAGCCTAAGTAAAGATGAAAATGCACAACGACTGCGTGAAATGAATCTCAGCAAGTTGTTTGGTGAGCACACCTTTGAACGTATTGTGTGTCTTGATACTGGTGCTGACAAACACGAAGCCCTAGAAGAATACGAAGGCACTGGACTTATCTGGATTGAAGACAAACCGGAAAATGCCGAATGTGGTTACAATTATGGCTTAAATTCTTTACTGCTAGAACACGGACACAACATGCATCACTACCATGAAGGTGTTACGTTAGTAAAAAACTGGAAACATATTTACGAAATAGTCACTGGATGAATACGTTAACACACAATTATTCACGTGTAGCCGGTCGAACCTTGCACTGGGATACTACCGACAACCAACCATCGTATTTAAAAAACATACAAAATCCCAAGACGTATCAACGATTGTCTGAGCTTGGATTTTTAAATGCACAGATAGACTACCGATACAACAGTCATGGATTTAGGACTCGAGAGTTTGATCAACCAGTTGATGTAGTATGCTTTGGTTGTAGTTTTACCATGGGCACTGGCGTCCATAGTCAAGACACCTGGCCTGAACAACTGCAAACCCTTACTGGACTGCAAGTGGCAAATCTTGGTCATGCTGGTAGCAGTAATGATACTGTATTTAGGGTTGCTGAGCATTATTTGAAATTTTTAAAACCCCAATATGCTATTTGGTTGCAAACAGATCGACACAGGGTTGAATTGCTTGATGACTCTGTGCCAATGAGTTTGAACATTATGGCAGGCGATACACAAAATCCTTGCGCCGATGATTATTTTATTAAAACTTGGTTTTCTACAGACGAAAATCAAATGCTAAATCTAAAGAAAAATACCATGGCATTCAAATACATTTGTAAAACCATTGGAGTTGAGCCCATCATATTGGATAGGAGTTTAGTAGCTACTGAAAAATTTCCCGATAATGACGCTAGAGATTTAATGCATCCGGGTCGAGATTTCTATAAAACATTGGCCCAACGAGTAAAAACTATACTCAATGAGCCAATGTCAGTCTAGTCAGTGTAAAGTCGTAGCACAGAATCAATGATTCTATGCCGCTGTATGTCTTGATTATCAAGATTGCACACAGCTATTCCTTTTACACCCCCTTCCCCGAGTCTTTGGCACAGGTCCATTAGACCATTATTGCCGCGGTTTCGATCCGCTTGTTCTACGTCGCCCGTGATTACTATTTTTGAGCCTTGGCCGATACGGGTCATCAGCATTTTACATTGGTTTGGAGTTGCGTTCTGCATCTCGTCTGCAATAATATACGCCGTTTTGAAAGTGCGGCCGCGCATGAATGCCAGCGGTGCTATTTCAATTCGTTGATCATCAATCATGGCCTGAATGTCAGGCTGACGATAATACTCACGTAATATATCGGTCAATGGGCGAACCCATGGATCCATTTTTTGATTCAAGTCACCGGGCAAGAACCCGTGCTTTTCATCTTCTACTCCCACTGCTGGTCGCGTTAATACTATGCGATCAACTTCCCCGGCTCTGAAAGCCTTTACTGCCGCAAGCATGGCCAAATATGTTTTCCCGGTTCCTGCTGGCCCTGCTGTAATCACAATATGCTGATCTGCATCTTGCAAAGCCAGCACCAGACGCTCTTGATTTCTTGTGCGTGGCACAATATCAATAGGTCTTTGTTTTACTGGTTTTACTTGATCGAAGCGGATTGTATTTTCTTGATGTGTCATGTCATGACGTTTTTGTGATTTTGCTGCTCTTTGTCTACTCAATTTATACTCCATTGTAGTTGAGTTACTTCCGACAGCACCTTGCTGTCTAAAGTATTTACGGACCCGGATCTCAAAGTTTAGTGTGGGTAGTAAATGATCGTAAAACGTCATAAGTATTAGGCTACACTCCAGATATTCGAACTTTCAACTTAGATTCCAATCACCATAAATAATTGTATGGATAAAACTATCGATCAAGCCATATTCAAAGATGGTGCCGACTATTGGCAAATAGCCCAAAACATTCAGGATATCTATCTCAGTGAAGGTAGCCTGCTGACCCTGTTGGACTTTGAGCGTGTGCTAGACGAGCTGGATTTGTATGCTTTTAAAAATTGGCAAATTGGCGAACTTGTTCAAGGCCCAACCGTTGGCAAATATCGTGTGACTTGTATTTTTATGTGGCCTGAAAAACTCATGCCAGATCCACGTGGCGGCCGTAGACTCCTGCCGTTTGACTGCACAGTCAAGTATAAGAAAACACAAATGAAAGTGCCCATCAAGATTGAAGATCCCAGTGATTATCGTCCTGGCACCCACAAAGCTCGCATAACAGAAAAACCCGTATGGTTAGTAGAAATATCCATGCCCAAGGCCTTGATGAGCGATATTCGCACAGGCTCGGTAGAATTAGAAGATCAAGATATTGATCTAGCAGACCTAGATGATGCTTACGAGCAGGATCTAGACCAAGAAAGTTATCAAAGTGACCAACAGGCCCAAAATGCACAACAACAACTTCAACAACCTGCTTTCTGAAAGCCTAGGTTTTAAAGACCTTGAGGGCATGATGAAGCCCACAGTTCATGTGGACGAATTCAGTTCTAAAATGGGTGACGATGATGACGTTATCGTCATTAGTTTCTTTGTGCGTGACGCTCAAGCTGCCAAAGACCTAATGAACTGGTTTGAAAAGGGTTACGACTTTGTGCTGGATGCTGACCGTAGTCCAGGAGAAATCAAACCCAATCGTTACCTGGTCTATGTAGAAATTCGCCGTCGCAGCACAGCCGGTGGACATGTAGAACAGTTGTTGGACGACTTGAACACCCTGACCGAATTTGCCGACAGTGCTGATTGGACCATGCACTACAAGGGTAAAGAAACTCCGTTTAGTCGCGACCAGTTTGATCGTTTGGTCCCCTTAAGCCCTAGAGCCTATCGCGAACGCTCGGACCGAGATCTAAACGAAGTGCGTGTTGCAGCCGGCATTCCTGTCGTAGCCAACTACGACCGACAAGATCGCGCACTACAAGCTATTCAATCAGCCGCAGGCATACTTTAAAAATCACAGTGGTGTAGTAAACTAGGTATATAATTACCTATGAAGCTCACAAGTTATGGAGATAGTTTTATTTTTGGCACGGATTTAGCCGATGCCATAATGATTCCAAACACCCCCGGAACACCCAGTCAGCATACATGGCCTGCATTGTTGGCTCGCCATTTAGAATATCGATATCGTTGCCGTGCGTATCCAGGTTGCGGAAATTTACTTGTTGCTGAACGCATATTGTTGGATATCAATCAGTTGTCCCAAGAAAAATCTACAGTAGTGGTAGGATGGACCTGGATTGATCGATTTGATTATAACGATATTAGCAAGGCCGATTCCTGGGAAACTATTAGACCGGTAGACGGAACTGCCGTAGCAACGACTTACTATCGAGATTTACATTCAGAATATCGAGATAAACTAACATCGTTGATGACTATAAAATTAACAATTGATACTCTTAAACAAAATAATATTCCATTTATAATGACTTATATGGATGACTTATTATTTGATCAACGATGGCATACTTCCAATTCGATAGAATATCTACAAATGTATGTTAAACCTTACATGACTACATTTGAAGGACAAACATTTTTAAATTGGAGCCGTAGCAATGGCTATCCGATTGGTCTCGGCGGACACCCAATCGAAACAGCACATTTAAGCGCAGGTGATTATATGATTAAACGGTTTGATAAAGAAATATCACATCACTAATTATAGGTCACTAAGTATTTTACAACACAGTTAAAGGAAATGGCAATGACGCAACGTATTTTAATCATGGGATTACCAGGATCGGGCAAAACAACATTGGCAGAAGAATTAAAAAGACAATTGGCCCAGGCAGGCCGAACATTTGTTCATTTCAATGCCGACGAAGTTCGTAAAAAATACAATGATTGGGATTTCAGCGAAACTGGACGCATTCGTCAAAGTATTCGTATGCGTGAATTGGCCGACAGTTATCCAGACCTAGACTATGCTATCTGTGACTTTGTTGCTCCGCTGGTCGAAATGCGTAACAACTTCAAAGCAGACTGGACTATTTGGGTTGACACTATCCGTGAAGGCCGTTATGCAGATACCAATGCCATGTTCCAGGAGCCCGAGGTTTACGACTTCCGTATTCCTGAACAAAATTGTGAAAAGTGGGCTGATTTTGTTGCTGACCATATAGTTGATAATCGACGCCGGCCTGCGTTTGATTGGAAGAAAGAAACAGTTCAAATGTTAGGACGTTGGCAACCCTGGCATGATGGGCACCGCTGGTTATTTGAACGTTTGCTTGCCCGTACAGGACAAGTGATTATACAAGTGCGTGATGTTCAAGGCTGGCAAGGATCAAATCCATTTGAAGCCGACAAAGTTAAAAGTTTTATCAAGCGTGATTTAGATCCATTATATCAGGGACAGTACGAAATACAGTTGGTTCCTAATATTGTGCATATTGGTTGGGGTCGCGGAGTAGGATATACTCACGCAGAGGAAGTGCCTGATGAAGAAACGGGTAGTATCAGTGCCACCAACATACGAAAAGAACTAGGACTAAAGTGAGCGATACCAGTGTTCGCAGTTTGGCCAAGGCCGTAAGTTGGCGCATAACTGGCACTATAGATACCTTTGTAATAAGTTGGTTAATTACTGGTCAAGTCTTGCTGGCCAGTGGAATTGCCTTTACAGAAATTATGACTAAAGTAGGGTTATATTGGGTTCATGAACGAGTATGGAGCCGTATACAATGGGGTAAAGACAGCTAAATATTAGTCTCAGCCAAGGATTAATATTATGCAAATTACACAACAACAGCTTGCGGCCTGTATTGGCAACAATCCATACCTTGAACACTGGACTGAAGCCTTAAACAAAATATTACCAGATTATGATATCGACACGCCACAGCGTGTGGCTGCCTTTATTGCACAATCAGCACATGAAAGTGGTAACTTTACAGCCCTACATGAAAATCTAAACTACCGTGCAGAAACATTGTGTAAGGTATTTCCCAAGTATTTTCACGACACCGGCATTGCTCAGCAATATGCCAGCCAGCCCAACAAGCAAGAACTAATTGCCAACAGAGTCTATGCAAATCGCATGGGCAACGGTGACGAAGCGTCAGGTGATGGGTTTCGTTATTGTGGCCGCGGCTTAATTCAATTAACTGGTAAACAAAACTATCAAGCATTTGCTGATTCAATTGAGATTCCAGTTGAGCAAGTTCCAGAGTTTCTACAAACATTTGAAGGTGCTATACAAAGTGCCTGCTGGTTCTGGGAATCAAGCAACCTAAATCAATACGCCGACTCAGGTGACATTTTAACAATGACCAAACGCATCAATGGTGGCACAATTGGCTTAGAAGATCGCAAGAAGCATTACGAACACGCACTACAGATATTTGGTGCTTGATCATGTGGATACTTAAATTCCTACCAGATTTTATATTTCATGCCTTGTTGCTGGTTAGTTTACTGGCACTGGTGGCCAGTTTTGTATTGGATAGCATTCCTTTTGTATCTACGAATGCCAAAGCCATACAGTTGGCCAGTGCTGTGGTTCTTGCTATTGCTTTGTATTTTGAAGGTGCCATTGGTGACAACAATGCTTGGTTGGCCCGTGTTGCTGAACTAGAAAAACAGGTGGCTGTAGCCGAAGCCAAAAGTAAAGAAACCAATACTGTTATACAATACCAGTATAGAGACAAAGTAAGAACAATCAAAGAAACACAAGTGGTTGTTCAAGAACGCATTGTCAAAGAAACCGCAAAAATGGATGCCGAGTGCCGAGTCAGCCCCGAAGCTGTTAGTATTTTAAATCAAGCCGCAGGAGGTAAAAAATGAAATACGCTGTCTTAGCATCTGCACTACTTTTGTCTGCTTGTGTTTCAGTTCCAGTTGAACGCAAGTTCCCGTCGGTGCCAATAGAAATACAAGCACCCTGCGGTAATTTACAAACCATCGACCCAACAACTACTAAGTTGAGTGTGGTAGTTGAGTCAGTGGTTACCAACTACGGACAATATCAAGAATGTCAGGCCAAAACTGATTCATGGATAGAATGGTACACTAAACAAAAACAAATATTTGAATCCGTAAAATAAAAATAATAAAAAGGAGCAAATCATGTCAGAAGAATCTAAAGCGTTAAGCGCAAGCGAGCAAAAAAAAGAAGACTGGATGAACGCCAAATGGCGTCCGGCCATGGGCTGGATGTATATGGTTGTGTGCATGATGGATATGGTTGTATTTCCTATCCTGTGGAGTTTGCTACAAGCATTGAATCATGGTTCAGTTAATACACAGTGGAATCCCTTGACACTTCAGGGCGCTGGTTTATTTCACATTGCAATGGGTGCGGTGTTGGGACTGGCAGCATGGGGTCGCACACAAGAAAAAATGGCAGGAGCCAACAACGGCGGAGCACAATTGCCGCCAGCACCTGTTAGCATTACAATACCCAGCACACCGGCACCTAGCAGTGTTCCGTTGGGCAGTAACTCTGCGAGCACTGCTCCGGCATTTACACCTGCGCCAGCCCCGGCGTTTGGTGCAAGCAAACCCATTGCTCCGGCCCCAGCAGCACAACCAGAACTATAACAAAAGGAGATTTATATCATGTTAGATACAATATTTTGGATCGCAGTAGGAGCATTTGTAGGATGGAATTTTCCACAGCCCGTTTGGGCTAAGGCCATTCAGGCCAAGATTCAAGCCGTGATAGCCAAAGGAAAATAAAATGCGATCATTTAATTTCGTAGCCTGGACGGCTATACTTGTATTGACGGCCTTTACTGTACCTCAAGCACAGGCAGAAGCCACAGTTAAAAAGGTTTGCCATGAAGATACCAAAACCAAAAAAGAAGTGTGTAAGAATGTCAAGGTGCATAAAAAAGTAGAAGGTACCAAAGTTCCAGAAAAAGCACCCAAGAAGTAATTAGCATCACCCCAAGCAAACAGTATAATTAATATGCTGTTTGCTTTTTCTTTTACATGACTGATTACTACCAAACTCTCGGCGTCGATCGCAATGCTACTCCTGATCAAATTAAACGGGCTTATCGCAAGCTGGCCAGTCAGCATCATCCTGACAAAGGTGGCGACAAGGTAAAATTTCAAGAAATTCAGCAGGCCTACGATACTCTAGGTAACGAACAAAAACGTGCTGAATACAACAACCCACGGCCTCAAGGATTTGGTGGTTTTCAGCACCCTGGCATGGGCGGAGGAGGATTTGATTTCCAAACTATATTTGATGTGTTTGGTACCAGATTTCAACACCCGCATCAACGAGCAAATCGGGCACAAATGACCCTGTGGATTACTCTACAAGATGTAGCCATGGCTGGTCGTAAAACTATCAGTGTAGGCACCCCACAAGGCACACAAGTTATAGAAATAGACATACCTGTCAACATCGATGACGGTGACAGTGTTCAATACGCCGGTGTTGGGCCGGGCGGCATAGATTTGATAATAACCTTTAGAGTTCACCCTAATCCCAAATGGTCTCGTCAAGGTCCCAACTTGACTGTAGATCAAGAAATAAGTGTGTGGGATCTTATTTTAGGCACAGATATTACGATTCAAGATATTTTGGGCAATCAATTTACGCTAACAGTTCCGCCCAGAACACAGGCCAAAACCACATTTAGATTAAAAGGTCGTGGGCTTGGACAAAAAGGCAATGCGCCAGGCGACTTGTTTGTGCGTGTAAATGCTGTTATACCTGCCCATATTCCCCAACCATTAATGGACGCTATTGTCCAAAATCGCGAGCAATAAATACCCGTATCGATTGCAATTCTATTCTGAATGTAGTATAATAACTGTAAGGTATATATTAAAAGGAATCCATGCAAAACAATCCTGAAATTGAACAGATAGTTGATGCCGCAGTCAAAATGGCACGTGACAGTCATCATGAATATGTAATGACTGAACATGTTTTATTGTCCCTAATTAAACATGATCCGTTTCGACGTGTGCTAGAAAAGTTTGGCACTGACCTAGTGCGATTACAACAAGAACTAGAATCTTACCTGGGTGGTATAGTCACAGTGGTTGCAGCCACACCGGTTCCACCCAAGAAGACCAATGCGCTGGAACGGGTGTTTAATCGCGCACTGACACAGGTCCTGTTTACCGGTCGCAAAAGTGTCAGCACCTTGGATTTATACTTGGCCATTATGAGCGAGACCAATAGCCATGCACATTACTTCTTGCTTAAATTTGGTGTAAAGAAACAAGAGTTTGCAGAATTTTATCAAGCAAATTACAAACAAAGTGATGTTAAACTTACCAACCAACAGGCCACAGAAATCTTGGCCGAGCATTGTGTTTGTTTGACTGACCTGGCACGAGAAGATCGACTCGAACCCATGATTGGACGCACAGACGAACTGGATGAAATGATCACTGTGTTGGCCCGCAAGTTCAAAGCCAACGTGCTGATGGTTGGTGACCCAGGTGTAGGTAAAACTGCCATTGTTGAAGGCTTGGCGCAAGAAATGCAGGCCAATCGTGTGCCAGAGTTTCTTAAAGGACATGAGTTGTGGTCGTTAGAAGTGGGATCATTGTTGGCCGGATCAAAGTATCGCGGTGAGTTTGAAGAAAAGTTCAAAGCTGTTATTACTGCATTAGAAACCAAAAAGAATTGTATCCTGTTTGTGGATGAAGCACACACCATGCAGGGTGCCGGAGCAGGTAGTCAAGGCAGTTTAGACATGGCCAATATGCTTAAACCTGCTATCACCAGAGGTAACATCAAAGTAGTAGCCAGTACCACCTGGGAAGAATACTACGAATCGTTTGAAAAAGATCGTGCCTTAATGCGTCGTTTCCACCGTGTGGGCATTGATGAACCCGATGACGTGACTACCGAGCAAATCCTTATTGGACTTAGCCCACGTTTAGAAACATTCCATAATGTGTTGATTGACACAGAAGCTATCACAGCCGCAGTGCATTTAAGCGGACGTTATATACATGATCGTAAAAATCCTGACAAGAGCATCGACCTGTTGGATGGTGCTTGTGCCCGAGAGCGTGTTAAGGATGCGGGCAATGTAACCATTACCAAAGCTATGATCATGGAACAATTGAGTCGAGTTACAGATGTTCCTTTAGATCGTCTTGAGAATGAACGCAGTGCCAAGATTGTTGATTTAGAAACCAATATCAAGCAAAAGTTATACGGACAAGATACCGCAGTAGATCGTGTGTTGGAACGTGTGTATATCAACTTCAGCGGCATTGGCAATGCCAAACGCCCTATTGCCAGCTTTTTATTCTTGGGCCCAACTGGCACAGGTAAAACAGAGTTGGCCAAATTGTTGGGAGAACATTTAGATATGAAATTGCTCAAGTATGACATGAGTGAGTATCAAGAGCGTCATACAGTATCGGGTTTAATTGGTGCTCCTCCGGGTTATGTGGGCTTTGAGTCCGGCACAGTGGGCGGCGGCAAATTGATCAGCGATGTGAGCAAACATCCGTTTAGTATCTTATTGTTTGATGAAATTGAAAAGGCTCACCCTGACGTGATCAATATCATGTTGCAAATGTTGGATGAAGCCCGTATCACGTCCAGCAGTGGCAAAACAGTGGATCTTAAAAACTGTATCATTATCATGACCAGTAACCTGGGTGCTAGAGATAATGAAAACAACAATATTGGATTTGGGCAGGCATTAGAGCGTACCGGCAGTGAAGACAAAGCCATGAAAGAGTTCTTTAAACCTGAACTACGCAATCGTATCGACTGTGTATGCAAGTTTGACAAACTGGATACGTTGGCCGTTAAAAAAGTTGTTGTTAAATTTGTTGATGAACTCAAAGACAGTTTGTTGAACAAAAACATCCGATTAAACTTGACCGAAACTGTGATTGATATGTTGGCCGACAAAGGTTACGATAGCAAAATGGGCGCAAGACCCCTGGGACGCAAGATTGACGAATTAATCCGTGTGCCACTTAGCAAACGTATTTTGTTTGATCGGTTGGAGAACTGCACTATAACTGCCAACATGGTCAATGATGCAGTGGAGTTTGCCATAGAACCGCAATTGCTGGCTCCCACAGTAGACGAGAACGGATATATTGTGCTCAATCAAACAGGTGCCAATGTTTAAATTGGTTGTCAAAGATCGGTTATTTTACGATCGGTTTGAGTATTGCGTCCGGTTCCACTTGGACGAAGTTAATTGTCTACGAACCCTGGACCATGCCTACATTGACACTATGATCGAGCGTAGAATTGCCTGGCGTTCAATCCAGCAAACACTAACTCCCAATAGGTCCACTGGTGCTGTAGCCACAATGTTGTCCAATCGTTCAAACAAAATCGACAAAATAACCATTGAGCATTTGCATACTTTAGCTGATGTATTATTGACTACCCCAGCAAATTTCAAATTGGTTGTGAGTTCATTTACCGGTTATGTTTACGCCAATGACTTGACCTTGATTGATTGTGTGAGTAAATTGCCCGGCATGACCAATGTTGAATATAGCCGAGCCATTGTGGGGCGTCCTAAAAATACGATACAATTAAAGAACCCACGTCATCAATGGCGCAGTTATTTTAAAATAGGCAAATTAACCACTGAGCAAAAAACTTACCTAACTAACTTTTTAGCAAATCAGTCTGACATTAGAATTAGCCCAGCATTAACGCAATGGATCAATTTCAAATATACGCGAACACAGGATTATTTTTTCATTGATTATAACGAACCCGCTTGGTTAACCATGTTGAGTTTGGTTCAACCCGGTCTAATAAGAAAAACACTAGAAATAATCCCGACTAAATAATTGACTATGGCAAAAATACACGAAGAAATAGTTGTGATCAAACTATCCAAATTGGTCAAAGATACGGATACTGGCACGGAAATTGCCACGGATGACATTGTGTCAGCTCTGCAAAGTGTAGCAGAAGAACTGGCCGGCGCAGGCGTTGTTGTAGAAGCCGAACGAGCATGACCCAGTATACTACCCTAACCCTGGTGCCCTTTTTACAATGGGGTGATCCGTCAGCTTATTACGACGGTGGCAACACCTACGTAGGTAATGCAGTTCCGGCAGCCAACTACTACGGTGGGCAAGGAGCAATCCAAACTATCATATTTGACGTAGATGCTTTGCAAGGAAACATTACCATCGAGGCTACGCTAAATGATCTTCAAGAATCAGCACCTTGGTTTGAAATAGCACGGCTAGAAGCCAACAACCAGTCAGAAGTTCGTAGCAATACAGTTGTTGGTAATTTTACCTGGTTACGAGCAATCGTAACTGATTTTGTCGCAGGCAATGTAAACACCGTTACAGCTTCATATTAAATGACCAACACTATCGGTATCACTTTTGAGTTAAACACCTCTAACAACCAGGCTGAGCTGGGCTTTGAAGCCTGGGTCGACGATGAAAAATTCATCAACATTGATCATGTGCAGGGTCCGCAGTTGATTAAAATAGACATGCCCGACGACGACGGTGAGCACACGCTAGAACTAATATTAAAAAACAAAAAAGAAACCGATACCAAAATAGATACTGATGGCAACATTGTGTCCGATGCTGTGTTGACTGTTTCGGATCTGGCATTTGACGAAATTAAACTGGGTCATATGGTAACAGAGTTGGCTACTTATATACACAATTTTAACGGCACAAAAGAGCTGACTCAAGACCGATTCCATGGTGTAATGGGCTGCAACGGCACAGTCAGTTTAGAATTTACCACGCCTATATACCTTTGGTTACTAGAAAACATGTAACCATAAATATATTACAATGAATTATCTTGTAATATATCCCGGACGCTTCCACCCTTTTCACTTGGGTCACAAGGCCAGTTACGATTGGCTGACCAAGAAGTTTGGCGACGACAGCGTATATATTGCCAGCAGCGGTGTGCAGGCTCCAGAAACTAGTCCATTCAGTTTCAGCGACAAAGTCACAATGATGACCAAACTGGGTGTTCCGCCAGGCCATGTGGTCAATGTAAAAAACCCTTATCAAGCAGTAGAAATTACATCAACCTTGTCCGACGAAGAACGGGCCAACACAGCATTGATATTTGCTGTCAGCGCCAAAGATGCTGAACGTTTTAATTTTGCTCCTAAGAAAGATGGAACGGCCAGCTACTTACAGCCCATGCCGGAGAACGAAAAAGGCCTACAACCAATGACTCGACATGGTTATGTTGTGGTGACTCCAACTGTTAACTTTCGTGTCAAAGGCGCGGATGCCAACAGTGCCAGTCAAATTCGCAAATTGTATTTGGATGGCAACAATGCAGACCGTGACCAAATTATCACAGACTTATACGGCACACCGGACCCAGAACTCAGAGCAATATTTGATCAACGGTTGGGTGCTGATGCTCCGCAAGAAGCTGTGATCTATGGACAAGAAGCAGTATTTGCCGGGGACAATCCTGTTAATGTAATGCGTGAGCACAAGCTGGCTCGAATACAAGAAAATATCCAATGGCTAAAGAACAAAATCAAAACCGTCAAAGAAAGTCAAGACTACATCGACGAACGCAAGGCTAGGAAAAAATAACCGGGTGTGCTATACTCTATTAAATATCTTACACTTTTATAGAGGACTTTATGATACGCCAAACTGGAACTGTGCCACCAACAACAGAAACCCCACAAACTGGACTAGTAACTGAGCAACCGCCGTTACAGCCAGGTCAACAACAGATTCAAGTCAATGTTGATTATTTAAAAACCACCCGTGTGCATATTTGTATGCCGTGCTACGGTGGCATGTTAACAGAATCATGCTTTATGAGCTATATCAAATGGTCTAACACTTGCCGCCAATTGGGCATTGATTGGACTATGGAAACCATGACCAACGAAAGTTTGATCAGTCGTGCTAGAAATACCTTAACAGCCAAGTTCCTGCACAACAAAGAAAGCACACACCTGATGTTTATTGATGCTGATATTGGCTGGGAGCCTTGGCACCTGTTGGTCATGCTCAACGCACAAAAAGATGTGATCGGCGGATTGTATCCAATGAAATCCTTGCCGGTCAAGTGGTGTGTTAATGGATTTGACGGTGCTGAAACAAGTGAAGATGGTACCCTACAAGAAGTTAGTAAAACTGGCACCGGCTTTATGCTGATCCAACGTGATGTATTTGAGAAGTTAAATGCTCACCCTGCTACTAAACCTTTTATCAATGACATTGGCTTGCCAGCGGAACTTAATCCCTACATGAAAACTTACTTTGACACAGCAGTTCGTGAGAATCGTTACTATAGTGAAGACTGGACTTTCTGTGAAAACTGGCGTGATCTGGGTGGCAAGGTCTGGGTAGACAAGCGTGTGCTATTGCGTCATACTGGAACTTATGTGTTTGACTTCCAAACTCAGGATCAGCTTTACAAAGATCTGCATAATTTGGCCATGCAAAATGGTGCGGCATTAAGCAATACACCAGTTGCAAGTGCGCCAGCTGAACCAGCAAAACCTGTCGAAGCTAAGGTATTGGCCTCAAGCAAGAAAAAGAAAAAATAAACCTGTTTGTTTGATCTACACAAGCCGCTTTGACAGCGGCTTTTGTTTATCCGGTAAATACTATCTATGAACATCACGGAATTAGACTCTTATAATCTTGACGACGCTGTTAAATTTAACGATCATTTAAATCCACGCTTGTGGGATGATCGTGAGCATTTGCGCCCCGAAGTGCGTGAACGCTTGCTGGAAATAGCCGACGATTTTCGTGAATTTTTAGGCGTAACAGATCTAGCAATTCAAGACATTACCATCAGCGGATCAAATGCGGCCTATACATATACTCCCAACAGTGATATTGATCTGCACCTAGTGGTCAACATGCCCGACGATCCTGTTTACCGTGAACTGTTTGATGCCAAAAAATTTCAGTATAACGAACAGCATGATATCACAATTGGCGGTGCTGATGTAGAATTATATGTGCAAGATGCTGATCAACCGCACATCAGTCAAGGCATCTATTCTATCGTAAACAATGATTGGTTGCAAGTTCCACGTAGAGTTAAAAGTGTGGTGGATGATACCAGCACAAGAGATAAGTTTGAAAAGGTTGGTCGACAGATTGAGCGAGCCATTAAGTCAGGTAATTTAAAACGCATGACACGTTTAGCAGACAAAATTAAACGGATGCGTCAAACAGGCTTAGAAGCACACGGCGAGTTTGGTCCAGAAAATTTGGCATTTAAAATGTTGCGTAGTCAAGGCCTAATCAAAGACCTGTATGATGCTAGAAATGCTGCCAAGGATAGAGAATTTAGTTTGGCAGAAAAAGAAGTTAAGCCTCGAGTTACATACGGATTTCGAACCCCTACAGTAGTTGAAGCTGATCCAGTGGGTCTTGAAGAAGAGTCGGTTCGTTTAACAGACGAAGAGATTCTTAAAGACTTTATTGATTTTTGTTTTAAAGAATTAAAACTCAAAAGCATGCCAGTGGTCAAACTACGCAAAGATCCTGAATGGTCAGTGCGTAACAAAACATTTGGTCGTTATATTGACGACCATAATTTATTAGAAGTGGCCTGGGGCCAGCGACATATCATGGATGTGCTACGCACAGTGGCACACGAACTTACACATCGTCACCAACACGAGCGTGAGTCAGTTCCTACAGATGCAGGTGAAACCGGCAGTCCGTATGAAAACGAAGCCAATGCTCGTGCCGGCATACTCATGCGTGATTATGCTAGACTACATCCAGAATATTTTGCTGTGGGCCAAGCCGAAGAACTACACGGGGATGAAATAGCAGAATCGGCTTCGGGATACATTCCTACCAAGAAACAGGCCAAGGATCCACGCTACAGTATGGCACTCACAGTGGACATCAAGCCAGGACAAATTGGTAAAGAAGCCAACAAGTTAAATTTAAAAACCAATAAACAAGGCGTTCCACAGGTGGCCAATCCAAATGGCCTGTTTGAAAAACTAGCCCTAGAGCTATCACAATTTAAAAAGACCACAGTAGCCGAGTCAGTAGAGCAGTTGGATGAAGTTAATATGAGTCCGTCGACACTGATGAAATGGGCTACCAGCGACGAAGCCAAGGGCATACGTGCCGGCTTTGAAGCCGAGTTGATCTTCCGTGACACCACCAACAATGGCGACAGTGACTATGAAATGGAACCTGACTACGATCAGGACGAGCGTTGCCGTAGTATCAGTCAGATTATAGACTTTTTCAACAGTGGTGAATATGGCGGCCTAAGTTCGCGTCAAGAAAACAACTTGCAAAACGGACTAGACGAGCAGTATATGGAGTGGTACGACGAGCAAATGCAAAAAGACTTTAGCAACGAAGCTGAAGACCTAATCCGTAAAGTCATGGTAGACGAAGGCGACTGGGATCTTGACAACGAAATACAAAAGCAGTTGGCCTTGTTGGACCTGTCAGATGATGAAATAAATGACATTGTCAATGCTGGCGAGCGGGCACCTAAATTTAACTCGAGCAAAGAACAAATATTATACGCAGAAGCCAATCCCTTATACGAAAAATACTTAACTGCACAAGAAGAAGCAGAAGACCTATTAAACGAACTGGTTGATGATGAAGTGCGTAAACAAGGTGCAAACTGGGATGCCGCCTTAGATGACTTCCGCGACAATTATCAGATTGATGATGATTCCGGCTTCTTTGACGATGTAGGCCTACGTTGGATGAGTGATGTTGCTAGTGAATACAACCTAGACTGGCCCTACATGACCGGTGGTGGCGGCAACGATGGTGGACGTGATTGGGACTCAATTGGCGACAGTTTAAACGGTGTTGTGGGTATGCCGGTCAAAGTCAGTAACAATTACCACAGCACCACACGCAGAGAAGGCCAATGGATTGTAGAACCCGATTCAAGCCTCAGCGCAGATGACCGCGAAGATATGGGTTTAGAAATTGTAAGTCCTCCTATGCCCTTGTTGATGGCCTTGGAAAAATTACAAGCAGTTACTGACTGGGCAAATGATCCCAGCGAAGGTAATGCTTATACCAACGATTCAACAGGCCTACACATGGGCGTTAGTGTGCCATACAAGGGCGGTGATGTTGACTATTTAAAACTGATCCTGTTCCTAGGTGACGAATATGTTCTACAGCAGTTTGGTCGAGAAGCCAACACCTATACCAAGTCAGCAATGAAAGGCTTCCGTGAAAACCTCAAGTCAGGCCGTGCAGATCCTGCTGGTGCTTTGAAGCTGATGCAACATGGCTTGCTTGAATTGGCACAAAAAGAAATTCAAAAGGGCGTAGGACAGGGCAAGTATACTAGTGCTCATATACAAGATGGCTATATTGAATTCCGTAGTGCCGGAGGTGACTGGTTGGCTGAAGAGTCAGCTGATCCTGAAAAATTAACCAGCACAATGTTGCGGTATGCCCGTGCCATGCAGATTGCCGCTGACCCAAGTGCTGATCGTAGAGAGTATGCCAAGAAGTTATACAAGTTGATTGCTCCCGAAGGTGACAGTCAGTTGGCCCTGTTTAGTCAATTTGCCGCCGGCGAGTTAAACAAAGAACAACTCAAGAAACTCTGGGCCGAAAAGACCATTGGTAACGAACGGAAAATAAATCAATACTTCAAACTATATCAAAAGGTCAATGGTGTCTGGACTGCGGTGCCCGGTGCTGAATATCGTGGCATGCAAGAAGACGAAGTCAAGAACAGAGTCTGGGCCAAGTATGGTCGTGAAGCCTTGGACTCAGGTGAATATCAATTGGTCAACATGAGTGACAATCAAGAGTGGGAAGTTTACGATGTTAAAACTGGTGCAACTCTTGAAATAGTTCAAGGTGCCAATCGGGGTGCCGCTGCTGACAAAGTATTTGACAAGTATGCCAACCAAGGTATCGGCTTTAATGTGCGCCCTTATGTGGATCCCAAGACACTTACACCACGTGCCAAATTGGCCAAACGCATTGTTGAACCAAAACAAAAAAGCGATTGGGAAGTTGTTTACAAACCAACAGGTCGTGTAATTGATAATATATTACGTGTTGACCGAGATGAAGCACAAAGATTGTTGGCCAAGGTAGCTGTGCTACACGATTTTGAGAACACAGACAATTTAGAAATTCGTCCACAGACCGCTGAACGGCCACAAAGTGCCGACGATAAGCAAGACAGTCAAGACTTACAGGCTAGATTAACTGGATCAGTTCCATCTACAAGCCAGGATAATGACCAAGGAGATTGGGAATTTTATCGCACAGAAACTGGCAATGTAATTGATACAGTAAATGGCGCTAGTCGTGATCAAGCCGAAGCAGTGCGTCAAGACATAGTTCGTAGGTACGGACATCCTAATGCCAGTGTAGGTATGCGTCCTGTTGGCCAAATTCCAGAAGTTCCTGTAGACGTAGCACAAAACTTTGGCAATCAGTTCTCAGGACAGTGGCAGGTAGTTGACGGCCTAGGACGCGAAGTGTATAGATTCCGTGGGGTAGGCAACAATCAAGCTGATGCCAACAGAATAGCCGCACTATGGGCTAGGGAAAATAACTTTGACGGTAACCTTGAAGTGTTACCAGTTATGATTGAAAGTGCAGAACAAGCATTGAGTAATTTACTGTTTGAAATCGACCAAGGCACTTGGATGTTATTAGAGTCCAACAACCGAGTTGAAATTAGAAAGAGCGGTTTGTTTGATCAGACCGTGGCTGACAAAGCCAATCAATTTCCAAACTTGCCTAGCAAGATACAAGAATTTTTAGCATTTAAAACTGAACACCCTGGACAGCCCTGGGGCAAAGACACACCGTTTGTGTCTGCTGGGCCCTTGGCCAAAGTGCCAAAATTACGTCACGTGCATTTGACTAGAGATTTCAGTTTGTTCTACAGTGTTGATGGACGTGATCCTACTGTGATCAAATTGTATGGCGTGTTTGATCACAAACAAAGTGGCACAGGCACTCCGGCCAATATCAATAGACAAAAAAGTCTAGCAAAACAGTTGGGTAATCAATTTGGTGTAGCTGAAAACTTTTCTGATGGCAAAGGCCCAGGACGTCCAGGCGATAGTCAGCGTCACGGCATACCCAAACATGCCACCATGGCCGAACTAGAAAAGGCCAGCCATGCTAAAGGACGTAAAGGACAGCTGGCCCGTTGGCAACTAAATATGCGTAGAGGACACAAAAATGAAAGCAAATGAATTCATCACTGAAAAGTGGAGTCAAAAATACAAAAACAGTATCAACTGTAGCCATCCCAAAGGCTTCTCACAACGAGCTCACTGTGCTGGTAAGAAAAAGCATAACGAAAGTATTGCTATGGAAATGGTCTGTGAAGACTGTGGCATGTGCCAAACCCACGGCAATCTAAATGAGATTCGTAAAGGTCAAAAAGATTCAAATGGTTATACCCGTTGCTGGCCTGGCAAGCATGCCGAAGGCACCAAGAAAGGCAAGAACGGCGGACAAGTTCGTAACTGTGTACCTAACGAAAGCATTAAACTTAACGAATATATAGTTCGTTCAGGTGATGATATTATGTCTGTGATGTCACTAAATTTATTCAAAGATTTATTAGGCGATACAAACTTATCTGACTATGACGAAGAATTTGCCAATAGTCCAGAATGGCAAGCTGTAGTAGCCGAGTGGGCACCTAAAGCAGGATATCTACAACGAGAAATTGCCAAGTATCAAAGCACGGGCAGAAAGTTGCGTGATGCCGAAGCCGATGCTATTGATGCTACAGCCTATGATGGCAGTGATGCTTATGAAAATGCCGACATAGCTGCCAAGTATCTACCTAAAGTGTATAACAAACAAGCAAGTGCTATTGTGCGATTGCTTAAAGATGGCTACGCTAATCCACCTTCAGGCATGCACGAAGATGGTGGTCGTGTTACAAGTGATGGTCCTGTTAGACTGCCTACCTCGCCAACTGTAGAACCTAATTCTGATTATTGGACCACTGAGTGGCCTAAGGAAGTAAGACGAAAAAAACAAGAGTTGTTAAAAGATTTTTCTCAAAATGCTAAACTAGTCGAGATTGAATGGGCCTTTAAACACAAAGCGTTTATGAGCAAGGAACAAATTTTAGATTACTTAGATCAAACCGTTGAGGATCCGGACTTAACTCCGCTGGAATATATGCACAACAATGGATATTCTACTGATAGTATGTTGAAAGGTATGTTAAAATGGTTATTTGGGCTTGGTCTTAGTAAAGCTGATATTTTTGGTATTATTAAATCTGCTCGTCGCGGTAACACTGATGTAAGTCCAGCAATGATTAGTCGTGTAGCTAGACAAGCACTTCGCACCGAAATGTCAGAAGGTAATTCAGATTTCAAACGAGCCGTTGATGACAAAGGTCGCACTCAACAGGAATGGCTGGACTTAGTCAAGGCCAAATTTCCTGGCGCCCGAATTGCTCAGGCTAAAATGATTGATGGTCCGGTTGTTGCTTATCTTCCAGATGGTAAAAAAATAGGCTGGCGCAAAGTAGACGAATCTGCACCAGATGAAAAGACTTGGATGGCTCAGGTTAAATCAAAATATCCTAATGTAAGATGGCTCCAGGCTAAAATGCCCGGCGCACCATTACTTGCTTATGTAGATGGCAAAGAAGTTGCCAGATTTAATTATAATAAAGAACTTGCCGAAGAGTTTGATCTAATTGAATCAATCATTGATACTATTGCTGAACGCAATGGTGTAGATGCTGAATTAATTTGGGAAGACTTAGAATCATTGGATGACGATGAATTGTATGTATTTGCAACTACAACAACCATTATGGAAACTGAAGCCTGGCAAAAAGCCAACAACCGTGACAAGACCGACGGTATGAGCCGCAAAGCAGTCAAAACATATCGCCGTGAGCATCCTGGTTCAAAATTACAAACTGCTGTGACTACTAAACCCAGCAAGTTAAAGAAGGGTTCAAAAGCCAGCAAGCGTCGTAAGAGTTATTGCTCACGATCACGTGGTCAAATGAAGATGCACAACATTTCATGTGCCAAGACTCCAGATAAAGCTATTTGCAAGGCACGTCGTCGTTGGAACTGCTAATGAGATTTAAAGAATTCATCACAGAGTACCGCCACCCTAACGAACAAACGGTGCATAGGGATGGATTAGATTTGGAATCTATTATAGTAGGCAAAGATTTTCAAATAACTGCTTCGAGTCATGGACGTGAATTAGGTCGAGTATTATTTCTACAATACGGTGATAATCAATTAGAAGCACAAGATTTATGGGTTGATGAAAATTATCGTGGCCAAGGTATTGCGGCCGTAATGTATGACTGGGCCAAAGACCTCGGTTATCGTGTAGAGCGCAGTGATGCTCAAACAGATGCTGGCAAGGCATTTTGGGATAAGAATCGCGGCAAAGAAGGTCAGGTATGGGAAAGTGAATTAGATGAATTTGCTCCCAGTCCCGAGCGTGATGATCAAGAGCCCAACGAAGAAGAAATACTACATCGGTTGGCCTCTCAATGGTGGCAAGGTGATGAAGATCCTCGTGCCGAACGTACCTTGGCCGCAATGGGCTGGGAAATTGGCCAGGACGAAGGCTATGACAACGGCGGCGCATTTGTTGTTCGCGCTGGTGACGTCAATGGCAACAGTTTTATCAGCTGGCCAGCTGAAGAACTAGAAGACTTAGAAGAAGGTTGGAAAAGTGCCTTAGGTGGTGCTGCATTGGCCGGAGCAATGGCTCTAGGTGGCGGAGCAGCCAATGCAAAAATGACACAACCTGTGCCACAAGCAAAAGCACCTGTTACACAAGTTCAGGCGCCTGCACAACAAGCAGGACCAGTGGAGCAATTAAAAAAGGTTGCCATGGCCAGTGGCATACAAGGCACAGAACTGGCACAGTTCTTGGCGCAATGCGCTCACGAAAGTGCTAACTTTGCCAGCATGGAAGAACGTGGCTCACCAGCTTACTTTACTAAAAAGTATGAACAACACAAAAAAACTGCGCGAATACTGGGCAACAAAGTCAAAGGTGATGGTGAACGCTACAAAGGACGTGGTTATATACAGTTGACCGGACGTGACAATTACACTCGTGCTGGGGCTGCATTGGGCCTACCGCTAGCACAGCAACCGGACTTGGCAGCCAGACCCGACGTTGCAGCCAAAGTGGCTGTATGGTATTGGCAAAACCGCGTTGCTCCAAAAATCAAAGACTTTAGCAATACCGGTGATGTTACTAAAAAAATCAATCCAGCATCCAAAGGTCTGCAATCACGCCAGGATCAATTTAAATCCTATCAAGTGGCCATGCGATGAAAGCCCGTGAATTTGTCATTGAATCTGCCAAAGTTGTGTCAGCTGAACAGGTGTGGAATTATGTTGATGGCATACACCCCAAAGACCAACAGGGTGGTGGATTTTTAAAAAAATTGATCCTGCGCTATCCGCAGTATGAACTACGACGTGTTGCATTAAACAGTTTGCATATACCTGATCAAGAGTACGATGACGAAGAACAAGAGCCCGAACAAGATCCATACAATCGAGTGCAAACTGTAGACCCTGACCATGCGGGTGAATACAGTGCAAACTTTGTGGATCGTAGACCTATTGTGGTAGACTCCAAAGGTTGGATCATAGATGGCAATCACAGAGCTTGGGCGGCTGCTAACCTGTTGAATAGATCAGATATCCAGGCCTGGGTGCCGGTCGAACAACTGACAGAATTAGGCAACGCACCAGCCGACTACAAACCCAATCGCAAAAGAAAGCGCAGCTTATTTCACTCTACTGTGGATGGCCATTGGGTAGATGTGTTCTTTGATCGCAGTGAGTTTAATGGCACATTACACATTACATTCGCTGTAAACAGCGACTATGATGCTCCAAGTCAGCCTACAAGTGCTAGTAAGTCAACTGTTCGAATATTGAGCACAGTGCTCAACGTGATCAAACAACAATTGCCTGAATATGTTGCCAAAGCACGTCCACCCGGCATATCATTTACTGCCAAAGGTGACAACCGCGCCAACCTGTATCGTCGATATTTTGTGCCAGTGGTGCAGAACATTTTAGGACCAAAGTGGGCGCATGAAGAATATCCCAGCATGGGCATGACTGTATTTCATTGGAAGCCAGTTCGTAAACAAGATGTCAATGAAATCAGTGACGAACGTTTGCAAAGTTACTTGAGTCGCGCTGATCAGCAAGTTAGTAATAGAATGGACCGCATGGCTCAAGCACGTGAACGCTTGAACAAAGGTTACGAAATTTATCATGCAGATCGTCCTGCAGGGTCAGCACAGATAGTAGATCGCTTTGAAGCAGATACTCCTGCTCTTGCACAAAAGTATTATGAACGATTTATTCGTGACTATATATCAGACGTAGACTTTGATTTGCGTTTACGTCGCAATACTGGTATTATGGAAATAGCCCGCATACCACAAAGCGAACTGGGTGGATGGGGAGACAAAGACACACTGGAGCCTATGACGACTCCGCCCAAGAATCGTCGACCCTTGCCCGGCGGCAGTGGTTTCACCTATGCTGTGAACCGCGGCGATCCTGAATTTATGGAAATTATGATCTTTGACGGTGACACACTAGCCGCCGAACTGGATCTGTTTGCCACCCTTGATCCCTTGAAGACCTGGCGTGTTGAAACAGTAATAACTGATCCAGACTATCGTGGCCGCGGCTTGGGCAAGGCGTTATATGGCATCGCCTTAAGCATACTAAAACTTACTATCGAAGCTGGTGATCAACAGACCAAATTTGGACAACAGATGTGGCTCATGTTGAGCAGTATTCCCGGAGTAGAAGTCATGGGTTATGCGATGGAATCCACTGACCGATATCGCCCAAAACCCGGTGACAAAGTTGTGGATCAAAATGATACTTGGACTCGTTTTACATTTCCTGTAGAGCCCGGACGGCGTAGTATGCGCAGCACCAGATCCGGCACTGGTATCTATTCAAGTCAATATGTCAGCATGATTGCCAAATGGACTGGAAGATGAAAGCTCGAGATATCTATCCCAAGTATCGACTGTGGACTGCCCAGGTCCGTATACAACAGCCCAACTATGTGGGCTGGATTGATGTCACTGTGACTGCCGCTACAGCCACAGAAGCACGTAGATTAATGCGGGCACAATACGGTGTAGAAGAATGGCATGTTGGTAGCGTAAAAGAAGTCAAATAAAACGCTACTAAATACAGCATGTCCAAACAATTCATACGGGTGCTGTGTAATATCGATTGCGAATGGGAAAGTTTTCAACCCATTTATCGCACCTACGTCAACGATGAATTATTTGCCGAACGTGCTTGGCGTTGGACCGAACACTATCTTGAAGAACTTATACAAATTGAAGCCGAACCAGGAGAATACACCATACGTCATGAATTGGTTCCCCCGCACTTGGCTGATCTAATTGTAACCGATATGCGTGTGGATTTTGGACCCGGAACTATTAAAAATAATGTCTTAACAATTACCGATGAGGCTCCGTACCAATGAGACTGCATGAATTTGTTGACTTACGAGAAAATGGCGGTGCCAGTGCAGGGTCCACTTGTGCAGGTAGTATAGCCCCTGTAGCCATGCCGCTAGGTGGTATGATTAAGAGAAATGGTGGCAACTTCTTTACGGGTGCTAAATACACTACTGACGATGCAACGCCTAACACGCCTGCAGAATATAAAAAGTATAAACGGAAGAAATAATGCTAGCTGATTTATTAAAAACTTACTTGGCCAGCACTTTTAGTTATTATCTAAAAGCGCACATGTTTCACTGGAATGTTGAGGGTCCGGATTTTGGCCAGCTGCACAAATTCCTACAAAAAATTTACGAAGATGCATTTGAAGCAGTTGATGTCATAGCTGAATTCATTCGTACTATGGAAGAATATGCACCCGGAAGTCTTACACGCTTCCACGAATTAACACAAATACAGGACCAGATCAAGGTTCCTCGTGCCCGATTGATGTTAGAAGAATTACTCGCAGATACACAAACTATGATAGACATGAGCAAGCAGGTGTTTGATGCATCTACTGCCGAAGGACGCGATGATATAGCAAACTTTGCTGCAGATCGCATGGCCACTCATGGCAAATACATGTGGCAACTCAAGAGTTATTTGAAAGAAGCAAGGGCATGATCCGTGGCACAAGACCATAACGATATCTACTCAATAGTTGAACGTCTCCGTGTTCTGGAAGAAGGACTGGATAAGAATCAACGCGGTGTAAATCAGCTTTCAGCAACCTTCCGACCAAAAACGGTAGCAGTGCTCACAGCCCGAACAGATCCCAAGAATCCAATGGGCGGTAAGTTGGTTGGTGGTTGCGAAGAATCAGAAGAACTAGACGAAGAGCCATTGGAAGAAGCAGTTACCAGCGAAGATACTCTCAGCAAAGTTAAAGCATCATTTGCTGATTACTTAAAATCTATAGCAGACGAAGTCAAGCAAGATTCTGATCTTAAAGACAAAAAATCAGATGACACAGACTTGAAGAAAAAAGACACAAAAGATCGCGCCTTGGTTGCCAAACAAAACGAAGACAGCGAGCTGGGCGCCGCATTGAGTGGTGTAATTCCAGCCCAACAACCACCCGGTGAAGAAGGTGTCAGCATGAAAGAAAGCACCGCAGTTAAAACTATCACTAACGAATGTGGCTTATGGGAAGTTCACGGCGACGAAAAAACTGGCTTTGAAATACACCGTGGCAATCGTCGATTACCTACACGTTTTAAAAATTTAGATGAGGCTGAGATGGCCCTGGAGATGTTTACAGCACGTCAGCGTAAAAAAGACGATTCAGCAGATTACATCGACGAAGCATAAGGAAAAATAAATGTTTGCATTAGATCTATTCAACACAAAATATGAACGAGAACTCAAAGAAGGTGCAGTAGATAATCTTGAAGCTCGTCGCATCGATGACCTAAACATGAAAATGTTAGATCTACTGGATCGTGCCAAAGGTGCAAATCCAAAAATGCGTGATGCTCTTAAGCGTGAGTTTCAAAAAATCAAAGCCGAACGCGACAGTTATTTTAAAATCAATCCAGCCACAGGCATGAACGCCAGTGGCACATTAGGCACAACCAAAGGCAAACTAGATGATTGCATGGGTTACGGCACTGTAGTCGGTGAAGACTCTAATTCAAGCCCAGTGGCCAGCGCAATTACTCGTCGTATTTTAATGCAACGTCATGATTTATTAAAACAATACGGTCCTGAACTGGTAGGTGCAGCCATTGACAATGTAGCCGACTATGTGGGTGACGTTGAAGAAATTGGTTCAAGTGATGTCAGTGCTTATGTTGCACAAGTAGAACGTATGCTCAAAGAAAATCCACCAGAGGCATTTGCTGAGGAAACCAAACCATATGGCGATTATCAGCAGTCACCGCGAGCATTTGGTACAGGTAATTTCCAACGATTACTTAAAGCCAACATGAGTAATATTCCTACTGTTACATTAGAGTTTCCTAACCCCAAAGACAACATTCATTTAGATAAAAACGGTATTGATTTAATCAGCGACTATTACGATGGCTTAGAAAATGATCAAATGAAAAATCATTTTATCTATCGTGTATTGCCCAGCGCAGATGAAGTTTTGACCACGTTGAAACGATTAGGTTGGCATAGTGCAGTCCAACCCGAACTTCCAGGCATTCCTGCACAAGGCGAACTGCCGCTACAAGAAAAAAAAAAGTTTAACTCCAATTCGGATGTAGTTGCTGGCGATGTTAAAGTTGCTAGAGAGTTACAAAAACTTCGTGCTCAATATCCTGCGGCCCGAAGCGATGTGGAAGCTGTGGCCAAAAGTGAAATAGATTCCAACGAGCGAAGCCAGCAACAATTGTCAGCCATCAAAGGTGCCAACACCGAACAAGATCGACTGCTACAACAGCTAGTGGCCCTGGATCGAAAACAAGGCAAGGAAATTGGTAGTTTAGACAATGAAAACGATCGCCTGGAGCAACAGTTGGCACACGTGGAACGAACCAATGCAAATTTGGCACAGGCAATTGATCAAATGGGCGGCCCAAGTCAGTCTGACGGCGCTGATACTGCTGATAGATCGCAATCTCGCACAATTAATTTAATTCCAAATGCTCCGGCAGATGCAGAACCTCAAGCCCAGACGGCTCAACCTGCAGCCAAAGCTGAACCGGCTGAACCTGTGCAACAATTTAAATCAAAATCCAATGCAATGAGTCAGATGGCTCGGAGCTTGGCACAACCAAGACAAGTTCAAGGCGTTGCCAATGGTCCAGCACCCGCTAGCATGAGAGGTGGTAATGTTGTTGACTTATTCCCAGACAACGACGCAGAAACACAACCGCCTGTTCAAAGTTTGAGACGAGCGGCAGAATCTATAAACGAAGGTCAACGCTTACAACGTGGTGATCCTGTTGTTGTTACAGCACCTAACGAGTTCGAAGGCAAGACTGGAGAAATTTACGACCTCAGTCCAAGTGGCACATTTGTTATTGTTAACTTATACAATCACGGCAAACACAGTATGCATCTAAGTGATGTTGCATATAACGACTACGCTGACCAAGAGGAAGAGAATGATTGGTATGATGAGGAATTAGATGAAGGTTGGAAAAGTAATTTAGCCGGCGCCGCAATGGTAGGCCTAAGTGCATTGGGTGGTGCTGGTCATGCTCAAGCTGCCGATTTAAGTCAATTCGGAACACCATATCTACAACAAGTAGCATCTGGCGAACATCCACGTCCAATGGTAAGTATCGATGATGCCAAAGCAGAACTACAAGCACGAGCCAACGGCAAGCAACAGGTTGCGCCCTTGCCGTTTGCACAACCGCAAGCGGCATCAACCGGATACAGTAAGGAATATTTGCAACGGGCAGCAGATCCAAACAGAGTTGGTAGATACTTGATAGGTGTAGAACAAGCACAACAGATGTTGGATCAAATGACCGCACCAAGTAATCCTAAAGTCAGTCCTTATAGTGATGATGCTTCTACACTAAAGGTATATAAGCCCGAACAGTATAGAGAAGCCAAAGCAGATCCAACTGGCTCATGGGTAGTCTACAACGGTAATAAAGTTGTAAAGTTTAAAACGCATACAGGTGCCAAGACTTATGCTGCCAAAAACGGTGGCAAGGTTGCATCCAGCGAGTTCTATGCTGACCGGATTCAGAAACAAGGCATGGCGGAAGGCAGACCGGAAGATTTACCAGGCATTGATTATGACCGTCCAGGTGATAGTCCGCGCAAACAATCCAGCAGAGAACATAATCCGTATCCTTACAGCCCGGAAGAGGATGACGATTACTTCCGCGAAATCTTCCGCAAGAAGCGTGAAGCGGCTGCTAAAGCACAAGGCGGCTCATTGAAAGAATTTGCACCAGGGCAAGGTGGAGGATCAGGCAATTATTTCCAAGCCCTGGCAAGTGCCTGGTACAATGGCACATTCAACACTGGCAGTTTGCAAAAAGGTATTAAAAGCAAAGAAGATGTAGAACGCTTGTTGAATCGTGGCATTGTTTGTCCTGATGGCAAAACACGTAAACTGCATATTGACTACAACTCAGACTTTGACGGTGTAGAAATATATAGTGATGACTACTATGAGCATGGTGATCTAGATGGCAATGACGGCCGCACCGGCCAACCTTGGGGACCATATGATTTTATGGAGTTCTCAGATGATCAACTTGACGAAGGACTATTGGGTTTTATAGCAAAGAAAAAATCCGAACCAAAGAAAAAATCCGAACCGGTTGACCCAATGGTCGCGAAAATAGTATCAAATAGACTTAACCCACAATCACGAGTTTCTCAAGCAAAAGCCAAAGTATATCACGGCTACGATGAATATAACCGTGCCAAATCAGTAGGCGAGGTAGAAGAGTCTACTGTGAATGAACTATCAACAGAAAAACTAGCTCAATACAAACAGGCTGCTGCCTTAGATGCTGGTGCCGCTGACAAGGCAGGCAACTTTGAGCGTGGTGATAAACGATTTAGCGGAATTATAAAAGCCACCAAGAAACAATTTGCCAACGATATTAAGAAACACAAAGAGCAAGGTGTGGCGGAAGGCTCGACAGATTATTCTAAGCGTCGTCAGCGTGAACGTGATGTAGATGCTGGTCGTCCAGTAAAACCCCTGCCTAAGAATCCACAGACTGACTATGCTCGTAAACGTGCCAAAGATCGAAAAGATATGGAGTTGGGCGAAGCTACTCCTAATCGTTCTGGTCACAATCCTTTGAGAAACAAAGAAGATTATCTAGACAAACGTGATCATTTACAACAACAACTAAATGTACCAGGGTTAGACAAACAAGATAGAGATTATATTCGTCAACGCCTGCTAGACTTGGAGTTTGCAGCACGTAAGGCCGGGTTAACTGAAGAAAGTTCTACCAGTAGTGATGCTGTCGAACGTGCTATTCTTAATCGTATCATGGTAGCACACACAGACCTGCTCATGCAGTTTGGTCCTGACAAAGTCATGCAGGCCGCCGAAGAAGTTGCTTACAATGTAGGCGATGTGGATGAAATAGGCACCAGCGACGTCAGTGCTTATGTCAATCAAGTACGACAAATTCTTGGTGCTTAATGATACTTGCTGATTTTGAAATTCGCAATCACAACAAGTTAGATCAAATTCTAACTGAGTTGTGTTCACTGGTGATTCAAGGTCAACAAAAAGATCAAGACCTAGGTATGGTCGCGGCTGCTGTGTTGGATCCTGATAATAATTGTGTAGTTGGTATCAACTACCCTACCCAAGACGGCAAACGTGTGCATGGCGAACGAGCCGCTATAGACAGTTACCATGCCCGCTTTGGTTCTATACCTGCAGGCAGTATTATTATCACAACCTGTAGTCCATGCACACAGGCCATGTCAGAACGCGAAGGTGTTAACTGTAGTGATCTAATAGATGAAGTTGGTGTGCATAAAGTCTATGCCGGCTACCAAGATCCTACACAAGAACCTGGACACAAACAGTACCACTTAGAAATTACACGCAATCCCAAAATTGAAAAATTATGCAAAGCCTTTGCTGACACATTTTTAAAAGATGAATTACACGAACTCAGTTTCTTAGGATCAACTTGTACCAAAGACTGTTCGGGTCACAGAGCTGGCTATGCATGGAGCCAAAGCAAAGGCGGGCGTGTGGCCAATAGTCCATGGAGTCCCAGCTTCAACAAAGGCAGTCAATTGCATGTGGATGGCAAATGAACGACTACCCTGTATACCCTGAGGATGATGGTTATGATCGCCCAAGAAATCCTTACTCCCCTTGTTGAACTATATCCAAATACCTTGACCGGTAGTAACGGCAGTAGTCTCAATCTGGAAAGATTCTGGGCCGTTGCCACTTTATCTCAAATTAAAAATCGCTTTGACACCATTTATATTTTAGGATCTTGGTATGGCAATGTGGCCTTGTTGTTGTTTATGCTTAACAAGTATATCACGTTTGATCAAATTATCAATGTTGATAACAATGACACGGCACTCAGGGTCGGACAACAACGATTGGCCAAATTGGGTTTGGACAACAAAACTGAGCCCATGCTCAAAGATGCCAATGAATTAACGTATCAACAACTTGGCCGCAATGGCCTGGTAATCAATTTGAGCTGTCACAACATCAAAGGGCAGGCATGGTTGGATAATATTCCTAACGGCACCATGGTTGTGCTCCAAGCTCGCAACCGCGATCCCGGTGCCGTTAATCAATACAAAAATTTTGCAGAGTTTGATCGGGCATGGCCTATTGCCAAAACTCTATACCAAAATACACTGGAATTAACAGATCCAGATGGCCTGTATGAAGACTACATGAAGATCGGAATCAAATAGAACACCCTACCTTAGGACCTTATGGTTACTTCAGGGTTGCCCGGCTGCTGGGCTAGAACGTATGGGAGTCGTGCCCCGGAATGCGTTTTTAAAGTGAGCAAATATTTTTTACAATCAACCATACGCTAAGTAATTTCATATGCATGTCGACACCCTGAAATTTTACAAATACAACCCAGTCAAAAAACCCAAATACAAGGGAAAATTTTGTCGCATACCGTTCGACACTTTGCAAATTGATCAAGATGGCGATGTGCAATTGTGTGACTGTCAGGCATTTATGCCGTACACCATTGGCAACATTTATAAAAACAGTCTACAAGACATTTGGTTAAGTGAAGCAGCTGATCGTGTAAGGCAATCCGTTGCTGACGAAGATTTTACCTATTGTAGTTGGGATTGTGCTCACTTGGCTACCTTGCCTGCAAGACCGAAGGTCTTGCCCACAGCTCGAAAATTTCCAAAAATTATCAAATTGGATATGGATCGAAGTTGTAATTTAAAATGTCCCAGTTGCCGAGAAGGCATTATCATTGAAAAACACTCAGACACAATCAACAAACAAATCGAATTGTACGAAAGCATAAAACAGTGGGGACTTGATAATCCTAACAAAATTATACATTTGATTCCGGTAGGCAGTGGTGAGGTTTTTGCCAGCCACAGCGGATTGGCTTTTTTAAAGTCTTTGCAAGATTACCCGCACACCAATCTCAAGCTGGATATTACCACCAACGGAACATTGATCCATCGCAATCAAGAACTTCTCAGCAGCATTGGCCATTTGATTGATTCCTTTTCCATCAGCATTGATGCTTCAACCCCCGAAACATACGCTCAAGTCAGAGGTGGAGATTGGAATGAACTATTGTTAGGATTAGATTTTGTAAAAAACAATTTTAAAAAACCCATGTTGTTTAGATTCTGTATACAAAAAAATAACTATCATGAAATTGAATCGTTTGCTAATTTTGCTGGTCAATATAATGCCAGCATAAATTATCAAAAAATAGTAGATTGGGGACATTGGAATACCGCTTGGTGGCATGATAACAATGCGCTAGACCGCACCCGAGACACCTTCAAATCGGTAATCGACAGTATCATTCAAGTTCAATCGCAATATATCGGACGTATAACGTTGGCCGCAGAAATAAGCAAATATATAGAACAACGCAAACAATCATCCAATTGAGCTTTACCAAAATACCGTTGACTTGCTAAAATAATCGTGTATAATAGTAAAACTTACATAGGAGAATTGAATGTCCAATAGCAGAATTTTTAGCGGCGCCGAATCGGCCAAACTTACCCAAGTGATCAATGAAGGCATGCAGGTCATGATGGAAATTGAAACCTTGACCGGCGGGCTCAATGACACAGTCAAAGCCATTGCCGAAGAAATGGATATCAAACCCAACATCCTTAAGAAAGCTATCAAATTAGCACACAAGAGTGAATTTGGACGTGAACAGCAAGATCACGAACTGTTAGAAACAATCTTGACCAGCGTGGGCAAAACACTTTAACTATGCTGTATAAAAATCATGCAAAGTGGACAGAATTGTATGATAAACTCAAAGGTCCGGACTGGCCGCAAACTGCACCACCTGAAGTAGATTTTATAAAGTTGCCTCAATGGGTCCAAGACGAATTACATCAATTTGGCTACGGTCCCAACAAGGATTATATAAAAAGATTTATCACTACCGGGCGGCGCGGAATCAGTGTATTTCATCTCGAAGGTCAAGACGGTGGCGGCACAGGGTTTGGCCAAGATTACATTTCGGTTATTAATAAAAAATATCCAAATCGTATTTTTCACAAAGCATATGAATGGTGTTCGGGTCCTGGATTTATAGCATATAGTCTACTTGATCATGGCATTTGTAAAAATGTTTGTCTCAGTGACATCCACGACCCGGCTTTGTTGTGTGCCGAAGAAACAATGATGTATGCACCCAATCAAGTCAAAAATAATGTCAGCATCTATTTACTCAAGGACCTTGCACTACTTCCCAAGCATGAAATGTTTGACTTGGTAGTGGCAAATCCTCCACATGCACCGGTGTATGAAGTAGAAAGTTTATTGGTTGACAATCGGAACAGACTTACTTCGGATATCAATTGGGAAGCACATCAGAATTTTTTTGCCAACATCAAAAACAATCTAACCGAGGACGGCATAATTCTTCTTCAAGAAAATCATGCCGGCAGCACTCTTGAAGACTTTTTACCATTTATTGAAAATTCTGGGTTGAAAGTAACAGATCATTTTGTAAGCACCAACTGGTACGAGTCTGACAAAGATCACACAGACCCTAGCACATGGCCTGTCCATAAAATTTATTACATTGAATTGCAACACAATAAATAATATTTTTAGTAAACAACGAGTCGTTCCCGTAAGGAACATGAATCATGGTCAACCGGCCATAAACGGAGAACAATTTGAGTTATGTAGATGCCTTATATGATCGTGAACACGATCGTATTCATGTAGTTGAACGGCGAGATGGACGCAGAGTCTATCAAGAATATCCGGCCAACTATGTTTTTTATTACGAGGATCCTCGTGGTAAATTCCAAAGTCTATTTGGCACACCTGTCAGTAGATTCAGCACACGCAACAACAAAGAGTTTCGCAAAGAAATTCGCATACAGTCCAGCAAGCAACTGTATGAGTCGGATATCAATCCAATCTTTCGTTGCCTAGAAGAAAACTACAAAGGCCAAGACGGTCCTCGACTGAACGTAGCGTTCTTCGACATTGAAGTTGACTTTGATCCTGAACGTGGCTTTAGCCCAACTACCGATCCATTCAATGCTATCACAGCCATATCGGTGTATTTGAGCTGGCTAGAACAAATGGTCACCCTTGTGGTTCCGCCCAAACACATGAGTCGCGAAACCGCAGATGAAATTGCTCGAGAGTTTGAAAACTGCATTGTGTTTGAACGTGAAGATGAGATGTTAAAAACATTTTTAGATCTCATTGAAGATGCAGATGCCTTGTCGGGATGGAACAGTGAAGGCTACGATATACCTTACACAGTAAATCGTGTCACTAGGATTCTTAGCAAAGACGACACACGCAGATTCTGTTTGTGGAACCAATATCCTAAAAAACGCACATTTGAACGCTTTGGTGCAGAGAATGAAACCTATGACTTGATTGGTCGTGTGCATATGGACTATATGCAACTGTATCGCAAATACACCTACGAAAAACGACACAGTTATAGTTTAGATGCCATTGCTGAATACGAGCTTCAAGAAACCAAGACAGTGTTTGAAGGCACTCTGGATCAACTGTATAATCAAAACTTTAAAAAGTTCATTGAATACAACCGCCAAGACACAATGATTCTTGCCAAGCTGGACAAGAAGTTAAAGTTTTTAGATCTTGCCAACACCCTGGCGCATGAAAATACTGTGCTACTACAAACGACCATGGGTGCTGTTGCGGTAACTGAGCAGGCCATTATCAATGAAGCACATGAACGTGGTATAGTTGTGCCCAATCGCAAGGAACGATATTCCGACGAAGATACACAAGCTGCGGGTGCCTATGTTGCTTATCCCCGTAAAGGCATCCACGAATACGTTGGGTCGATAGACATCAACAGTCTTTATCCCAGTGCAATTCGTGCGCTGAACATGGGTCCTGAAACCATTGTTGGTCAACTACGCCCCGTAATGACTGATCGGTATATTGCTGACAAGATGCGTGGCGGTAGTAGTTTTGCCGCAGCATGGGAAGGCTTGTTTGCTACACTAGAATATACCGCAGTTATGAACATGGAGCCTGGCACCGAGATTACCATTGACTGGCAGGACGGCGAAGAGTCGATCCACAGTGCCGCCGACGTTTGGCGTATTATTTTTGACAGCAATCGGCCTTGGATGATTACTGCCAATGGTACAATCTTTACCTTTGAGAAAGAAGCAGTTATCCCCGGTTTGCTAAAACGTTGGTATGCTGAACGTAAAGAAATGCAGGCCCGACTAAAAGAGGCAAAAAATGCAGAAGATGAAGAGTATTGGGACAAACGTCAATTGGTTAAGAAAATTAACCTGAACAGTTTGTATGGCGCTATTCTTAATCCGGGTTGCCGTTTCTTTGACAAACGCATTGGACAGTCGACTACATTGACAGGCCGTGCTATTGCCAAGCACATGGATGCTTATGTAAACGAATGTATTACTGGCAAATATGACCATGTGGGTGAAGCCATTATCTACGGTGACACAGACTCGTGTTATTTTACAGCATACCCGGTGTTGCAAAAAGAAATCGAAGCAGGTACCATGCAATGGTCAAGAGAAATTGCTGTTCAGTTGTATAATTCGATTGCTGACCAAGTTAACGAAAGTTTTCCTGGATTTATGGAAACTGCATTCCATGTCCCACGTGAGATGGGTTCAGTAATCAAAGGCGGACGTGAGATTGTTGCCAGCAAGGGCCTGTTTATTACCAAGAAACGTTATGCTGTCATGTATTACGACAAAGAGAATAAACGGGTAGACACACACGGAAGTCCCGGTAAAGTCAAAGCCATGGGTCTTGATTTAAAGCGCAGTGACACTCCCAAAGTTATTCAAGAGTTCTTAAGTCAAATTCTAGATGAGGTGCTTGTTGGCACCAGTCGTGAAGACATCATTGAAAAGATTCGTGAGTTCAAATACAAGTTCAAAGAGCGTCCAGGTTGGGAAAAAGGCAGTCCCAAGCGTGTTAATAATTTGACCAAGTATGGCAAGGAAGAAGAACGTTTAGGCAAAGCCAACATGCCAGGACACGTTCGAGCTGCACTTAACTGGAATAACTTGCGTAGAATGAATGGCGACAAGTATAGTATGCAAATTGTAGACGGCATGAAAACCATTGTGTGTAAGCTCAAGAGTAACCCGTTGGGCTGGACCAGTATTGGTTACCCAACAGATGAAACACATATTCCACAATGGTTTAAAGATCTTCCATTTGATCATGCCGAAATGGAAGCCACAGTGGTAGATCAAAAGTTAGACAACTTATTGGGTGTGTTAGAATGGGATCTGGCCAGCGCCACTAACACAGAGAATACTTTCCAAACATTATTTGAGTGGTAACATGAATTTAACTGAACTGATACGCTTAAATAATCACCTGGAAGAGTTGACTATGCAGGATCTTCAACAAGAATCTAGTGGTAGATTTGAGTTGATCATTGACCGTGTTGATGTGCCGGACGCTGGCGTTGATATTGAATTTCAACAAAGATTAAAAGAAAAAAATCATGCATTGCAATCAATGTTTGTCAGCATCAATGAAGAATTAGCCGAGTTAAAATCTGAGGTGCAACGCTTGATTGCCAACCAAGGACAGGCATGGTTACATCGAAACTATACTGAATACGAAAAATTTCTAGAAACTGAATATGCACAAACGGAAGAATATCTAGGATTACATCGCAATAAACCAATTCGAAAAGACGCAGAAACAGAATCAATATTAAAAAGTCGCGTTGCTACTTACTGTGATTGGCGACATCCGGCTATGATTATACATCCAATGCTAGAGCCGTTCATACACGAAATGACCGCAAGTGATCCATTGTATCTGGTGGATGAAAGTCATTACCTATTAGAGCCTACTATAGAACAATTTAATCCAGTATATCAAAATAGACTGCGTCCTTATGCAATCAAAGAATCATTCAATCATCCAATTTTAAATCGATTGCCCGATCAACAAATTGGGTTTTGTTTGGTCTATAATTATCTAGATTATCGTCCGTTTGAATTGGTGAAAATATATCTTGAAGAAATTTATCAAAAATTGTTGCCAGGTGGGGTGGTGGCCATGACATTCAATGATTGCGATCGTTACCAGGCCATGCAGGCAGTTGAACAAGGAATCACCGGTTATACTCCAGGCTCGTTAGTTAGAGGTTGGGCAAACTATTTAGGATTTGAAGAAATATTTTGTCATCAGTCTAGCGGTCCCAGTGTATGGATAGAATTTCAAAAATCCGGCGAGTTAAGTTCATTGCGTGGTGGACAAAGTTTAGCAAAAATATTACCTAAACCCGTTGCAAAATCTAAATAAACCCAGTATAATCAAACACAAGGAGAAATATATGAAAGATCATTTACTAGACTTAGTAGAACACACATTGAAATTAGGTTGTATCGACCTGGTTAAGATCACAGGCGACGACAAAACGACCGAAATTTTTGGTGTTGCTGAAGATCGTAGCGTAGTGGTAGAAGGCAAGTATGCCAATCCAGTTCCAGAATTTATTGGCCTGTTTGGTATGCCAAACTTGGCAAAACTTAATATTCTTTTGAATTTGCCAGAGTATCGAGAAGGTGCCGAACTTAGTGTTACCAAGAAATCAACTGGTGAGCCTGATGGTATTAGTTTTCAAAATGCCACCAAGGATTTTAAAAATACCTATCGTTTTATGGCCAGTGAGATCGTGACCGAAAAAGCCAAGACAGTCAAATTCAAAGGTGTCAACTGGCATATTGAATTTGAACCCACTGTGGCCGCTATCCAACGTCTTAAGATGCAGGCACAGGCCAACGCCGAAGAAGTCAACTTTCAAGCCAAGACAGAAAATGGCGACCTGAAGTTTTTCTTTGGTGACCACAGCACACACGCTGGCAACTTTGTATTCCAACCTGGTGTAAGCGGAACACTTAAACGCACATGGTCGTGGCCGATCAAAACTGTAATCAGTATTCTTGATTTAACTGGTGACAAGGTCATGCGTATCAGTGATGACGGAGCTGCTCAGATCACTGTGGATTCAGGGCTGGCAACTTACACTTATATCATTCCAGCACAATCTAAATAAGTTGATGACCCAAGATAACTTAACAGCCAAGCAGAGCGATTACGCTGTGTTCTTGCCAGCCATCAGTGGCTTCTATGCCACTTATATAGGTAAACAACGTGATCCTGTCAATGGTCCATATGTGGATCCGGCACGTATGCCAGCCGGAATCAAAGACATGGAACAGATAAATTGGCTCAATAGTGCCAAAGGTTTATTTCCATACCGGTGGTCATTGTATTCAGGTGGTCATGCCAACTTGGATCTTACCAAGCAAGATTGGTCAGAAGATATGGTTCGTAATCGTGAACCTGGCACTGTAATGTTGGGTGACTCGGGTGGATTCCAGATTGCTAAAGGCCTGTGGGAAGGTGAGTGGCGAGATCCAACTAGTCCAGAGGTCATGACCAAGATGGCCGAACTCAAGGCCAAGGGTATTGAACATGTGCTGGATCTCAAACCCGATGGCACCGCCAAGCATGATAAGAATGGCAACAAGAAGTATGTCAAAATTGATCATGCCAAGAACTATCAGAACTTGCTAGATGCTGCACAGAAGAAACGAGAAGCAGTGGTCAAGTGGTTAGATGGTGTCGCTGACTATGGAATGACATTGGATATTCCAACCTGGGTCATACATGATAAAAATGCCAGTGACAAATGCGGTATTACCACCCTAGAAGAAGCAGTGGCCGCCACCAAGTATAACAACGACTATTACATGCGGCACCGCAAGGGTGCTCGGAACGGTGGTATGAAAGTGCTCAACGTTCTACAGGGTGCCAACCATGCTGATGCAGATCGTTGGTATGACACAATGAAACACTATTGTGATCCTAACTTATATCCCGACACACACTTTGATGGATGGAGTATGGGTGGTCAGAACATGTGTGATGTGCATCTTGTATTACGCAGACTTGTTGCGCTACGTCATGATGGATTACTCCGAGAAGGCGTTCATGACTGGATGCACTTCTTGGGAACCAGTAAGTTGGAGTGGGCAGTATTGCTCACAGACATACAACGTGCGGTAAGAAAGTATGTCAATCCGGCATTCACCATCAGCTTTGACTGTGCGTCACCATTCCTTGCTACTGCAAATGGTCAGGTGTATCACCATATTGATCTTCCACACAACGACAAGTGGTGTTATCGTATGAGTCCTATTGCTGATGACAAAAAATATAGCACAGATAAACGCCCATACGGTCAGGCCGTAGTGGCTGATAAGTTAGTCGATCACTTTGACGAAAGCCCAATCAGTTTACAGTTACAAATGAAAGACGTTTGTTACTATCAACCAGGTATGTTAAACAAGATTGGCAAAGAAGGCAAGACTTCGTGGGACAGTTTTAGCTACGCATTGTTAATGGGTCACAATGTTTGGATGCACTTGGAAGCGGTTCAGCGAGCCAATCGCGAATATGACAACGGATCGTGGCCGGCTATGATGTGGAACCAAAATGGAGATCATGCCCGATTCAAAGACATTGTGGATGCTATCTTTGCCACACCAGACCGTGACGAAGCCGAAGCCATTATCGAACACTATGACCGTTATTGGATGGACATTGTGGGCACACGTGGATTCAAAGGTAAAAAGGCCAAAAACGCACACAGTCAATTTAATGCCTTGTTTGAAGAAGTTGATGTTGACAGCGAAGGCGAAGATAATATACAATTAGATGAAGAGTTTAGCCCGGACCAACTGGCCCGATTAGATCAACTAGAACAAGATCAAGCATAATGAATAGAGATGGACACGATAATGTCAGTTTCTTTGTAGGAACTGAAGTTGAACACACCCCTGCATTTGGAAAGCGCACACTATTTGTAGTGGGTCTACAAGATTCACAAATTATTCGTCAAGAAGCCATGAATAATGATTGCGAACACATCTATTTTGGTGCCAATCAAAGTTTTCCAGCACTGGAGATCAATGATGCAGATGCCTGGCGTGATTGGGAAATGATGATTCAAGACTGCCTAGAAGACAAGTGGCTATGCACTCTTGATTTGGATCATGCACAGGCCGAAGGATTGTTAGAGTCTGGTCTGGTAGAGTCTCATAACTTTATTCCAATGATCAGTGTTAAACTTCCTTATATCCGACAGTTTGGCTACAATGCCACTCTCAAAATCGATGACAAGGATTTTGCTGCAACCAATCCAGGTGTGTGGTGTCACAGTCTACACAGCTTACAAAAACGATCAGTGTTCACTGACTGGTCTAAATATACCAAAGATGAGGTAATACAATGATTAGATGGCTATGGTCAAACTTGATGAAATGGGGCTGGGATTTCAATCGCGATATTAGAGAGGATGAAGTTAAAGTAGCTCGTCGAAAAGGACGTGGTGCTATAGCCAATTCTCTTGCTATGTGTGACAATGAAAGCCCTGGTATAGACCTACCAGATCCTATTAGGTTCAGTGTGCAGGCTGTTAACGGTGGTACCATTATCGAGACTCGGTGGTATGATCCGAAGAAAGATGAGAGTCGTGTTAAATTACACATTGTCACGTCGGATCAAGACTTGTCGGAATCTATTGGTAAAATTGTAACTATGGAGTTATTGCAAAAATGATACAAGCAGAAAGAGAAACCGTTGAACGTATTAAAGAAGCTGCAGGGCGCCAGATCTGGGTTACGTTCCGCAAAGAAGGAATTCATTGCTACCCAGCGGCAGCTACAGATCCCAAGTTAAATACAGCTGGAGAGTATGATGTATCGTTTCTTGCTAGTCCTCATAGGCACATTTTTCATTTCCGGGTGTCAATCGATGTGTTCCATAACGACCGAGACATCGAGTTTATCCAGTTCAAACGATGGCTCGAGGCGTTGTATAGCGGTTCGAATACCGTTCTAGCTTTAGACTGGAAAAGCTGTGAGATGATTGCAGATGACCTATATCTACAAATAGCCGAACGTTATCCTAATCGTGCTGTAACAATTGAAGTATCCGAGGACGGTGAAAACGGATGCACAATCAACTATAACCTCACCCGTCCAACGCAATCAATTGTAATTTAAATGAAAATATTGATTTGCGGTGATAGCTTTGCAGCCGATTGGACTATCAAACATCCGGGTCAAGGCTGGCCAAACATGTTGGCCGAGCAACATGAGGTTGTTAATTTGGCGCAGGCCGGATGTAGCGAATACAAAATTTTAAAACAGCTTGAATCAACTGACCTAAATACATACGATCGAATTATTGTGTCGCACACTAGTCCTTACAGAATCTATGTTAAAACTCACCCGGTGCACCACAATGATCCGTTACACAAAAATTGTGATTTGCTATACGCAGACGTAAAAGCACACGCCATTAAAAATAAAAATCTTGTTCCTATTGTGAATTATATTGAAAATTATTTTGATCTCGATTATGCAAAAGACATACATAGAATGTTATGTAAAGAAATTGAACAACTACTTGAATCTGTTCAAGACCGAGTGATCCACATTGCCAACATTGATTATACCGCAATTTATACGTTTAAAAATATGATCAATTTTGATAATCTCTTTGCATCCAATGGTGGTTCAATGAATCATTTTGATGCCAAGGGCAACAAAGAAGTATTTAAAATATTATCAACCACCCTTAAAAGGAAACATCATGGGTAAATCCCAATATCGTGCAAACCCTAGAGCTCTTCAAGCATTGGAGGATTTGTCAAACTACCTAGATTTCTGTCGTGACTACGGCTATAGGTATCGAGAGGAAGACTTGTATAACTTCCGCAGTTATGCCTGGCAACAGTATAACAAGTTCACACAAGGCAAGAATGCCAAAAATATGTGGGACGAAGACAGCCGCAGATTTGCAGGTCATCGTAGATAATGATATATGTCAATGGCGACAGTTGGACTTGGAATAAAAATTTACAACTGGAAACTATTTGGCCAAACATTGTTGCAAAAAAGTTAAACAAATCTTGTTACAATGAATCCGTTGGCTGTGGCAGTAATTCCAGAATAGTCGACTGTTTAAGAAATCAACTTATTCTTGGGCTAAAACCAGAACTAATCATTATAGCATTGACTGTGCATAATCGATATCATATTCCAGCCGAAAACTTTGGCGCATGGAGTATCAGTCCGCATGTTGCTCGCAATGATCGCACTGGCGAAAGTAACGATCAGCTTAGAGATTTAATGATTAGGCATAGCTATAATGAAATAGACAGTGTGTATAGATATTATCGAGATATATGGACTATGGATTTACTTTGTAAGCAATTTGACTGTCCATATATCTTTGTTCAAGCCTGGGACGAAGAACTGGAGAAACTGGGGTTGCTTAAATCCGACGAAAACATTTATAATTACGTAAGCAAGCGGTATCCAAAAAAAACATATCACTCCGAAGAATATACTCGTGCGTTTGAAAAATTTAAAGAATTAAGTAAAAATTGGCCGTATACCGAAACAGCCCTAAGTAAATTATTAGATGCAAATGTTGACTACGACGATACCCGACATCCTAACGATCAAGGTCATTACAAAATGGCAGATAAAATTTTAGAACTACTAGAAGAAAGGTATTATAATGCGTAAATTATTTTATATGGGACTCGAAAGTTACGAGGCTCGATATACCCTACAACTAACCGAATGGAATCGACGTGTATTTGATCGTCGTGGTCTAGACGTGGTCTATGTCTCAGGTACCACTATTGACAATACTCAAAGTATCAGTGTAGGGCAAGTGCTTGATGCACATGGTCGCAGTTATTTTGGTATGAGCCAGATGATGAACCTGGTTCAAATGATGAGAAACGGAGAAGTTACAAATGAAGATGTTATCTACTTTGAGGACATGTTTCAACCCGGTATCGAGAGCTTACCTTACATTCTCGATCAAGTGGATGCTGGCCAGCGTCCTCGTATTTTTGTTCGCTGTCTTGCTCAGGCCATTGACCCCGATGATTTTGTTCATGTTTGGGGTATGGCAGAGTGGATGTCAACATATGAAAAGATGGTTAACCAATTTGTAACAGGTGTGCTAGCCACTAACGAGGAGATGGTGGCTCATATGCGTATTGCTGGTTGGACTGCGCCAATCTACAATATCTCAGGACTAGCATTCGGCAAAGCGGAAGTTTTAGAGCGTATAGGTGGCTCGCAAAATATTCGACCGTTTGACCAACGTAAACAGCGTGTAGGCTTTGCCGCAAGGTTTGACCAAGAGAAACAACCAGATTTCTACATGGACTTGATCGAAATGTATCATGCACAAGGGCGCCATAAGGATATTGAATTTGCTATCTTCCAAGGTGGTCCGCTACGCAGTAACAATTCCAAATACATTGATCGTGCTCGTCAGTTAGAACGTGAAGGTAAACTGGTGATCCATGAAAATCTAAAGAAGAACGACTATTATGATCTCCTTAACGATACTCGTGTGCTGTTTAATTGTGCTCTCCAAGATTGGGTCTCGAACACTGTCAGTGAAGCAGATACCCTCGGAGCCAACGTTCTATATCCTGCTTATCGCAGTTTCCCTGAAACTTTTGCAGATGACCCTAATAGGCTTTACGTCCCTTGGTCAATAGACGATGCTTACCATAAGTTGGAAAACTTACTACAGTCACCACATCACAACATGGGCTTGATTTCGGATTGGACTGATGGCACGGTAGATCGCATTGTAGACATCTTAGAAGGCAAAGGCGAGGCTTGGAATCGTGCAGGCAATCGTTATCGTGATCATGTGAGCCAAGCCAAATATCATGTAAGGAAAATTGAAGGATGAGCAAGGTTGTAGTTACTGGTGCCGCAGGGTTCATTGGTGGCGAAACACTATTAAAGTTAGTAGATGCTGGCCACGATGTGCTGGCCATTGATCGAGTAATGCCACCTGGGCATTTGATTCCTGTCCCATGTCAGTGGCACACTGGTGATTATTCTGGTGAGATAGGATTAGATTCAATCAAAAGATTTTGTCCTGATGCTATTGTTCATTGTGCTGGTACCAGCCTAGTTGGTCCCAGTGTCGAAGACCCAGAAGAATACTACGATAATAACTTTGTCAAGACCAAAATTCTATTAGACTACCTGGTTAAATATCACGACAAACGAGTTAGAGTTATTTTTAGTAGCAGTGCTGCCACGTACGGCAATCCTATCATGACTCCGGTGCAGGAGGTAGATCCTACTGAGCCAATTAGCCCGTATGGTCAAAGCAAATTAATGATTGATTGGATGTTAAAAAGTTATCAACGTGCATATGGGCTAGACTTTGTAAGTTTTAGATACTTCAATGCCTGCGGTGCCGACAGTCAAGCCAGACACGGGCAAGCACCAGGCGCTACACACATTATTGCCCGTGTGTTGGAATCTATGCGTGATCAACTACCTTTTACATTGTACGGCACTGATTACCCTACAGCGGATGGTACCTGCGTAAGAGATTATATACATGTGGAAGACTTGGCCGATGCACATATTCAAGCCATGGATCGATCTATACCCAGTGATATTTACAACCTAGGCACGGCCAAAGGATTCAGTAACGCTCAAATTATTGACACAGCAAGAGCAATCACAGGCCAGCGTATAGAAGTTGTGGTTGGTGCTCAACGAGCCGGTGATCCAGCTCAGCTCACCGCCGATCCTGCTAAGTTTTTAAGTGTAAGTTCATGGCAACCAAAATTTGACTTGAATGACATTATTCAACATGTATGGGCTTGGTATAATCGATGAGCTTTAAGGCCCTATTTGATTTTGAATCGGCGCTGGCTGAATACACTGGCGCTCCATACGTAGTTGTAACTGATGGTTGCACACATGCCATTGAGCTGTGTATGCGTTACGAGCAAGTCAAAGAATGTCAGTTTTCAGCCTATACCTATCTCAGTGTGCCAATGGCATTGACACATCTGGGAATAGAATATACCATGCTAGACGAAGTGTGGACCGGAGAATATCATTTTAAGAACACACGGATTTGGGATAGTGCCCGTAGACTAGAACGTAACATGTATCGACCTGGCGCTATGCAATGTTTGAGTTTTGGTTGGACCAAACCATTACAGCTAGGCAAGGCAGGTGCTATACTACTAGACGATTCAGAAGCATACCAGTTGTTTAGCCGCCAGCGCAGTGATGGTAGAGATCTAAATGTCCCTTGGGAAAAAGAAACAGATCTGATATTAGGATGGCATTATTGCCCAACATTAGAACTATGTGTCAAAGGGTTAGAACTATTACCAACAATAGAACCCAAAGCACAACCTGGCATTTATCCTGATTGTAGGAAAATTCCATTTAAATATTGATTTAAATCTAAATAACTGTTATAATAGTAACAAGACTGGTCATCCTCGACCTTAATAACTCGGAGAAACAATGACAAATAAAAAATTAGTAGAAGAAGCACCGTATCATCCTGGCTACGAAGATGCCGCTGTGATGATGAGCGACAAAGATTATCAAGAAGGTTATCTAGGCGATGCTATTCGTTTTGCAATGAAGCGTGATAACAAACGATTCTGGGCAGGTGACAACATCAGTGATTACTTGCACGAAGGTGACAAGGAAATTCTAATCAACGAAGCTGCAGAAGCATTTGAAACTGTATTGGATCGATTACTAATTGATCGTGAAAACGATCCTAACTCAAAGGGCACAGCACGTCGCCTTGCTAAAATGTATTTTAACGAAATTATGGGAGGTCGATATGATCCAGCACCAGATGCAACAGCTTTTCCAAATGATTCAGAAGATAGATACGAAGGTATGCTTGTTGTTCGTAGCGAATTGCGTTCTATGTGCAGTCACCATCATCAGCCTGTGTCTGGTGTTGCTTACATCGGAATCATCGCCGCTAATAAACTTATTGGCCTGTCTAAATATACTAGGATCGCTCAGTGGTGTGCTCGTCGTGGCACACTTCAAGAAGAACTATGTAACGACATCGCAAGAGAAATAATGCGGGCTACAGAATCAGAAAACGTCGGTGTTTACATACAAGCAGTTCACGGATGTTGTGAAAATCGTGGCATCATGGCCCATTCAAGTTTAACACAGACCACAGTATTAAAAGGTAGCTTTGCTACAGACTCTGGAACCAAGAAAGAGTTCATGGACAATATTAAACTACAACAGGACTTTGCCCCAAGATGACCAACGCAAAAGATCAAGCAGATCAACTTATTAACCGTGCTAAAAACCTACAAGAGTTTTTGGTATTTCGAGACATAGAAGAAATTATTTTTAATGGTAATCCAATTCCGTATAACATGAACCATGTTTTAGGAGGTCCGGTAGAGATTACCGTTCCGGCCATGAGTCAAGACGAAGCCGAACAGCGTGTGGATGCATGGTTGCAAGGACAACGAGCATGACTTATGTTGTAACAGAAGGATGTATTCTTTGTAAGCATACTGATTGCGTAGATGTTTGTCCAGTGGATTGTTTTGTAGAAGGTCCAAACTTTCTAGCAATCGATCCTGATGGATGCATTGACTGTGCCGTATGCGTTCCAGAATGCCCCGAAAATGCTATCTATGCTCTTGATGATGTTCCAGAGGACCAAAAACAATTTGTTGAAATTAATGCCGAACTGGCTCGATTATGGAAACCTCTAACCAAGTCCAAGGAATCCATGCCCGAACATAAAACATGGTCCGGTGTTGCCAATAAACTACAGTATCTAACGCGAGATTGACCCAAAAATAGTTATTTGCTATAATAGTTGTATGATCAATTATTCTTAGAGTAACTATATGAAAAAACAGCGTATAATTAGACAAACGTCTATAGCTATTGCTGTATCAACTGTTTTCTTTCTTACAGCCTGTGGAGGTGGTGGTGGCGGAGGTGGTTCGCCTGGTAATCCTACTCCATCTTATACCAAACCTGACAATCCGTATTACGGGTCTGGCACATTATCTAATTACGGATTTACTCCGGGCTCTCGCACCACTGTTCCTTATGCTACTCCTACCAAAGTCAGTGAATTTAATCCTTATACTACAGATTCAACCAAAACTGCGGTAAGTCAACAATATGTAGTAAACGACTTGACCGGCAACGGTGCTGACAGCATGATTGTAGCCGGACGTATGAGTCAACCAGCTACCAGTAGCGAGTGGGTCAACAGTAGCATACAATTGTTCACATGGAAAAATGGAAGTTTTGTCAACGATACCGCCACTTGGTTTACTGCCGGTAGTAATTCAATTTTAGGAACAGACCCTAATATCCAGTTTGCAGACTTTTTTAAATCGGGCCGAACCGACATGCTGGTCAGTGCGTCTACTGACATGAACTACTACGGTCCAACTGGATCTAGCCAAGCCTGGTTGTTCCGAAACAACGGAAGCCAATTTACTCGTAGCACTATAGAACTTGGCGCACAAGTATGGGGTCACGGCACTACAATGGCTGACTTGACCAAAACCGGTTGGCAAGATGCTATTATCACCGACTACGGTCCTAACACCACATTCTTAATGAACAACCGTGTAAACGGTTTTACGGTATATCAAGCTCGAGGCAACAACGATCTGTTTTGGGGCACCTCAAGTATCGCAGCCGCTGACTTTTTAAATAATGGAAAAACTCAGTTAGTGGCCACCGACAGTAGAGCCTGCATTGGTGACACCGGATGGAATGGCTGTGGCAGTAGCACTACCAAAATGTATACCTGGGAAATAGATCCAGTCACCAACAAACTCAGCATCAATTGGGCAAAAGATTTACCAGCACCGATACTGGGCAATAGCAGTCACAATTACCTGGTTATAAATTATGATTTTAATGCCAGTGGCAATCAAAGTTTGATCTTGTTTAGCTCGCCCGGTACCAGCGGTGGTGTAAAACAATCGGCAATACAGTTTTTACAAAATGATGGCACAGGCAACTTCACTGATGTAACCGCAACCATGCTCAAAGGTTACAATACCAATACCTACGGCACTTACCGTCCACAGTTTGTGGATCTCGGTAATGGATTTAAGAGTATGATTGTAAGCGGAACTGATTGGTCTGGAACAAATAGCAGCACACAATTTTTAATTAAACAAAGTGCCACAGGCCCTTATGTGGCGGCATTCCAAAATATTATTACTGACTTTGCTAGCCAAGCTAATTTGATCGCTGGCAGTGTAAACGTTGGTAACCAAGTGGCTGTGGTCAAAGATTCCAGTAAAAATTTATATCTAGTATCTACACTACAGTATCAGTCCGATGCTACAAGTCCAGTAAGAATGGCCACTTATTTGAGTCTGGTAGGAGCCAATGTAAGCACTACCACAGCTCAGGCTGCATTCAACGCTGTCAAGGCAACATGGCCATGGATGAGTCCGGCGCAGGTCAATCAGGTTCTAGCGCAAACTTCTAGCAGTTACATGACCGATGCTGGCACAGGCCTAGTTTTAAATCCTGATAAATTATTGAATCCGGTGGGCGCACTGAATATTACTACCCGATCGGGTACTATACCGTTAAGTGGATTAACTGGTGGCGTTGCTGGCGTCAACATGTCGGGTCTTAATCAGATGCAGGCATTTGATTCCATTGGACGTAACTATAGTTTGAATTTTGGCACCACTAGCTCAGTTGGGCCTAACAGTTTTACTGTCAACACAGAACACATTGATCAATACAATCTTAGCAGTCATACTGAGTATATGTTAAATGGCAACACCAATACTGTGTATAACCAGCAAGGAATGGCCATGCGATTAGGAGCCGAAACTCGTAATCAATTCAACACCATTGGTCCTCCTCCCCTACCAAAAGAATTTGGTGATCAATCAGCACAAGGTATGTATATAGGTGTGCCTCGACCAACACAATGGAGTTTTGGTTTACCAGAAATTTATAGAAGTGGTAACTTTTCTACCGGCACACAGTTTACCAGTTTGAATACCAATCCGTGGCTAAACTTTACTGGGTCGTTTGGTGCAGTCAATAATAGTAGCACCATAGAACAAGTAATGACTTATCGAAAGGATCGGTTTAGTGTGCAAGGTGCCGTTATGATGACCACTACCAATTTCAAATCTGGTATCATAACCGATGTGAGTCCAATCATGGCAGCATGGACCGAAACCGGTTACAGGTACAACGAAGCAGGATTTGGAGACCTTGGTGTTTATGTAGGAGTGAAACCGGTAGTATTGAGTGGTAATATAACCGCTACTATACCGACCGGTGTTGACAATGCAGGCAATGTAGTATATACTAACACTAAGATGGGCGTTGTGAGTCAAACTACACCATACGTTCGTGCGCTATACACTGGGGTCATTGATCGAAATAACAGTTATAGATTATCAGGAATGGTTACACAAACAGGACAGTATCGCGCAATGTCCGAATACAGATACACGTTTTAATTATTAAAAAGGCAATGGTAAAATGGTGTTAATTGGAACATGGATAGTGGTTGGTTTTTTCACAGCAGTTGGTTGGGGAGTTGCACAAAAGACAGTGGTAGAACCATACATCAATCCTGTGTTTGACAAGGCTGAAGTTCAATCTGCAAACACTACCGCCACAAATAAAGATAATAAATAGATTCAATATAACGAAAGACGCAAGATGACAAACCTACGCACAGTAAATTTAAATACGCCACAAGACCGAACCATACAACTACAACTAAAAAACGATTCAGTAATTGAATTCAAGTTTTCTCCCATTGATGCCACTGGCAATCAACTTTGGCAAATGTTTGCTACTACCGAGGCTCTTGACACAGTGGAACAATTGATCAAATCAGCCAATGCAACTGATGTCGCAGAAACCAAGTCAGCTAGAAAATCGGCGCCAAGCAAGAAAAAATAAACCCAGCGGTCTTTGGCGTTCATCCCGCTTTATAAATTCTGCCGCCTATGCTATAATCTAACATAGGAGAATTATAATGGCAAAGTATTATTCAACAAAGCATTACGGACACAACATTGGTCTGTCAGCAGTATTCCGTCAACCCAATGCAGATCACAGTCACTGTCACTTGCTACATGGCTACAGTCTAGCGTTCACATTTACATTTGGCTGCGATACACTAGACAACAAGAACTGGGCAGTGGACTTTGGCGGACTCAAACCGCTCAAAGCCTGGTTGGAAGATCACTTTGATCACAAGTTAGCATTGGACAAGGCAGATCCGCACTTGCTCAAATTTCTAGAATTAGAAAAATTGGATCTAGCAGAGATACGTATCTTTGATGGTGTAGGTGCAGAAAAGTTTGCTGAACATGCTTTCCGTTTTGCTGATCAATTAATTAGAGAAAAGACCAACGGTCGTTGCTATTGCGTCAGGGTAGAATGTGCAGAACACGGTGCCAACTCGGCTATCTACGAAGGTTAAACACTATTGGCGTCTTTGGGCCAAGGCGCTAGGAGAAAAGTCCGGTGCCACTTAGTGGCACTGGTTCGTACTTTTATTGTAGTATCCTATTTTGTTACCAATTTGTTTATAATTGCCGGTGTTGCAAGGCATTGGTAATGAACAACAAATTATCGCTGAATAAACGGCGCATATAAATATTCGCACTATGCCACATGAATACAAAATAGCAATCGTATTGCCCACCCGAGGTCGCACCACAGCACTGACAAATAGTCTAGTTGGCCTACTTGAAAAAGCCGCAGATCTAGACACAATACAAGTGTTGTTGGGACTGGACGTCGATGACACTGTAGGTATCGCCCATTTTCAAGAATCGTTGCAACCTCAACTGGATAAGATGGAAGTGTCATACACTGCCATGACATTTGAACCGCTGGGATACAGTCGTCTTAACGAATACATCAATACCTTGAGTAAAAACTCAGATGCAGACTGGATATTTTTCTGGAATGATGATGCACTGATGGAGAGCCAAGACTGGGATCTTGAAATTGTCAAACACACCGGCGAGTTTAAATTGCTGGCTGTGCATACACATAACGATCATCCTTACAGTATATTTCCTATAGTGCCCAGGGCTTGGTTGGATCTTATTGGACATTTGAGTTTACACAGCATGACCGATGCCTGGTTGAGTCAAATTGCATACCTAGTAGATATTTGGGAAAGAATTGAGATTCAGGTCCTACATGATCGTGCTGATCTTACTGGTAACAATCTAGATGCTACTTTTAAACAACGCGAGTTGCTGGAAGGTAATCCTAGTAACCCTAGAGATTTTCATAATCCGTCTGTATCAGCCTTACGCATAGCAGAAGTTGAAAAAATACATACCCACTTAAAAAGTATAGGCGTGTCTTCAGACTGGTGGGATCGTGTTAAGTTGCAACAACAAGATCCATGGGAAAATCTACGTAAGAATGATCCAAATAATCAAATGCGACAATTTCAAATAAGGACTCAATAATGCAAAAGACAGTATTAGTAACCGGGGGTGCTGGCTTTATTGGTCACCATATGATTCGTCGACTTCTCAAGCACGAACAATACAATATTATCAGCATGGATCGACTAGATTTCTCAGGAAATTTAAATCGTTTACACGAACTAAGTCAAGAGTTTGGAACTGACGCTATGAGTCGATTGCGAGTAATTTATCATGATCTTCGTGCTGAAATCAATCCGCAACTGGCCGCACAAATTGGTCCAGTAGACACTATTATCCATATGGCCGCAGGTAGCCATGTTACTCGTAGTATCGAAAATCCCATGTTGTTTGTGCAAGACAATGTGGTCGGCACTTGTAACCTGTTGGACTATGCTAGACGTTACCTGCCTAACTTAGAAAAATTTATTAACTTTGGTACCGACGAGGTATTTGGTTCAGCCCCTGACGGTGTAGAATACAAGGAATACGATCGCTACAACAGTCGCAGTCCTTATTCAGCGACCAAAGCCGGTGCAGAAGAACTGTGTGTGGCCTACGAAAATACATTTGGCATGCCCATCTACTGCACACATACAATGAATGTGTTTGGTGAACGTCAACTACCAGAAAAGTTTATTGGTATTGCTATGCGTAAGATTCTAGCAGGTGAACCAGTTTCTATTCATTGCGATGAGGAAACTGGTACCCGGAGTGGCTTACGTCATTGGGTTCATGCAGCAGATGTAGCCGATGCTACAATGTTTATCATGGCGTTGCCACACCGAGGTTTTCCGCTTGCTGATGATTTTGGTGGGGCTACTTGTCCTAAATTTAATATTGTAGGGCAACAGGAAGTTAGTAATTTTGATGTAGCACAAAAGATTGCCGACATACTGGGCAAAGAATTAAAATACACAATGGTTGGCTACGATACACAACGTCCAGGCCACGATTTTCGTTACGCTCTCAGCGGTGAATATATGAAAAAGCTAGGTTGGGAACCCAAATATAGTTTTGATACTAGAATTGAACAAATGGTCTCTTGGACATTAAAGAATGATCGCTGGTTAAAATTATGAATCATGTTGTAGAAAACACACACTGCCTGGCCTGTGGGTCAGACGATATTCACACTGCATTGGATCTGGGCCAACAACCTCTAGCCAACAGTTATAAAGACTCAGCTGACGCACCAGAAGAACGTTATCCACTAGCAGTCAGACTGTGTCATGATTGTTTTCATTTACAATTAAGTCACACAGTTGATCCTGAGATCATTTACAAAAACTACTTGTATGCCACTGGCACCAATCAAACTATACAAGACTACTGTAAATGGTTTGCTGATTTTTGTTTAGAGTCTTGCACAGGAATTAGCAATGTGTTAGACATTGGATGCAACGACGGCACCCAGCTTAATTATTTTAAAACAGCAAGAAATCAACAGTTACAACCAATCAACACATACGGAATTGATCCTGCTGAAAATCTTTTCCTCCGTAGTAGTGCCAGCCACTCAGTGATTTGTGATTTCTTTGGCCCTAAAGCTGTTGAGAAATTGAAAGAAGTCAACTACGATATTATTATAGCACAAAATGTCTGTGCCCATAATCCAGACCCCTACGAGTTTATAACATGCTGCGCCGAACTAATGACCGACAATACTGTGTTGTTTATTCAAACCAGTCAGGCTGACATGGTGCTAAACAATGAGTTTGACACAATTTATCACGAGCATGTTAACTTTTTTAACGTTAACTCAATGCAAAAGTTAGCTCAACGTGCTGGGTTAAATCTGGTTGATACAATCAAAACTCCCATACACGGAAACAGTTATATTTTTATTCTAAGCAAGGCCTCTGTCAATAAAAATCGTGTAAAGAATGCCATTGACCTTGAGGCCGCCTATGGACTGCTGAATGTAGATACCTACGCTCGTTGGGAATCTACAGTCAAGTCCAACATGGATCAGTTAATCGAAACCATTGATCAATATCGTGCTGATGGATATACCTTGGTTGGGTACGGGGCAGCGGCCAAGGGCAATACTTTATTGAACTTTGGCAATATTCGATTGGATTTTATCATTGACGACAATCCACTTAAACAAGACAAATTTACACCCGGTACTGGTTGCGCCATTGTCAGCGTTGATCATTTAAACAAGTTCGATGCTGATAGTAAAATACTATTTGTGCCCTTGGCCTGGAATTTTTTTAAAGAAATCAAATCAAAGATTCAAGCGGCTAGAACCAATACCAATGATCGCTTCCTTAGATATTTCCCTGAAGTAGAAGTTCAATGAAAAATTATTTAATCAAAGGTCTGCATCGCATTGGCAGCACCAAATGGTGGCCTGGAAGAGATAGAGCCGACGAAGGTGACTTGTATTCATACTATGAAAAAATGGCTGTGCTAAGTGAAGCCAGCTTCTTTCATAATTTACAAGGTGATTGGGAATTGATTCGACTAGAATCTACAGCCACAGATGTCAATCATGTGTTTCGTCAACAGTTCCGTGCCATATGGGATATTTGGAGCACAGAACCTTGTAACATTTATTACTGCGGCAGTGATGTGCAGGTCCTAAAACCTGTTGAAGTATTTGGACGTTACAAACATTTTTTGATGTTCAACTATACTGATCCCAAGACCTTAGACGAACTTCCTCATTTTTTAAATGCTGACATACGTTACTATCCAGCCAAAATGGATCGTGCTATGTTTGAAACGGCCCTGGGCCAATTAAGCAATTGTACCGAATGGAATGGCGATCAAAAATTATATAATCATATGGTGTGGGGACAAGGATTAACTACAGAGCAGGTAATTGATCCAACCATGGCCTATCAAGGACCATGGTTGCCCGGTGATGAGGAGCGTCAACGATTTACTGATACATGGAACGGTTGCACCCTAAATGATGCCAAAATTGTTCACTGGCATGGCAGTAGACATGCACCATCAAAGTTACATTTGATGCAGGCCATCAATGATCGGTTAGGTATACCTGCTGTTCCGGTAAAAGCTAGGCCAACAAAAACTATAGATATCTCTCATTTGCCTTGACAATGTCGACTATAAATGTTAAAATAGTAATATGAAAAAAGTATACTATACCTGGCAAGACATTGAAAATCAAACACAAGAAATCCTGCGTCAACTGCAACGTGATGCATGGCTGCCCGATTATGTAGTTGGACTCACTCGTGGCGGCTTGGTTCCGGCTAACCTTATTAGCCAATACTTAGAAGTTCCTATGAAGTCATTGGATGTGAGTTTACGTGATGGTGGCGACTGCGTTAGTAATCTAGGTATGGCCGAAGATGCGTTTGGCTACGACATCTGTGATCCAATGTGTTCAGGCGATGGTCGTAAACGTATTCTTATTGTAGACGACATTAACGATAGCGGTGCTACATTAAACTGGATCCAAGAAGATTGGCAAAGCGGGTGTTTACCTAACGATGAACGCTGGGCAGAAGTATGGGGCAACAATGTTCGTATTGCTACCCTGGTAGATAACGAAGCCAGTGCTAGTAAATTAAAAATTAGTTATTCAGCAATTGATCTAAATAAAGCCGAAGAAGATTGTTGGATTGTGTTTCCTTGGGAGGATTGGTGGCAATGAAAATACACTATAGAGAACGAACTATTTTAGATGAAATGAACAATGCTATTTTTGTTCAAGCCAAATCAAAACCCATTGAGTATTTTGAATTGACTCAAAAAGAATTTGATTCCATCTACACCATGTTTGACAAATCATTTCAGAAAGACAATTCTGTGCAATATATGTATAAAGGTATTCCAATAAAGGTCAACGATGAGTAAATTAAAAATAGCAGAATTATTCTATTCAGTGCAAGGCGAAGGCAGGTATATGGGTGTACCATCGGTATTCTTGCGTGTGTTTGGATGTAACTTTAAATGCTCCGGTTTTGGCATGCCGCGTGGTGAGTTGAGCAAAGAAGCAGAAGAACTCAGTGAGGTGGCACATTTATATAACAAATATGAAGAATTGCCATTGGTGAGCACCGGCTGTGACAGCTATGCTAGCTGGCATCCTAGTTTCAAGGATTTAAGTCCTATGTTAACTACTGATGCTATTGTTGAGCGCATTATGGAGATACTGCCACACGGTGAATGGCGTGATGAACATCTTGTGATCACAGGCGGCGAGCCTTTGCTGGGCTGGCAACGTGCTTATCCAGATCTGTTGAATCATCCCAAGATGGCCGGGTTGAAAGAAATTACCTTTGAAACAAACGGTACTCAGAAACTTGCTCTAGAATTCGCTTCGTATTTGCACACTTGGAAATCACATCATGATCAAGAATTTTGTCGTGAGATTACATTCTCAGTAAGTGCTAAATTGCCATGCAGTGGAGAGAAGTGGGAAGAAGCAATTCTCCCAGAAATAGTATATGAGTATGAGGAATATGGCACAGCATACTTGAAGTTTGTTATTGCTACAGAGCAAGACTTTGCCGATGCAGAATGTGCTATTGGTGCGTATCGTTCAGCAGGATTTACAGGACATGTTTATCTAATGCCAGTAGGTGGTGTGGAAACAGTATACGCAATGAATAATCGTAATGTGGCCCTGTTAGCAATGAAACACGGACTTCGTTACAGTGATCGATTACAAGTGCCGCTGTTTAAAAACGAATGGGGCACTTGATTGCCAATACCTGGAATGGATATCAGTTGGGAAGAAGAGGCATTTCATACTCACGCCAATTGGCGACTACGATTTTTATGGTGGCCCAAGCGCAGTGCCATAACTGGTCGGCGTCTATGGCTTTGCACTGTATACGAAGGAACTAGAATGATTACAGGACCTGGTGATCCTGTCTTTATATTTAGATATCATGAACCTGTGGAACATTTAATATGGAAATTAAAATACAATGACAACATTTACAACTGAAGATAGATTGGCAGGTTCTAGCGATCTGATCACCAGTGGCGAATTCTTAATTTAGAAACCAAAAGGAAATTAAAATGACACAAAATCAAATTTTACTAGCAGTAGGTGTATGGTTGGTCCTAATGGTAATCAGTTATAGCCACAGCGGGTGGCAAAATATGCGTGACTGCTATATGATGTGGTTTACTAAAGAATATTGGACTGGTTACAATACTGTAGAGTTTGTATCATGGTTGGCCAAAGCCATTATTATTATCCCAGGACTGATCTTTGGTATTCAAATTTGGGAATTGTATTACCTAACACTATTGACTAGCGTAACATTAATTTGGGCTAGTCGTAAAAAAGCCTTGCCTACACTGGTTGGCTTTAATACCATGTGGGCTTGGTTGAGCTTGATGGTCCTAGCACAGCATTGGATTTAAGGAAAAATATGACAACATTTACAACTGAAGATAGATTGTCCGTTGCACCGTTACAAGATCGCATTACTACCTGGATTCGAGACTACGCCGAACAATCCGGTATGCGTAGATTGGTTGTAGGTATTAGTGGCGGTATTGATAGTGCTGTAGTCAGCGCACTATGCGCTAGAACTGGTCTGCAGACCATTGCAGTGACCATGCCTATTCGTCAGCGACCCGACCTACATGATCTCAGTATGCGTCAAGGTGCTTGGTTATGCAACGAGTTTGACAATGTGCGTCACGAAATTATTGATCTTACCAGCACGTTTGATGAGTTTAAAAATCGACTCAGCAACACCTACAATAATTTATTGGGTTTTGCCAACAGTCGTAGTCGTTTAAGGATGGTCACCTTGTATCAAATTGCACAAAGCATGGGCGGTTTGGTAGTGGGTACCGGCAACAAAGTGGAAGACTTTGGTGTAGGATTTTATACCAAATACGGTGATGGTGGTGTAGACATTAGTCCCATCGCTGACTGCTATAAAACTGAAGTGTGGCAAATGGGTCGTGAACTAGGAGTGTTACAAGATATCATTGATGCAGCTCCCACAGATGGCCTATGGGATGACGGTCGCACAGATCAGGACCAACTGGGTGGCATGAGCTATGCCGATTTAGAACTGGCCATGCAACAAGACGAAGGCGGAATTTTAGTAAAAAATAGTCTAGAATTAGAACGCCTACAAAAATACCAAGCAATCCGTGCCCGTAGCCTACACAAAATGAATCCTATTCCGGTGTTTAAGAAATCTTAATCACCGCTCGAAACACGGATAAATTATTATATCATTTATCTTTAAGGACTCACATGAAAAAAATAGGATTTATTGGCATTGGCAAGCTGGGCTTGGATTGTGCAGAAGTATTTGCTGAAAAGCACGAAGTTCGTGGTTACGACATTTATCCACGAGTTAGCGATACTGTAAAAGTATGCGATATCAGTGAAGTAGTCAACGAAAGCGAGTGGATTTTTATTGCTGTTCCTACTCCACACGCTGAAGGTTACGATGGGTCAGTTCCATCAAGCCATATGACTCCCCGAGACTTTGGGCACGATGCAGTCATTGATGCCATCAATAATGTAAACCGGTATGCTACCAGTCCTAAAAAGGTAGTGTTAATTAGTACCGTGTTGCCTGGAACAACTCGTAACAAGTTTGTTCCACTATTAGATACTAAACATCAATTTGTTTACAATCCTTATTTGATTGCCATGGGTTCGGTCAAATGGGACATGGTCAATCCTGAAATGATCATGTTAGGTACCGAAGATGGTAACCTAACCGGAGTTGCCGGTGAACTGCGAGATTTGTATGAAACAATCATGCAAAACAATCCACGTTACGAAATTGGCACATGGGACGAGTGCGAAGCCATTAAAATTTTCTACAACACATTTATTAGTGCCAAGGTTGGGCTTGTAAACATGATTCAAGACTTTGCCATGAAGATCGGTCATATCAATGTTGATGTAGTTACAAATGCTCTAGCAAGGTCAACCATGCGTATTATGGGTCCTAAATACATGACAGCAGGTATGGGCGATGCTGGTGCTTGCCATCCTAGAGATAACATTGCCTTGCGTTGGTTGGCTGAAGAATACAACATCGGCTACGACCTGTTTGATACTGTAATGCATGCCAGAGAAATACAGGCCAAAAACTTGGCCCTGTTCTTAGTTGATCAGGCACAACGACTCAGTTTACCAATTGTGATTCACGGCAAAGCCTACAAGCCCGATGTTGAATATTGTATTGGTAGTTACAGCACCTTGGTGGGATTCTATATCCGAGAAGCCGGGTTGCCTGTAGTATATGTCGACCCCTTAGCTGATGATCGTACTGGCTGTTTAGATACCATTGATGGACCTGCAGTATTTTTATGGGCACACAATCGCAAGATCACTTACGAATATACCGGTAACACGCCCGATACACAACCATATTGTGAAATTCAACCGGGTAGTGTCATCGTTGATCCATGGCGTAAGTTGCCATTTGACATGCCGGGTATTGCTGTGCTACACTACGGTAATACAAGAATCTAAAGGATAGTATGGGATTATTTGATCGCTTTAAAAAGAAAAAGCCAGCAGAAGTCAAGGCAGAGTCTAAACCCAAGAAGGCAGAAAAAACTGCCAAAGAATTGGCCACAGAAAAGGGCGAGCCCTATGTGACTATTCTCAGCATGGAGGTTGATCCTGCTAATATGCAGAACGGTGCGTTTGAATTAGATTGGAACGATAAATTTGTGGCCAATCTTGTTCGTGCCGGCTATCAAATGAGTCCCAAAGATACCGACTCGGACATTGTTGATCGTTGGTTTACCGCGGTATGTCGCAATATTGTGTTAGAAACCTACGAGCAATACCAAGCCATGGATCCCGAACGTGATCGTGTAGTTAAAACACGCAACATCGGCGAAGGTAGATCGGAAGTGTCATGATTCTAGCCATTGGTGATAGTAATCTATATCCTGCCTGCACTGAGTCAGAGCAACCCGTAGACACCGATAACATGATCGTAGTCTTTAGTCGGCAGTTTGCTGAATCATTTAGTTGTTGGGCCAAAAACGGTGCCAGTAACTACTGGATTGAAAATCACATAGACTATTTCTTAGCCGATGCACGATGGGAACCTGATACAATGCTATTCATTGGGTGGACCAGTTTTGAACGAGAAGAATGGCCATGGCTGTATAACAATATATCTGTGTGTGGCGGACCAGACTTTGGTATGCCTGAACCAATGAAGGCCAGATTCAATCAATGGAAGACCACATTAACTGGCGAATACTATCGCAAGATGACACAGTTCTGGCACGACAGAATTTATGCCGTGCATTTAAAACTGCGTGAGCGCGGTATTCCACATTTGTTTTGGACCACCTACAACAATTTTCATACCATTACTGACCATCAAGACTGGCATGGAAACTTTTACAAGCCTTACAATCCTAACGGATGCATGGCCAAATATTTTGAGTCAAACAACATACTAGCCAACAACGGAGATCCATTCCATTATGGTGCAGATGCTCAAGCAGCTTGGGGCACCGAACTTGGTCTTTATGCCAAAGAATTTATTCTATGATTTTGTATGTCAATGGTGACAGCCATACTGCTGGCGCCGAAGCAGTAAACTCTCATGCATTTGCCGAAGATGATCCTGCGCTATATTACCTAGGACGTTTACCACATCCAGAAAATCTTCAAGTCACTTGGGGTAAACTGTTAAGTCTCGCGCTTAATGCTGGATTTCAATGCGAAGCCGAAAGTGCCAGTTCCAACGCCCGAATACTTAGAACCACCCGTGCTTGGCTTGCAGAACAAAAAAATAATCTACAAGACATTTTGATTGTTATCCAATGGTCAACTTGGGAACGAGAAGAATGGCTATACAACGGTGTTACATATCAAGTCAACGGTTCGGGTATCGATCATGTGCCGCAAGAAGCACATGAACGATATCGTAACTATGTAATCGGGCTGGACTGGCGCCAAAAAACACAGGCAGCACATGATGATATTTGGGCATTCCACCAAGAGCTTGTGTCTCAAAATATTCCACATATATTCTTTAACGGCAACAATGATTTCAGTTCCGTTACGGATCAAAAAGATTGGGGTGTCAATTATATTGGACCATATGATCCGGTCAGCACATACCATGCACAACTGCAAGCCGCAGGAATTGATACGGTCATGCCCGATTCATATCATTATGGACGAGACGGGCACAGTTGGTGGTTTAAATACCTGCTCAATTACTTAATGAGCAACAAATTCGTTTGACAAAATAGACGACATCTGTTATACTAGCAGTATGAAATATGTTCTTATAGATACGGCTAATATGTTCTTTCGTGCTAGACACGGTGCTTTTCGTGCCGCTGACACGTGGGAGAAAATTGGATTTGCCCTCCATGTAACCCTAATGAGTGCCAACAAAGTGGCCCGCCGCTTTGAAGCAGATCATGTGGTTTTTGCCTTAGAAGGGCGAAGCTGGCGCAAGGACTATTATAAACCTTATAAAAATAACCGTGCTGTAGCCCGTGCGGCCTTGACAGAAGCCCAAGCAGAAGAAGATAAAATGTTCTGGGAAACATATGATAATTTGACTAAATACTTGTCTGAACGGACTAATTGCTCAGTTGTAAGATGTCCCACAGCAGAAGGCGACGATATCATTGCTCGCTGGATCGCACTACACCCCCAAGATGAACATATTGTTATCAGTAGCGATACCGACTTTGTTCAATTAGTAGCACCCAATGTCAAACAATACAACGGTATCACAGACGAACTAATCACCATAGAAGGAATCTTCGATGCTAAAGGTAAAGCGGTCATCGATAAAAAAACTAAAGAAGCTAAAACAATTCCCAATCCGGAGTGGTTACTTTTTGAAAAGTGTATGCGAGGAGACGCATCAGACAATGTGTTTTCAGCTTATCCGGGTGTTCGAACTAAAGGAACAAAAAATAAAGTTGGTCTCTTGGAGGCGTTTGAAGATCGTAAAACTCGCGGATATAATTGGAACAACATGATGCTGCAACGCTGGTCAGATCCAGATGGTGTAGAACATCGAGTGCTGGATGATTACGAACGCAATCGAGAATTAATTGATTTAACAGCACAACCTGAAGCAATCAAAGCCACAGTGGACACAGCCATACGTAAACAGATCAGTCACAAGGACATTGGACAGGTCGGTGTGCGTTTTATGCAGTTTTGCGGCAAGTATGAATTGAACAAGTGCAGTGAAAGTGCCGACAGTTTTGGACGTTGGATGAACGAAACATACAAAGGTGTATTGAGTGAAGAAAGTATCAAATAGTCCTGAACGACATACCTTCCAGCTTGAGGCTGCCAAGCAACGTGCCGCAGAAGATAACAAGGAAGTTCCAGAGTTCTATGAAAACTTTTGGAAATCAGCTAAGGAGCAAGATGAGGCAAATCTTGTGGACCCGGAGTGGCAACAAGACAACTTGGAGTATGATCTGCGCAGCAACAAATGGATTTGCGACAAGGTCAAAGCCAGTGATGCTTATGCACAAAATCTCTATGCGGCCATGTGCAACATGCAGTTTCAAAAAATAGCAGTTATGCCCATACTCAAAGACCAACGTTGGTCGTGCAGTTGGCGACACGCCGGCGGGGTTGTTGCAGATATGCTGGAAAAGGGTGACTACATTGATTGGTATTGTTCGGGCATGGGCGGCCTGAATCAAGAGTATGACAGTAAAGAAACCAACGAAGCATGGCAACAACGAACTGGCTATGTCCCCGAAGGTACTGTAACAGAAGAAATCGAACAAGACTTAAACAGCTTGGGATGGAAATCAATGGAATACGATGACAACTATTAAAGAACATTTAATCATGTGGCCAATATTGTTTGTATTAGGAGCCGCACTAATTTCTTTGTTATATGGCATTTATTCAGTGTTGCCCCATGAAGCGGTCTATGATTGCCGCATTGCAGAAATTTCGCCGGACTACACACCGGCTATGAAACAAGAGTGTAGACAAAAACAAAAGGAGTCATCAAAATGACATTAATAGCAAAGCCCGTAGTAGACAAGCAGTTTTGGATCCTACAAGAAAATAATCAAAAGGTCGGAAATATCGAGGCCTGCGACGGTGGTTATCAAGTAAAGATCAACAATCAAATTGCACAATATAAGACTATAAAAATTGCAGCCCGAACTGCCAATATTGAATTTGAACCGGCAGTGAAAATTTCTCGACCCAAGACAACCGTGGACCATGTTCATGGCTACCCAGTCGCAGGTCGAGTATATAATCCCATGTGGAACGTTAGTCAACAACTACCAGTCTATACCAAGACCAACAAAAGTAAAAGTTGGTTTTCAGCCGGTTGGTATAATGTTCGTAAAGGTCGTCATTGGCGAACAGTGTTGTCACCAAAGTTAATTGTGTTACAACGCTATCCGTATCAAGGTCCATACTACTCAGAACACGAAGCCCATGACAATTCATCTAAATAAATTTGTTGAACGAGTTCAAGGTCAGCAGGCCCGAGGTGCTCGAGACTTCATAATGAGCATTAAAGATGCTCAGGACTTACACGCTGACATCACTAGACTTTTATTAGAACTTCAGGCTTTACGTGAACAAACAGTGCAAACCCTCCAAAAAGACACCGAAGTAATCACCGTAAAAATGGAAGGCGGAACATTCTAAAACTACCTATATTTCTAGATAAATAAAATATAGGAGTTTAATGATATGAGTCGTCCAAAACCCAACGTATTAATTGAGCACACAAACAAGTCTACCTATAAGTGTGAGCAGGTTTTAGCTTCAGAAGGTGTGTGGGCTGTATTCTATGACGCCAAGCCTATCAATCTCAAAACATCAAACCTCCTGGTCCAATATCCCGGGCCAAAATACAAAAAAGTTTCATTCTCAAATCCTGGCCATGCCAAGAACTTGGCAAAAAAATTAAACACGCAATTTAAAACCGAAAAGTTCACTGTGGTTCTGTTGACAGCAGGGCAATCGATTTATCCTTGATGTGCGTGATAAAAGAAAACTCACACAAGAGTTAATTGCACTACTACCCGATGAACAACGTATCAGCGTAGAAAGTGCCGTTCCCAGTTGGTGGTTTAATTTAAGACGCAACGGTGGTATGAGATTGACCAGCATTGGTTATCAAACACTTGCTGAGGATCTGGAACTAGAGCATTACTCATACAGTATTGACGATCCACATACGTTTAACAAACAGCTTATCTTAAAATTAGACCGCAAAATGCAAATGCCCTACTATATTCATGCAGTCAAAGGCATACCTAAAAAAATTATATTTTTTGGCAGCCGGGAAGCGGTAATGGTAAACCTATACGGAAATTTACAACAATTCCTTGACAACTACGAGCCCTAGTGTTATACTATACGCTAGGGCCAGTAGCTTAATGGTAAAGCAACCGACTCATAATCGGTCGAGTCTTGGTTCAATTCCAAGCTGGCCCACCAAACACGCTAAATAACATGATCGTGGAACAGCAGAAAAAACCTGTTAATCAGTATTACTATTCCGAAAAAGAATGGGATCGGTTAAGTTGTGGAAAGTTGCCGGCCGAGCGTGATCGTGCTTTTTTAGATGCTCATGCAAAAGGTAATCCCAAGGTTGACAACAATGTTGTAAAAGGCTATAATTAGCACTCATGATTAATTTAAAAGGAAGCAGTATATTATGGTAGTAGGTAAAGTAAAATGGTTTAATGATGCAAAAGGTTTTGGATTTATCACACCCGACGACGGTGGAGAAGATGTATTTGCACATTTTTCAGCAATCAATATCAATGGATTTAAAACATTGAAAGAAAATCAAGTGGTAAAATTTGATTTGGTACAAGGCCCAAAAGGCAAGCAGGCATCAAATATTGTGCCTGCATAAGTAGTTAATACTGCTGTTAGTAAATAATAGCGCATAACAAAAAGGAGTTTTACAATGACAAAATTAGCACAGACACAATTTCTTGCCAACGCTCAAAGCACTATAGTTTTTGGCAGACCAGTTACTGCATCAGAACAGCTAGCAATAAGCAACTTTAAAAAAGATGTTATTGCCGCAGGTCGCCAAGTTGGAGTAGATATGTTTAATGAACCTACGCTTACCTATGTAAATCGTTGGTCAGATATTAATGATGCAACTGGGTATGTAGCACTTTGCAACGGATTTAGTCCAGCACCAACGGCTGCAACAGCCGAAGCTGTTTAACATTAAATAAAGAATTGTTGTAATTCCTTCGTAGTGAAGGCACTGTGGACCCCGGTTCGACCCCGGGCAGGTCCACCTAAGTATATTGATATAGTATATTTAGGTGGGCCTGTATTTGGATTCGACATGGTGAGATAGCGAAAGAGGCAACACAGTAGGCGATGACTGTAAATCAAGCAAATACTTTAAATGCAAACGCATCTAAAGGCGAAGTAACTGTATCTGGTAAGAACGTCAAGTTCTCTGCTCGTTCAGCACAACGCCAATCTTTAGCAGTTTAATCACTGCTTAGGGTAATTATACCTCGTAACAGAAAATAGTAAGAACCCGCTTCGGCGGGTTTCTTTTAACTTAGTTAACTACGCCGTTAACTATAAAAATGGCAGGAAAGTGTGCAAAAATTACTGGCCACTAGTAAAAACCACTAAATATTATTCTAAGCATTACTTTTAAAAGGAAATAAAACAAATGAAGAAATTATTATTAGCATTATTCGTATTGGCTGGCATTACTTCAGCTCACGCTCAAGTATCTGGCAATTTAGGATTGACCTCAGACTACCGCTTCCGTGGTATCAGCCAATCCCAAAATGCTCCTGCTGTCCAAGGCGGTATTGACTACGCTCACTCAAGCGGTTTCTATATCGGTAACTGGAACAGTTCAGTAAGCTCACAAGTTTACACAAACGGTTCAGGTGTTGAGTCAGATGTATATGCTGGTTGGAAGAAAGATATTTACAAAGGTCTAACACTTGATGTTGGTTCTTATAATTATTTTTATCCACGTGCCACTACCTCAGCTCGTACAGGTTCAAACTTTGACACATACGAAGGTTATGTTGGTCTAGGTTATGGTCCAGTAAGCGTCAAGTATAATCGTACATTGGGTAATGGCTACTTTGGTACAGCCAATGCTCAAGGCACAGCATACTACCAAGCTGATGTAGCATATCCAATCGCTGGTTCAAAGATCAGTTTGCTTGCTCACGCAGGTAAGACTAATGTTGCTAATAGTTCTTCATTGGACTATAACGACTACAACTTTGGTGTAGGTTACGACTTACAAGGTTGGAACTTGGCCGCCAAGTATTACACCAACGGCGACAAGACTACAGCGTTCAACACAGCCAACACCGTAAATGGTCAAAAGTTGTATCGCAATGCCGCAGTTTTCTCTGTAGCAAAATCATTCTAATCAAACAGTTTGATTAGAGTTCTCAAAAAGGCCCTTCGGGGCCTTTTATTTTGGCAATACGCTGGTTGACACGGCATAAATAAACCTGTATAATACTTACTATGATGATTAATAACTTGCATCCTTCTTTAGCAAACAATCCAATAATTGGACTGTGGGTCTATGGCTGTGAAGATTGTAGGGTGGGTTTTGAATAGCAGTAAGTTTTAACTTTATTCAACAACCCCGAAACTAAACAGTCCGGGGTTTTTTATTGAGAGAAAAATATGACAGACAACAAAGAAAATAAATTTTTTTTAAATCCAGAAGAACGTATGGCCTTGCTTGAGAGTAAGGTCGCTCGGGCCCGAGCACAGGTCGAAGCGATGATAGCACAAATTGATGCAGTAAAGAAATTAAAAAACAATGAAAAAATTAATTCGTGATGGTCGAGTAGCTGTGTTGGTAAGCCCTGGCTACGGTGCTGGTTGGTATACCTGGCACGGCAATGAACAATTGATCTATGATCCTAGCATTGTAGAGTGGGTTGAGCAAGAAAATTTTGATAAAATTGTTACCTATATGGAATTAAAGTATCCAGATGTGTATTGCGGAGGGCTGAAAGATTTAGAAGTAAAGTGGGTGCCAGCAGGAGCTCGTTTCCGCATTGATGAATATGATGGAGCAGAAAGTCTGGTATTGGAATCCAATGAAAAGTGGCTGACTGCTTGACGTTAATACAAAAGTATTACAAATTAGTAGGTTGACCCAAAATAGTCCATTTGCTATAATAATAGTAACAGTTAAAAGAAAGGAGGGCATGATGCCTAGTGTATTTTTAGTAAGCGACACACATTTCGGACATACCGGCGTCTGCCGCTTCACCCGTAATGACGGTGTTACAAAGTTACGTCCTTGGGATAGTCCTGAGGAAATGGACGAAGCTATGGTCAAGGCTTGGAACGAAAGAGTCAAGCCCACTGACAAGGTCTACCACTTAGGCGACGTTGTCATCAACCGCAAGGCATTAAAGATCATGAGTCGCTTAAACGGCGACAAGATCTTAATCCGTGGTAACCACGACATTTTTCGTGATGAGGAATATCGTGAACACTTTCGTGAGCTTAGAGCATATCATGTCATGAACGGAATGATATTGAGTCATATTCCTGTTCACGCAGAAAGCCTTGGTCGTTTTGGTGTCAACATCCATGGACACTTACACGCAAATCGTGTCAAGCGGGCTCGTGGTGTCGATGCTAAGACCGGTGAAGTTTTATACAGTGACGAGAATGATGTTCGTTATCATTGCGTTTGCGTGGAACAAACTGATTTTGCTCCGATCTTGTTTGAAGACGTGATCCGACGCATCGAAGCAGAAGGTGGTGAAGTTGGATTCAGGAACGGCAACGGTCCTGCGATGTAAAGTTTTAAACGGTCTCGTAGTTTATTGGTTAGAATATCCCCCTGTCACGGGGATGGGACGAGTTCGATTCTCGTCGAGACCGCCAGAAGTTGAGTCCCTGATGTAATGGCAGCATAACGGTCTCCAAAACCGTTCGTCGGAGTTCGAGTCTCTGGGGATTCGCCAGAAACAGTTTGACAAGGTATAGCAGTTAGTGTAAAATAGTGTTTTCGATCGCGGGTTGGAGAAGGAGTATCTCGAGAGTCTCATAAGCTCTAGTCCCTGGTGCGATTCCAGGACCCGCAACCATTAAGAGGTAAACATGGATATTGATCAGGCGGCAGTGTTTTTAGCAGGTAGTATTTTGACAGCACTTGGATTTATTATTATTGTAATCGCTGCGGTGGTTATTAATAATATCATTTACAAGTATTGGAAAAGTTGGGGTTGGAATTTGCTTCCAGACTACATGCATAAAGAAGAAAAAGAAGTGATCTACGAAGATCCCAAGTTTGATAAGAAATAAGTCGGAGTATAGCACAGCCTGGTAGTGCGCCTGGTTTGGGACCAGGAGGTCCGAGGTTCGAACCCTCGTACTCCGACCAAGAACGTGCCGAGTGTCGTCGGCTAGTGTGACCCACACGATGAGAAGTAGCTGACTGCTACGGGTGGTCCCAGTCTAACCCCAACTGGCGCTGGCAATGCGATAACGAGCCCTGTCGTGTAGCGGATGAGGTCTAACTTGTTTCTCTGCTGAGGCTGATCGGCCAACCAGAGGCGACACCAGTAGGGTGTTGCAGAGTTTAGAATATAGTTGACCGCCGGGGGCTGAAGAGCATATATGAACACATTCGGTTGGCCCATAGCCAACAGAGACACTAGAAACGTGAGTGTGTTCTTATATGTTTTTGGAGAAGAAGCATCAATGGTGATGCAGTGGACTGTAAATCCGCCGCCTTCGGGTACGACTGGTTCGATCCCAGTATTCTCCACCAGATTTACGCTCGGGTCGTCTATCGGTTAGGACACCGCCCTTTCACGGCGGGAAGAGGGGTTCGATTCCCCTTCCGAGTGCCAGTTAGTTAGAGAGATATTTTGCGACTGTGGTGAAATAGGTAGACACAAGAGACTTAAAATCTCTCGCTTGCGGGCGTGCCAGTTCGATTCTGGCCAGTCGCACCAGTTTTTATGCGGGATTAGTTTAGGGGCAAAACTAAAGATTTCCAATCTTTCGTCATCGGTTCGATTCCGATATCCCGCTCCAGACAATGGTATTGTTGGTGTAATGGTAGCACCCGAGTTTGTGGAGCTCGTAGCAAGAGATCGATACTCTTACAGTACCCCAGTAGCAAGGCAACGGTGGCAGAGCGGCCCAATGCAAGGGATTGCAAATCCCTAAAACCGCTGGTTCAAATCCAGCCCGTTGCTCCATATTAAATACGTCGACCCCGGTGGCGCAATTGGTAGACGCACTCTCCTCAGAAGGGAGCTGTTGAAGGTTCAAATCCTTCCCGGGGCACCAGTTTTAAAAATTAATGCTTGACTGTCAGTATTTTTTAGTGTATAATATACATTTACAACAGGAGAAGATATGAAACCAATCGTTGATAGTCGTAGTAGCCAAGTTGATCTTGAAAAATGTGTAGGGCTTGCTGGCTCTCGTTACGACATGATCGTTGCTGTATCACAACGTCTGCGTGAACTCAAGCGTCGAGCACGAGAAACCGGTGCGTATGTTACTCCAGTTGATGCCTTGTTAGAAATGCAACAAGGTAAAATTGACATGCTTCAATACATGGCCAAGGTAAAATGACCCGTAAAGATACACTAGATCGAGCCTATGGCAATATGCCCCGAGAAGTAGGATGGGGTGTTGATTTTTTCCCAACCCGGCCGGTCCGTTATCTTTGGTTAAAATGGATTGTTAGAAAATTTTTTAGATAGGAATCAAAATGGCAAAACAACAAACAGCAACTGAATTGAGTCGTACCTTAGCAGGACAATGGACCAAGACTGAAAAACGAGCCGAGGCCAGTAGACAGATTATGGCTAGTCAAGCCAGTGCTCACGCCAAGATCAAGGCCTTTAAACAGACACAGATTTTAAACAAGTGATGTTATTTGTAGATGTAGTTGATGGTGTCGGTGTTTTCTCGTAATTGACGAGCGCCGTTTTTGAGATGAAAGCGCCGAGCCATTTCGGTCTTGGGACTTAGGGTCACATAAGTTTGAATCTCTGGAAATTCGGATTCAATTGACCGTTGAGCTGCTACAATAAGGTCTCGCCCGGCACCGGCTGTGTAGCTCCAGATAGTGTAGAATACTGCTGTGGTTGCACTGCCGATTATCACAACCAAATCATCCACTGCTGAAGGAATTGTTTCTAAAAATTTAACACAGGTAACGGCCAGGGTTTGATCACCATCTTTTAACATGTAAATTCGACTGTTTGAGTTTACGCGATCAGACAGGGGTATTTCTGGGCGCACAGGATCGTCCTTGATAAGGTGGGCAAGATCGTCTGAAATGGTTGTGATTGTGTGTAACATAATATACGCTGTTTATAAAGGTATTTATCAAAAGGTATATGACAGTAAAATTACGGAGAGTTGGGTGAGCGGCTGAAACCAACGGTCTACTAAACCGTCATAGTGGCAACACTATCGTGGGTTCGAATCCCACACTCTCCGCCAAATACGCAGGACCTTAGCTCAGTTGGATTAGAGCATGGAGCTTCTACCTCCAGGGTCCCTGGTTCGAATCCAGTAGGTCCTACCAAATTGACCCTATTAAAAATCCTAGATTGAATGCAAAGATACCCAGTAATGTTGTGCCCATTAGGTACCAGCCCGGATGCTCGATATATCGAGCATACTTGAATTCAAAATAGAAGCCTAGGTCATCGTGTTGAAGTTTCATTACATGATATTTATGGATACACTTTGTAACAAATAAGTAGCATTACGCCCTTTTAGTTAAATGGTATAACAGTTGATTTGTAATCATCAATTGGCAGTTCGATTCTGTCAAGGGGCACCAAAATTTTAATTATGTTTTTTGAAAAACTCAACATCACAGTAGACATAGATTGTCTACGCAAAGACGTGAAGCAATATGTATTCACGTTAGGGGATCCTATATTTCAAGGTGATGAATACGGTTACGACAATTTTGGTGGCTGGAGTTTGTTAACACGAACCGGTACTTGGCAAGACGGTTGGGAAATTGGACATACAGGTCATCCAGGTGAAAAGATTATATTCCCTGAAGGTAAACCAAACTATCGTGCAAGTAAATTTTTAAATATCAGTCATAGTTTTGAACACGCAAATCCTACCAATGGATGTCGTGGTGAAATAGCCCGTGTGCTAGATCAAATTCGTGATCAAGGGTTTACACCACGCCGGGCCAGGGTCAGTTTGTTACGTCCAGGCGGCGCTACACTATTGCATAGCGATGCTACTCCTGATGTATATATGGCTCGTATACATATTCCTTTATGGACCAATGAGCAATGTATACACCATTGCGACGGGTATGATTTGCACATGCCAGCTGATGGATCGGTGTATATTCTCTGGGTGAATAGGAATCATCAAGTGACAAATAAGTCAACAGAAAATAGATATCATATCATAATGGATGCCTACGATACCAAAGGTGCAACAGAAAATTTTAAATTTGTTGGGGATATAAACAATCTACAACATGCCGCTGATAGTTTTAGGCAAAATATTGATTCAGTTACTCTGAGTGAGCAGGAAATACAATATTTTGAATTGTTGAAAAAACAATTTATAAGTAAGTTTTAATATAAGGAACCACAATGAGCAAACTAAGCGATACAATTAAGGCCGCACTGGATAAGAAAAAAGGTATCCATCATTTAGAAAACGATGGCACCGCCGTTGTTGACACCAAAGCAAAACGAGTTAAATCTGCTGCACCTGCCGGTAAAAAGCCACCTACTAGAAGTGCTGGCCGAGGTAGATAATGTATACACCAAGGTACATACAATACGTTAACTTTCCACAGATTCCTAAGGAAATGTTAAATCGTATCAATCGTGATTTTGATCAATATCGTAAAGAACCAGGTAGGGTTGCTAACCCCGACACCTATTGGTGGAGTGATAGCTTCAACGAAGAAATAAATCAATGGTGTCAACAAAATATATGTCCTGACATGTATTTTGGATTCCAGGCAGCTGTTGGTGATTTACGCTTGCACAAAGATCACGGTACAAAAATTAAATTAACTTATGTATTAGACTGCGGAGGCGACCGTGTGTTAACTGAATTCTTTGACAACGACTATGCTACCAAGTTAGCATCGTATTGTATTGAACCTAACCGTTGGCATATTTTTAAAGCAGATACTGCTCATCAAGTTGTCAACACCGAGCCTGGTAAAATCAGATTCAGCATTACAGGAAGGATTTTTTCATGATTAAAAAAATAGTTGTTGCCGGCGCAGGTTTTAGTGGATGGTACACAGCGTTGTCACTTTTACAAAATGTTCCAGATATTCGCATTACCATTGTAGGCAGCTCTAAGATTCCAAAACTTCAAGTTGGCGAAGCCATGGCATTTGATGGTCCGTATAATCTTAAAAATTTGTTAAAGTTTAAAGACGATCGAGAGTTCATGAGAACCACCGGTGCTATCTACAAGTATGGGGTCAAGCTAGATGAATTCAATGGCGACAACAAGATTACTCACCATGGTAAAATACACAATTTAAAAATCAGTAGTCTTGCAAAATTTTATTCTGCTTTTGATTATCCCGACTATTACGAAACATGGACGGCCAGGCCTGGTGATGCTGGCATTATTGACACATGGCTATGGGCACATCAACAAAATCCTCGGACTATGAATCAATTAGTTGATGATATTATTGACGCTCAATATTTTTCAAGCGTTCCCAAGGCTCCATACGATGCCAACAACAATTATATACTAAGGCCCAATGATGGATTTTCCTATCACTTTGATGCTGATAAAACTGCCATTTTAATGCGCAACATTTGTATCGCTAACTTTCCAGGTCAAATTGAAGAAATTGACGCAGTGATACAGGACATCGAGCAAGATCAAAACGGACATATCACTGGCGTAGTATCAGACAGCCAGAAAAAGATTGTCGGCGACATGTATCTAGATCTTACTGGTTTTAGACGAGTGATCATGTCTAAGCTCGATAATCATTCTTGGATCGATCATTCAAAATATTCTCCCGACAGTGCCATGGTATATCCACGCAAGTATACTGATCCACACACAGAAATGGTCGGCGCTACTACATTCTCAGGTCTAGAACACGGATGGGGATTCAAAATAAATCTGTATCATAGAACTGGCAACGGTTACTGCTATATGAGTTCTATGGCAGAAAAAGACAAGATACACGAGTATCTACAATCCCGGGCTGGTAACTACAAGGTCAATAATCCCATAGTGATCTCTTGGAAATCAGGTTATTACGAACGGCCATGCTACGGTAATACCATTGCGTTTGGTCTTGCATCAGGACTGATTCATCCATTTGACGGAAACTTAATTCACACGCACAGTCGCGGCTTAGAAAATCTTATCAAATTACTAAATCAGCCAGAGCTAGCAATACAGGATATTGAAACTCAATACAATGCATTACAAAAACCTGTGCTGGATGAAGTGGCATTGAGAATGACCCTTATGCTGGGATTTTCTACCAAGTCTGGCAACTTTTGGGATCTACAAAGACAACGAGCCAAGGATGAACATTTCTTAGAACAGTTACAAGACATTGTTGAAATGAAGACCAACAATATTAATTCTCGATTAGTTTGGAACTGGCAACAAGCATATGTTAGGTTGGTTGTAAGTTGCGATGTTGATGTTAGTAAATTCAAATTACCACGCCCAACAGATCGTGATTTAGAAATGTTCACGGCATTTTGTCAATATAATCAAGCGAGAAACAAATACATTCGTGAATCCAAATGGCCGAACTACTACGAATGGCTCAAAGAAAACAGATTTGATGGTAAAACATCAGATGAAATCTTTGACGAATTGAATTACTGACATAAATATTCCTGCAACGCCGGGTAGTTCCGACGTCGGCATCTAAATCGACGCTTGACATAGTGATGTCTTTACTGTATTATTAATACATAACGCCGAGCCGTAGCAGAGTTCTTCTGCAAGCTCTTAAAGAAACCAAAATTTAGGAGAAAAATAAATGTTTCGATTATTAAAAATTGCCGCTGTCGGCATGCTAGTTGTTCTGTCCTCATTTGCATCAGCACAAGGTTTTACCCCCACAACCAAAACTGTTGAAATTGTAGTGCCGTACCCACCAGGCGGCGCCACTGACAAATGGGCCCGTGTGTTGGATGAAATTTTTCAGGCACAAGGATGGAAAAGTGTTGTGGTAAACAAGCCCGGTGCTGATACTGTTATTGGCAGTAACTATGTTGCCGCTGCCAAAGCCGATGGTCACACCATTTACGTTGGTGGCAATGGTTTTATTGATGCCAATATTGCTTTCAAACAAAAAGCACCCGGTATCGAATATACTGAAAACAGTTTTGAGCCAATCATCCCCTTGGGTGCCGGTACCGCAGTGTTGGCCGTGGCCAGCAATGTTCCAGTCAACACCTATGAAGAGTTCAAGGACTATGTGAAGAAAAATCCAGAAAAGTTCAATCTGGGTTTTTGGAACACCTACACTGGCAACATCTTCTACGAATGGGCCAAACGCGAAGGTCTTCCCAAGCCCAACATGATTTTCTACAAAGGTTCAGCACCACAAGTGGCTGATCTATTAGGTGGACATGTTCCGTTTGTGTTTGATACCTACACTGCAATGGCTCCGCACTATCAAGCCGGCAAGGTCAAAATCGTTGCTGCCTTGGATCGACGTGGAGTTGCTATTGTAAAGAAAGACATACCAGATGCACGACTGGTCAACATTGCTGACCGTGTGCCAGCAGTGGACGTGCCAATTTGGTATGGCCTATATGCACCGGCTGGCACACCACGCGAAGTCATTGCACAATTCAATTCTGTAGTTAACACCGCGTTGAAGAATCCCAAATATACTCGAGATATTGAAATGTTACACATTGCCAACTTTGGTGGATCACCTCAGGATCAACGTCAAGTTCAAGTCAACACCTTGAACATCATGAGAAATGTGGCCAAGAGTATCGAGTAACACATGGACACTATAGCCTATCGAGTTGGTCACAAGTTCGTCTACAACATCTACCCGGCACTGATGGAAGCCATGCAGTCCGGCAATCCAGTAGAGTTTTACTGTAGAGACAGTGTATACGATCAATTCAATTGGGCTGTAGAACCTGAGCAGTCGTTGGATGAATTAATGACTGCTCATGCTTTGAGTATAAGGTCCCAATACGAACGTGTGATATTGTTGTGGAGCGGTGGCACTGATAGTCATACCATTTACAATATTTTTAAAAGGGCCAACATACGTATCGACGAGATCTTGATCAAAGCATCAGCACACTTGGCACAGTATCCGGACCATCATGTGGATTGGATTAAGGCCAACCACTATGATCCCTCCACTATCATCACTCGTTATGATCAAAACGATACTACTTTGAGAAGCCTTGATTGCCCGGACGAAGATTGGGTATGGAAGAACAAAGGAGACTTGTTGATGTTTGGTATGAGCACCGGCGCCGAAGGCGTCAAGCACCTGATTGAACGCAATCATGCTGGCAAACGATGGACCGCTGTGGCTGGCTTTGAAAAACCCCGACTGGTTTATAGGCAAGGTCGTTGGTATGCCAGACACCTTGACAGTCCGCTGCGTCAAACCATGAGTTACGACCACTTGAATCGTTTCTTCTTGGAACCATTGATCAATATCAAGCAGAACCATTTGGTCAAACACGCAGTCAAACGACACATTGTAGCCAATAAACTGCCGTTGTATGATGGTGATTGGGCCGAAGCAAAGTGGCCCAGAACAGTCAAGGGCTATCGTGGCTGGGCCACGGCCTGTGGTCGTCATCCAGAACTGACTGATGGTGCCAGCAACCTACAAAAACTCAGCAGTGATCAATATTTTAGTATAGATGTAAGCGGTGAAAAATCCTACGCTGATTTGATTGCCAATCCTGATCCAACCTTGCAAGGATTTTTAAAGAATGACAATCGGACTGCATTGAACTATGTCAAGGGACTGTTTAACTTGCAAAGCGAAACTAGATTTATGAACTTTGTAAACGACAATCAATACCTTAGAGAAAAGAATCAACTAGTAAACCTTAGACTGATGTTTAGCAAAGAATACGACCTAGGCCCATGATGTTAGCGACATTGATACAGACCGATGTGACTGATTTCAACCGAGACACTTTGATCAAGTTAAAGCCTTACTTTGATTTGAACATTGCTAGATCCTCCGCAGCTGACCGTGAACAGTGGTTTCACAACTTGTTGACCTTGGCCAAATATGATCTCAGCATTGCTCACTGTGTTCAACACAACCATTATCCACGTCTGCACATAGAAACCAAGTTTGGTGATCAGTTGCCAGAGTTTTACGATTCTACGTATGAAAATAAAATTGGTTGCTATTCTGGGTGGAAAAGTGCTGACTCAATGCGGTTAGATGGTAATGTAATATCAGGAACCAAGCAATGGATTTCTCTAGTGGACCGTGCCGACTTTGGAATTTTCCGTGTGCCGGTCAACGATACCGAAGCCTATGTGATGATTGACTTTGCGGCAGCACAGCCAATGATTGATCTAAGTTATACTACTCCAATTGGTATGCAGATTGCAAGGCCTGGATCAATCACTCTAGACCGTTATGTGTTGCCTGACAACGCTATTTTAGGCTACAGAAAGTATCATGAAAATTCTCCAGAATTTTTCCATATCACCAACATGAGTGACTATTGTTTTGTAACCAACTATCTTGGTATCGTGATGTCGTTGTATCAAGATCTTGGTCAATATATTGAACGCACAAATATCAACATTGACTACGACTATAAAAAACTAGGGCTGTCTGTTTCGGCCTTGTTAATGATGTGGCAAGACAATTTGGTATCAGTTCATACAACCACGCCGTCGGATAACTTTTGGCATCGCAGGAATACGCAATATACACAGAGTAAAAATATCTTGTTGGAAATTATCAGCCTGATTTTACACATAGGTGACAGTCGTTGGGTAGATGCTGTTAGTCCAGCTAATCAAAGATTTAGAGATGCCCTGTCATTTAGTTCACACATGAAGCCTTTGTATAGAAATCTTGAAGAAAAACACTTTGTGCGCTTGTAAAAACGCCGGTTGACCATTAATGCCCATTTTGCTATAATATGGCTATGAAGTTAGAAATCAATGAAGTTTTACAGTGGACTGGAGCGGTGTTTATAATAGCCGGTCACAGTCTCAACGCCGTGGGACCTGCGGCCTATCCTTACAACATACTTGCCTTCTTCGTAGGCACCGTCCTGTTCATGGCCTGGTCAATCCGTGTTGCAAATAAACCACAGTTGCTGGTCAACATTGTAGCCCTAGCGATTGGGCTTACAGGGCTGGTCAAAGCATTCGGTTGACCAGAAATTGCCCATTTGCTATAATACTTGTATAGAAACTAAAAAGGAGCAGATGTGAACATCAGCACACTAGAAGCCTATGTGGCACAGAAAAATACTTGGAACAAGATTTTTAAAAAACGCGAGTTGAGCTTGCTCAATGCCAAAGATCGTCAGGCCATTGCTAACAGTATCGATGCTGAGATGAGTCCAGAAAACTTGACCTGTGATGGTGAATTGCCTCCTGCAATGGTGCGTGAGAAGATGAATCGTCTGGTTCGTTGTGCAGAGCAACTACTCTCGATTGATCCTACTGTCAGCTTCTACGAAATGGGAGTGTAATTTGGCCTATACTGTTTTCAAGCACAATCAAGAATATGGTCCACGCAAAGGTCTGGAAGGACCCTTTCACTACCCCAGTGGCGCTGTCTTGTATTACGATCCCAAGGCCGGTGAGTATTATGATCCACGCACTGATTTTTATGTGGATCGTGAAGATGTTGCAGTTTTGCAACAACAGATCATTGATTGCTTGACACAGAAGTCTATTTAACATATAATATATTTTTAATCGTAACTAAGGAACACAGCCATGTCAGAAACAAGAACAGTCACTACAATTCAAGCTCGCAAGAGTTTGCTCAAAGCATTTCGTAAACAACGCCCATTATTTCTCTGGGGTCCTCCTGGAATTGGCAAGAGTGAGCTAGTAGCAGACATCACTGCCGAACTGGGCGGTTACATGATCGACCTACGTTTGGGTCAGATGGAACCCACAGATATTCGTGGTATTCCTTTTTATAACAAAGATCTAGGCAAAATGGATTGGGCGGCTCCAATTGAACTGCCCGATGAAGAACTTGCTGGTCAGTATCCAATCGTGGTCTTATTCTTAGATGAGATGAACAGTTCGGCGCCCAGTGTTCAGGCCGCGGCTTATCAGTTGATTTTGAATCGACGCATTGGCAAATATCACTTGCCCAAGAATGTTGTGATTGTTGCTGCAGGTAATCGTGAAAGCGACAAAGGTGTTACATATCGTATGCCTACTCCACTGGCAAATCGTTTCATCCACCAAGAGATGAAGGTTGAATTTGGCCCTTGGCAAGAGTGGGCTGTAAACAAGAACATCCACAAAGATGTAGTCGGTTACTTGAGTTTTGCCAAGCAGGATCTATATGACTTTGATGCTAAAAGTGCAAGCCGTGCCTTTGCTACACCACGAAGCTGGACCTTTGTGTCAGAATTGCTCGAAGACGAAGAAGGCGATGATGACACAATTATGAACTTGATCGCTGGTACAGTAGGCGAAGGCCTTGCTGTCAAGTTCATGGCACATCGCAAGATTGCCGGTCGTATGCCCAAGCCCGAAGACATCCTAGCTGGCAAGGAAAAAGAGCTCAATGTCAAAGAAGTGTCGGCTATGTATAGCTTGGTGATCAGTATGTGCTACGAGCTCAAAGGTGCAATTGAGCGTAAAGTATCAGATAAACAGTTCCACGAAATGGCTGATAACTTCTTTGCTTACATGATGAAGAACTTTGAAACTGAGTTGGTTGTTATGGGTGCCCGTATTGCACTTACCACCTACAACTTACCGTTCCAGCCGACCAAGCTGAAAAACTTTGATGAGTTCCATCAACGCTACGGCAAGTATATTTTGCAAGCCAGCGACAAGTAAGATGGTTTAGGGGGGTGGTGTTATCTTATAACACGGGCTGTGTTCGCACCGCCCTCCTACCTTTTGTAAAGGGCGATCATGAAAACGCAATACGACTACTGGAAAGAAGCGCATGATCAAGTTATGGAAGAGATGGCTATATCAAATAAAACAATGAAATATACTTTAGAAGATACTATTCCAAATAAATATTTTAAATATATTGTTGATATAGGACAGATTCTCGACTTCCACGATGCACGAAAATGGTTGAGCGAGACTTACGGCTACTCCGAAGATTTAAAGAAAGACCAACCCAATACCAATCTGCATTGGGCATTTACAATCAATTGGCGTATTCATAAAATATATCTTCGAGGTGAAGAAGAGTTGTCGTGGTTCAAGATCAAATACGGGAATAACAAGTGATCGATTTAAAACAAAACAAAGCCTTTTGCATTCTACCGTTTATACATATACACGTTAGTGAGAAAAACAATATCAAATTGTGCTGTTTAGCCGAAGACAACATGGAGCTTAACAAATACACTGAAGATTTTGACTTTGCCAACGATCCAGATTATCAAGACGTTCGTGCTAAGTTACTGGCAGGTGAACGTATTCCCCATTGCACCAAGTGTTATGAACTAGAAGATGGTGGTGCCGAAAGCACCAGGATACGAGATACCGAGGAATGGATTGCTAAACTCAACGTGGTTGAACCAGAAGATCTTCAATCTGAATTGATCTATTATGACATACGCAATGATAACTTGTGTAATCTAAGTTGTCGCATGTGTAATCCGCAGTTCAGTAGTCAGCTGGCAAAAGAATACAAAACGATCGGATGGGCCGAGTGGCCTCCAGAACCCAGGAGTTTTGGTTTCAATAGTGTGGTTGATATGGCCACAGTGCAAAAGATCTATGTAGCCGGGGGCGAACCTAGCCTTATGCCTGAGTTTAGAACTTTTTTAAAACGTGCCATTGATGCCGGACGAACCGACATAGACATTCGTATCAGCACCAATACTACAAATTTAAACAAAGAGTATCGTGACCTGTTGAGTCATTTTTCTAATTTAAATATCATTTGCAGTATCGACGGATACGATCAAGTGAACAAATACATACGGTGGCCTGCAGATTGGCCGACTTTAGTAGAGAATATAAAAGGCCTGTATGAGATTACCCCAAATGTATCGTTCAATGTGACTGTGAGCATTTGGAATATCTCGCGGTTGAGCAAGTTAATAGACTTTTTTGATTCAAATTTTGAACGCCCGGTGATCTTGTTAAACCAAGTCACACATCCACCTGAACAAAAATTTGAGACATTTCCTAATAAAGCCCTGGCACTGGCCGACCTGGAACGTGTCAAATTATCAAGGTCTTACAAAACTGACCAATTGGCTGGATTTAAATCTAAAGTTGATTATTTTATAAAAGTGCTAGAAAAAGCCACTGTGAATTTAGACAATCTTCAAAAATTCTTCAAGTATAACGATGCATTGGATCAATCCAGAGGTGTCAAGTTGGCAGATTATATTCCAGAATTAGAACGTGCAAGATCATTAATTAAAAAGTCATAATGTTCAATAAGAAAATTTTATGTATTGGTAACGAAACTGAACTGACTGATCAGTTAACCGGCACACTTGCCGTCAAGGATGCAACAGTCAATCATGGCTTGATCTCAATCGACACTTTTTCTCCTGATGAATTTGGTTACTATCATACCAGTATTGCAGATGTATCATCTGGTAGTATTGTTTTAAATTTAGCGCCACAATTTGATTCCGTTGTAATGTTGGATCAAACTGTGGATTCTTATCCACACTGGAAGAGTTTTGTAAACACTTTCAGACTCATGATTGAGCTAGAAGAAAAAGGATACAACACTGTATTTCGGAACAATGGTAGCAATACAGATATTTTATATTGGCACAACTTGCTAAAAACCAACAAGAGCTTATGTTTATATCCTTTTATTAATTTGATTAATGATTATGGGTCGGCAGTTATGTGTCAAAAAAATCCAAACCCATTGACACAAATCGAATCTATTGTTGAGTGGTCAACTGATCCAGCATTTATGCCTATTAGAAACAACATGCTGGCCGGACTGCAAATGCCAGACAAATGTAAAACCTGCTATGAGCGAGAAGAAGAAGGTGGGGAAAGTGCCAGGCAATTTGAATCGTTAGAGTGGGCTATACATTTAAAACTAAGCAATAAACAAGATTTAAAAAAGATAAAACAACCAGCTCTTTACGAAATACGTCCCAGTAATAAATGTAATATCATGTGTCGCATGTGTGACGACCGACATAGTCACTTGATTGAAGAAGAAAATAAAAAATTAGGACTGGCACCACTTGACGAGCAATGGAGGTATCAAGATTTTCCCTATGATAAAATTAACTTTGATACAGTAAAACGTATCTATTGGGCCGGCGGTGAACCTACAGTGATGCCGGAGTTTTATGCATTTTTACGTAGGTGCATTGACCAAAACCAAACTGACTTTGATTTGTCAATTGGCACCAATGGAATGAAAATTAGTGATACACTAATTGCATTATTAAAAGAATTTCCTCGGGTAACATTTAGTATAAGTTTTGATGGTTACAAAAAGATTAATGATTATATCAGATGGGGTAGCGACTTTGACACTGTGAGAAACAACTGCCATCGTATTGTCAACGAAGGCCATTATCTAGCCTTTCAGACAGTATTCAGTTTGTATAATGCCACACGTATTCACGAAATATATGAATTTTACGATCGAGAGTTTCCGGGCATCAATAGTCTAGTTCAACCGGCTGGTAGATTAAATTCTCATCTAGGGCCTTGGAACAATCCGCTTAGAGAACAAGTATTGGAATCGATGTATCGTTGTCAAGAAACCAAAGTCTACTACAACGGTGGCAGGAACACTGATGCACTAGTAACAGAAATGATAAATCGTTATAAAAACTACGAATGTAATCTTGATGTATTGTCAAAGTTCTTTCAATACAATGATCAACTAGATCAAGCTCGTAGCAGTCGGTTGGGTGATTATATTCCTGAATTAGAACAGGCTAGATCTCTAGTGTTCAAATGAAGATAGCTAGTGTTGTAGCGCCAGTGGTGCATTCTGATCCGGTATCTGGCCACAGATATCAAGGGTGGACACCTTGTATTGAATGGTGTGATACCAACTGCGAAGGCCCTTGGTTGTTTGTCAGTGAAGGTGTATTTGAGTTTGAATGGGGTTCAGATTATATTATGTTTATGTTGAAATGGTCATAAAGGAAAAATGATGAAATCGTCTGACAATATTGTATTGATTGCGGGAGACAGTTTTGCCGCAGGGGAATGGCGCGATCCAGGTGTGGACTACAAGCCCTATGATGTAGGCATAGGTCACAACTTTGTCAAGCACGGATACCAGGTAAGGAATATTGCAAAGCCAGGTGGTTCAAACTTGGAATCATATACTCGTGTCAAACACTATCTACAGTGTAATCAGCATGAAATTGCAAATATCAAATTTATTTTGTTTTGGCAAACTGAGTTTTATAGAGAAATGTGGCATTACAGTCCCGATGCATTGCAGGAACTGGTAGGTCAAGGATATTCTGCGCTTAAAAATAAATGGATATACGAACCGTATTTTAGTTTGGCTGAGATATATCAAGAATGGAAAATTCCCATTTATATAATTGGCGGTGCCAGCGATGCTGTTGGGTGGCCCGGAATGGAGGAAAAGTTACCTGGTGTTAATATAGTATGTGAAAGTGTGACTCATTTGATATTGGAAAATGACCACCGAGCCACAACTCCTGTGTATTCTAGTTTTATATCAGGATTAGTTGATAGTCCAGAATATAATTTTTTAGAAATGGTTAAAAAGAATATTTCCAGTAGTGATTTAGAAATTTTGTTAAACGACATTAATTTAGGTGGACAACGTATATCATTGATGATGAAAAATCCTCACTATTTTTATCCTGACGGAATTCATCCTAACGAACGTGCTCACAAAATAATTTTTGAATTTTTGTTAACAGCTATTCCAGAATTAAAATGTTAAGGTGGAGTTAAATGGATTACTATTACGAAATAGATCCCAAGTATGATGGTACCGTATTTGGGGATAAATGGCACTATTGGTGCATGGCCAACTGTAGTCCAGCTGACAACGGCAAGATGTGTTTTAAAACACACGATGAGTTTATGGCTCGTAGCCGTAGAGTATGGTTGGAAAATCGCAACGGTGTATATCAAGTGCATCCAGCATGGCACGGACATCGCCCGGTGGATCCACGCGAGTTTACCTTGGTCAAACTCAAAGCAAAAGTAATCAAGTGGTGGGATGATGAGTAAGGACGAATACTACCGTGACACAGCGGCTCGACTGGATACCATTATAGGTGGCGATACTCGTAACTTTAATCGCCTGCACAAAGCCAAAAAAGAATGGGATGCGTTGGCTGCAGAAGTGCCAATTGGCCAAGGATTCCTTACATTTGAAGACTATGTGCAAGAATACTACGGCATCAAACTCACTGTAAATCACAAGCTAAGTGGCATTGATCTTGACTATGCCATAGTAGATGAAAAGAAATACACTGTGTTCCTGTTAAAGTTTGGACAATAATGCATATCAATAACTGGACACTACCTAGACCTCCCGACAATGTGTTGGAACGATGCCACCAGGTGCTGATCGGAGATCCGTCCGTTAGAATGTGGCAAATGAAACAGTATTGCCGAGATAACAATTTAAGTTTGGTATGGTCTGAGTTGGTTGAAACAAGTGATGTTAGTGCATTTTTTGATGAAGTGTCGGCGTTTTATTTTATTGATCCTGCGGATGCTACACTATTTAGATTGAAGTTTAAGTGATGGCAATAGAACGCAATTCACGCTTGACTATTCCGGTAAAAACCTATACCCACTATACTGAGTGTGAGCCCTGGTGTCAAGTCAATATAGGTGCATGGAATGAGTCATGGTGGAAGGACTTTCCTGACATGGCAGCGGCAGTGCTTGCAGAAGGCCCGCATGAAGATTGTTATTGGTTTAGTAATGAACAAGATGCTCTAATGTTTAGATTGCGATTTCGATGATCAATTGGAGTGCATTGATTGCCAAGTTTGTATCCATGTGCATGTCATGGATCGAAGCCGGCAATCTACGCAATCGTTGTTTTAAGATGGCAGAAGAAAGTGAAATTATGATGACTGCCTTAGAAGATATAGCACGTATGGATCGTGGTGGTCGTATGGGTGATTATGCTCAACGTGCCATCGATTTGGTCAAAGGGTTACCTGATGAAAATAACCGTTAAAAAGAACTTGATTGTATTTCATAAGCCGCATGAATGGTACGATTTGGCCGAGCGTCTTAGAAACGAATACGGTATCAGCATCATGTTGATTTCTGCAAGGTGCCGGCGAGAGCTAGGGTTCACTGTCAGGCATCACAAAGGCCTAGCACCACACGATGCCATTGAATGGGAACTGATGAAGGAAGAAGGATGGACCCATCGCTACCACTACGAAGAACAAGTGCATCTTGACTTTTACAACGAAGCTCAGCAAACTTGGTTTGCACTGAAATATCTAAATACCTAGCGGTTGACCAGAAAAGTCCTTTGTTGTATAATATACACTAGAACATTAAGGAATCAGATGCAGTATCAAATTATGTGCCGTAGCAAAGGTCGTCAAGCTCTTATTGACTCTGTGGTGCGAGTATTAATTCCTGAACTACGACTCACTCGTAGTCGTTTTGATTTAATAATTAGAAGTCACCGTGGCCTGGCCAAACAAGATGGCATGCGTGGTGTTGTTGGACCGGACCCAGCTGACCCAACCCAACTGGTAATGCTGGTAGATTCTGCACTGGATGACGAGAAGTTAATTGATACCTTGTGTCATGAAATGGTGCATGTCAAGCAATTTGCACTGGGTCAAGCGCAGATTCGATACCGTAGCAAAAAACCCACATTCTATTGGTTGGGGCGCAAGATCCAAGCAGATTATTGGGATCAGCCCTGGGAGCAGGAAGCCTGGCGTAGAGAACGGGTGCTGGCTAGCAGAATTTACAAGATTCTTGCTGGTTGACCGGAAAAGGCCTTTATTGTATAATAGTTGTATAGTTAGAAATTAGGAGCTCATGTGTTGACCATATTGTTTTATATCGTTATAGCTTGGTTGCTATATGCATTCATAGTTTCTATAGTCAATACTATCCGTTACGGAGATGAAGAATTTTGGCCAAAAGAGCCAACTCCAGAGTGGATGATTAAAGCTCAAAAACAAATTAAAGAAGAAAAAATGATTAGAGAATTAAAAAAGCAAGAAGAACTAAATCTTTATAAAAAGAAATATCCACAACATTTTGTTGATTGACCAAAAAAGGCCTTTATTGTATAATTGTAGTATAAGTTAATAAAAGGACATGTATGAGCACAGCCACTACAGCAAATAAAAAAGAATCCGACAAGTTTAAAAACCTGTTGGGCGCAACAGATCCCAAATTAGATCGCGAAATCCGCGAAAAATTGATCACTGCCCGTGTGGGCCTGCTACTTCGTGCCAGCTTTTTTGGTAACTTGGCTACTCGTCTCAAGTTAGTGAACGCTGACGAATGGTGTCCTACAGCCGCAACCGACGGCCGTAATTTTTACTACAATAGCAGATTTGTAGACATGCTCAAACCCAAAGAAGTAGAATTCTTGTTTGGACATGAAGTCCTGCATTGTGTGTATGATCACTTTGGACGTCGTGGTGACAGAGACCCACAATTGTTCAACATTGCCAATGACTATTGTGTCAATGCCGACTTGAAGAAACATCGTGTAGGCGAATTTATTACCACTGTTCCTTGTTTATATGATCCCAAGTATCAGGACATGAGTTCTGAAGAGATCTACGATATCTTGTATGAAAATGCCGAGAAAATTGACATTGGCAGTTTGATTGACAAAATGTTAGACGAGCACTTGGATGGTGAAGGTGACGGTGAAGGATCGAGTGAAGATGGCGACGGCAAGGAAAACGGCAAAGGTCGTCCCAAGTTGTCGCAAGAAGAACGTCAAAAGATTAAAGACGAAATCAAAGAAGCAGTGCTAGCGGCCGCGGCCGCTTCGGATGGTGCCGGTAACTTGCCTGCTGGAGTCAAACGCATTATCCAAGATATGACTGCACCCAAGATGAATTGGCGTGAGCTTATTCGTATGCAATTGGAGAGCACTATCAAGAGTGACTACACCTGGTTGCGTAACAGTCGTCGAGGCTGGCACATGGATGCTGTCATGCCAGGTATGAAGTTGGATCCTATGATTGATATTGCTATCAGTATTGACGCTTCGGGTTCAATGGGTGAAAAGATCTTGAAAGATGTGCTGGGCGAAGTGGCTGGCATCATGGAACAATTCCCTAACTATCGCATCCATGTAGTATCGTTTGATACCGAAGTGTATAATCCGCAACAGTTTGATTCGGAGAACTTAGACGATATCACCGAATACGAAGTCATGGGCGGTGGTGGCACTGACTTTGATTGTGTGTTCCGCTACTTCAAAGAAAACGAAATTGAACCCAAGCGTCATATCATGTTCACAGACGGTTATCCTTGCGGAAGTTGGGGTGATGAGCAATACTGTGATACGGTGTTTATCATGCATGGCACTACCTCAATCGTTCCACCATTTGGTCAGTATGCTTATTATGAAGAAGAAAAGAGTCACTAATGCAACAAGAAGTAAACAGTTTTGATCGACTATTAGTCATAGATGATCTATTGAAACGAGGCATCACCGACTATACCATACAGCCCGGTAACAATTGTGTCTGGGTCAGCTATGGTCGTGTCAATTGCTATTATATTGTCCACAACGGACGTATAGTAGACGTGCAGTTCGATTAAGGAAGCATTTATGGAGTTTTTACCAGTATTAGAATTGATTGACCGACTTTGCATTGCCAGAGTCAAATATGCCCGCACCAAAGGAGCAAACCAAGTTGAACTTGATTGGTATGAAGAGCGGTATCGGCAATTGCCGCAGAGCCCAGAATTAGATGCAGACATTCAAGCCATGACTGACATTCATCATGCCATTTGGGATCTAGAGTGGCAGTTGAAATCAGGCGTAGAGCAGATGTTGAGTCTACAAGAAATTGGCCGCAGGGCTATTGCGATTCGAGATTTTAATAACAAGCGTATTGCCTACAAGAATTCAATTGCTAGTATCCTGGGTCATCCTGTGCGAGAAATCAAACAAGATCATCTAGCAGACGGAACAGTCAAATGACTTGTAAGACTCATCCGGATGCGCCACATGGATTTATGAGAGATGCTTCTCACTCAGCTGGGGAATATGTGTGCGAGTGTGCGTTTTGGGAAGAGCCCATAACCTTTAATAGAAATGAACCTATGATTACTTTAAAACAATTTTTTGAAACATTTGGTTACCGCATTACTGAAGGCAGTGAATATGGTTGGGAATGTTATGGGTCCAATGCTTATACAATAGATTCATGGAACGGTATTCACGGTGCCGGTGGATTCAGTGGTAGCATTATTTTTGATACCAAGGATCAAACTGTGTATGAAGCAGAAGTGTGCGATTACACCCGCAATCGTGCTTATCGTTTGATCAATCCTGGATTGGTTGAGGCACATCGTAAAGAAGCTAAACAACGCTCAGTCGACATGAATCAAGCCTGGGACGATATCAAGTTTGTTGATCTAGATGTCGAAGAAGATTGGTTGGAAAAGGCACAGGCCATTGTGGCCGGTGAAGACTACGACACTCGTGTTCAGATGCCGTTGACACTAGATAATGATCAATTGTTTGACTTGATGAAGTTGGCGCATGAACGTGATGTCACATTGAACCAATTGGTCGAAACTGTGCTACGAGAGCATATTGACCAGCATGAGAAAAGCTGATGCTGTAGTGATTGCTTGTATGTTTGTAGCACTATACATCAACTTGACAGATTTTCCTCGACAGCGGCAAATCGTAACAGGGCCGCTAATCAAAATTGGAGTTGAAGAATGAACCAGATTAGTCAGTATCTTGTCAGCATTGATCGGCCACCCTATGTAGATAGTCGGCGAGTAGGGCAGGCCACACCTTGTCAGAGTTATGGTCAGCCCTCTTGGTTTATCTCATTCTGGGATGGGTATACTCATACCAACAACCCTGTGTTCACCGATGAAGATGGGTTGAATGCAGCACCCACCATTCGAGAATACGCAACAAACTTAGGATATGAACAATGATCAAAGGTTTTGAACATGTAGGTGACGAACACCGGTGTAATGTATGTGCCTGTGAATTTACCGAAGATGAGGGCGGTGTCGTAGGTTACTTTGGTATCCTGCCTGTTGCTTTTTGTCCTACATGTTATAGCAGCATGGTTGATATGGTCACACAAGATTTAGACATTGGAGTTGAAGAATGAGCGGTTGGAATACAATTCAAAGAATTAAACACATAGAAGAACAAGTGGATAAACTTGGTTTTAAGTTCAGCAAGCCGCGTCATGGCGATTGGGAAAACGAAGAAAGAAGCCTAAGTCTTGTACCAAAAGATCCGGATGCCTTGCCAATTTATAGGCGTGATGCTGAACTATATGTGGGCAGTCTGGAACAACTTGAAACATGGTTACACGGTGTGCGTTGGGCCAGAGAATACGACATGATGTTGCGTGTCAGCGATGACAAGAAACGTGCGGCCGGTGAACAAAAGGAACGCAATCGTCAGCTGATGCAGACTCTTAAAGAAGGTCGGCGTGTAGAAGGAAATATAAAATGAACAAACGAATTCAAGAACTTGCACTCAAATGCGGCGCATGGCATCAGGTGTATGGCAATAGATCATTCATGATTGACGAGCACTTTGATCTTGAAAAGTTTGCCGAAGAAGTTGTGAAAAAATACTTAACAGGATTTGAAGCTGAAATAACTGACCTTAAACAAAGATTGAATTCTTATGAACAAAAAGATTAAACTACTTGTCGACCAGGCTGGCATTGCTGATAATCCTGATCAAGAAGGTCTGGAATTATTTGCTCAATTAATTGTTCAAGACTGTGCTGATCTAGCATACAGTCATAACATATTCAGCCGTGGTCGAGCTTGGAATCTTGTTATCAAAGAACACTTCGGTCAGCCTATTACAGACACAGATGTACCACCATACCTAAGGACTACAAAATGATTTATGATTGGGTATTGGTTTTAATTCTTGTACCAGGGCCCATACCCAATGCCAATGTAGAAGTGGTCAGTGAGCACAAGACTCGACAAGAGTGTGTTAAGGCCATGGGCACAAAGAAAAATCATATTTGTTTACCAAAGGACTACAACTAATGACTGAAGAAAGAATTTATCTATCCAAGCGGAATCTGCTTACTTTGCTCAGCAAGCTGGAACGCTTTGAACAGGGCGACGAAACTCGGTGTGCAATTATCAAGCATTCCAATCCATTTGACCCATATTGCAACACCATAGACGAAGTAATGGTTATTGCTGTGCCTGACGAAAAGTTCTACACAAATAGAACTCCAGGTGAAATACACCCACTGGATGAAGCAAAAATGTAACAGTTGTCAGTATCAGTTTATCCAAAACACCCCTAAACCGGGGTGTTTTTGTTTGAGAAAATAAATCAACGGCATAGATTAGTCGTAAATATCTACATGGAAAACAACACAATCACAATCTCAGATCTTGACACAATCAAGAACATTATCAATCTTGCCGCCACACGTGGTGCATTCCGTGGCGAAGAACTCAGTATGGTGGGTACCATGTATGACAAGCTCACAGAATTTTTACAAGCAGTAATTGAACAGGCGAAAGCCCAAGAAGCAAACAATGCCGATGCCGGCACACCTCAAGGAGAATAATATGGCATTTATCAAACACGTAGGAAAACACGGAGACCGTAAAGTCTGCATCCTGTTCCGTCAGGTACCAGGTGAAGATCACATGTGCTTGTGCATTTATCCAGAGGTACTACCAGCGCACTGGCAAGACTCAATTCAACGAGCCCTAGAAAGCGAAGTGGCCCAGCAAAGTGAAGAACTGGCTGATGCACTACATCGTAGCTTCTTGCCCGATGGTCGCCCTGTGTTAGAAACTCTGCATCAAGAACGTATGATTAAAAAATTACGCACCAGTGATGTTATTGTAACTCCAACTGGCGATGCCAAGATTCGTTTGGACGAACTCAACAAGATGTTGAACGAAATGAAACAAGGCGAAGCTGCCATCAAGAAAATGGCCGAGAATGATGCCAGCCGTGGCATGGTTGCTCCTGAAGTCAAACGCAAAGCCGAAGCCGAATACAAAGCTGGCCAAGCTACCAAAGCAGATCCTGCTTATGTTGCACCTCCTGCACTCAAAGCTGGTCAAGACGGCGCACTGAGTGATCGTGACATTGCAGCCAACATGTTGGCACAGGCCAAAGCCATGGAAGTCAATGCTCGTGCCATGGTTGCCGAAGCAGCCCGTATGAAAAAGGATGCCGAACGTATGGATCCTACCGTTACTGCTCGAGCAACTGCTCCTGCAACTGAGTCTTTTGAAGCACCTAAGCGCCGCACCCGTGGTCCTAACAAGCCTAAGACTGTGACGGCAGATGCAACACAATGATGATTTCATAAGCCAATGGGAACTGATTCTTGCCGACGTAAACAAAACTGATGTACCGTTAGAGTGCATTAAAAAAGTTGTAATCAAGCTGGCCGGCGGCAAGCAGAAAACCATTAACGTTCATACTTTACTCAAACAAGGTCTAGACTTAGAAGAAGTTGAAACCATGCTCACTAGATATTTTGGCGAGAATGACCATCAAATTCGAGATGTAGATTTTGTAGTAGATGTCACAGCAGTGGCCAATCTTGTTCAACCCGAAACCGATAAGTTGTTAGGAAAAATTTGAAAGTCACACTAGTTTCGTCGAGCCAACCTAGCGCAGAATTAGTAAACCAGGGCATTGCTAATGCTCAGGAATTGGTTGCTTACTGCGCTAGGGTTAGCAATCCGGCCAATCAAACCAACACCGACACCAGCGAAAAGCTGATCCGTTATCTTATCAAACACCAGCATTGGTCACCATTGGAAATGGTGTCAGCCTGTTTAGAAATTGAAACCACCAGAGATATTGCTAGACAGATCCTGCGTCATCGCAGCTTCAGCTTTCAAGAGTTTAGTCAGCGTTATGCTGTAGCAGATCTTGGATTTGAGTTCAAAGAAACACGCTTACAAGATACAAAGAATCGCCAGAACAGTTTGGCCACAGATGATCCAGAGTTAGACAAGTGGTGGCAAGCGCAACAAGGGTTTGTTAGCACTCATATCAGTATGATTTATAACAAAGCAATCGAACTGGGCATTGCCAAAGAACAAGCTCGTGCTATTCTGCCAGAGGGTATCACTACCAGTCGCTTGTATATGCAAGGTACCTTGCGTAGCTGGTTGCACTATATTGAACTACGGTCTGGACCAGAAACCCAAAAAGAACATAGAGCAGTTGCCCAGGCCTGTGCCCGTGCATTGGAAAGTATCTTTCCAATGGTTACAGAATTTGTTGCCAACAGTTAACCATGAAAATTGGTGTGTTTGGCGATAGCTATGCAGATCGAACTCAAAATGAATCATCTATCTGGTGGGGCATTCTGAAACAAACGACCAAGCATGATGTTGATTGTTTTGGCGAGTCTGCATCTAGCATCATGTTCAGCGCAAAAAAAATACTAGAAAACTATCACAAATACGATTTGGTAATTTGGTGTTTGACTCAAGGCGGAAGGCAGACTGTATACTGGGATGATAAACCTGTGCATTTTTCGTTTGGTGCAGATTTTAAAAATCATCCTTCAAAACTCATAAGAGAACAATGGTTGTTGTTTGTTGACTATTGGCAAAGCGATTTATTAGATTGGGAAAACGAAAAAATCACAGGCAAGGCACTGGTAAATTACGTTGGTGATGTTTGTAAAAATGTCATGGTCATTCCGTGTTTTCGTGATCCATTAGAATGCAACTTTAACTTGTTTGAATTGTCTCGACGTGAAGCAGAGTTTTATTTTGGAGCACAAGAGGCTGAACATTTTTACAGTAAATATCAAGATCTAAGACCTGGACACTTGAGTATCACCAATCAACGCATCCTGGCCAATGAAATCAAAACAACCCTAACACCTGGCACATTCCAAACAGACTATTCAAAATTTTCAGACCCAGAAACACCGCTGGCTCAAATGTTTAAAAAATTCTAATAATTTGTTGCAAACAACCAATAAACCTGTTATAATATATTATGATATTCAACCACATTAGAAAACTTAAAGAAGACGGTAAGAAGATTGGCATAACCTTTAGCACATTTGACATGTTGCATGCCGGTCATATTGCCATGTTGGCCGAAGCCAAGAATCATTGCGATTATTTGATCGCCGGCTTACAAACAGATCCTACTATAGATCGACCCGATACCAAGAATCATCCTGTTCAAAGTATTGTAGAGCGTCAAATACAGTTGGCCGCTTGTCGATATGTAGACGAAGTTGTTGTTTATCAAACAGAACAGGACCTGGTTGACTTGTTGTTGATTTTACCATTGGATGTTCGTGTGTTGGGTGTAGAGTATCAAGAAAAAGAGTTCACCGGCAGAGAAGAATGTTATATGCGTAATATTGAACTTATTTTTAACGGGCGAGATCATTCGTTTAGTTCCAGTAGTCTACGCAAACGTGTGGCTGAAGCAGAAACATTAAAAGCTCTCAAGCAATAGTTGTATGTTCGATGCTATAAATCAACTGCATCCTAGACATCGGTCAGCCGAAGCTGACAAATTATTTAAACCTGTTGAGTATCGACTCATTGATGAAAAGGTTGTTAAACTTTCGGACGTAATAGTTTATTCGTTTAATATGGGAGATGTAGAAGATCCAGATTTATATGCGGCACAGCCAATGTATGATTGGCAACAAAGTGAAATGGGTAAATGGGTAATGGAACACGCAGTCGAAACACCATTTTGGCATAGACACGTGGATCCATCTACTTACGGATACAAGTATTATATCATTGCTCGTCTCCGAGAGCAAGATCAAACGTATTGGGCATTAAAATGGCAAAAATCTTAGTAACAGGAGGCTTAGGCCTTATTGGACACAACATTGTTCAGCGCCTTGAAGCGCAAGGACATGATGTTTATATAACAGATATCAAGACTAACTACGGACTAGTTCCACAGGCGGAATTAGATTATCTATTAACAGAACGTCGTAAGAAAATTAAAACAGATCGTATACACGCAATTGATATCGCTGACCGTGACGGTATTGATTGGTTGATGCGAACTTATAATCCAGATACTGTGCTACATCTAGCCAGCTTTCCTCGACAAAAAGTAGTCAATGTCAATCCTCAGCGTGGCAGTCAAACTATGAGCGAAGGATTACTTAATTTACTGGAAGCCGCCAAAAATAATCAAGTGTGCAAATTTGTTTATATTAGCTCGAGTATGGTCTACGGTGACTTTGACAATGATGTTGCTGAAGATGCACCATGTCGCCCACAAGGGCAGTATGGTATTATGAAACTTGCAGGAGAATGGCTTGTTAAAGACTATCATCGCCGTGGCTTTTTTGACTACGCTATTATTCGCCCCAGTGCTGTTTATGGTCCATTGGACGTGGAAGATCGTGTTATCAGTAAGTTTATTCTTACTGCTATGCGTGATGGTGTCATCAAAGTAAACGGTGCCAACGAAACACTAGACTTTACCTATGTAGACGATGCCGCAGACGGAATTGTAGCCGCTACTTTGAGCAAAATTAACAACAAGACATATAACATCACAAAGAGCCATTCAAAGACTTTGCTAGAAGCAGCAGAGCTAGCTGTTAAAATTGTAGGCAAAGGAACCATAGAAGTGCGCGACAAAGATGCAGACTTTCCTAGTCGCGGAGCATTAAACATCAACGCAGCACGACAAGACCTAGGGTTTGACCCCAAGGTTGATATAGACGAAGGATTTCAAATATACTATGAATGGCTTAAAGATTCCGTTTACTGGTCTCAAAAAACAGTATAACACGCTACGCACAGAAATCCTAGACGTGACCGACGAGGTCCTACGTAGTGGACAACTCATGCAGGGCAACTATACCGCTGAATTTGAAAACTGGTTAGCTCAAAAGAATCACAGCAAATATGCTGTAACTTGTCATTCAGGTAGTCAAGCATTAGAAATTATTGCTGAGTTTTATAGACTACAAACCAGTGTTGTGCCACCCACTGTGGTTGTACCTGCAATGACCTACGTGGCCACTGCCAACGCTTTTATTCGTGCCGGATGGAAAGTGTATATTGGCGATACAGATTATCACGGCTTGCTAGATAAAGAAAAAATACCACATGACCTAAGTGTGCAGGCCACTGTGCTGGTTGGCCTATATGGTGCGGCGGTCAATGCTGATCGCTTTTGGGCCACAGACTTGATAATCGAAGATGGTGCTCAACATTGGTTAAGCAATAATTACACTCGAGTTGGCAACGCCACTGCATTAAGTTTCGATCCAATGAAGAACTTAAACGCTTACGGCAATGGTGGTGCTGTTGTAACTGATGATATAGATCTACTAGAGTTTGCACGTGAATGGACCAACAACGGTAAACCCAAACACGCCAGCATCGGCACCAACAGTAGAATGAGTGAAACAGAGTCAGCGCAGATGCTGGTCAAGTCCCGCTATATAGATGCCTGGCAAGCTCGGCGCAAGACTATTGCAAAATACTGGATGGAACGTTTGCACAAATCTGGCATTAGAAGTTTAATCGATGCTGGCAACTTTGAAACGCATTGTTTTCACAAGTTTGTGATTGATGTAGACAGTAGAGATACGCTGGCTCGCAACTTGGCCATTAAAGGTATTGAAACCAAAGTTCATTACCGAGAACCCCTACACGAGTTACCTGCTTATGCGGATTACTCAGGACCAGATATCCTGAGTGTGGCCAGTGCCCTAGCACGTAGAGTATTGAGTTTGCCTATCTATCCAGAGCTCAGTGACTTAGAGGTCGAATACGTTATTGATGCTGTGTTAGATTGCGCTTCAGCAAAGCATAGCTAGCCAACCAGGCCCAGTCGTAGCTCTTTCGTAGCTCGTCAAAATCTCCGCCAACCTCTTCGTAGTATTCCACAGCATCTTGTGCGCCTAAACTGCTCCATTGAGCATTTGCTCCTTCACCATTGGCACACCAACGATTGAGTCTATATTCGCTTTCAACATCGGTATTGCCTCGTAATTTAATACATTCACGGAATGCTGTGCGCCAAGCCATCCAAGGTGTATGTGCATATTCTGCTGTACCACTCAAGATAGGAACTACTTCGTGTTCACTGTCCAGTGTAAAGTCTAATCCAACACCCGGGTTGTTTAGGACCAATTGCTTGTTATAAGCAATCATGGCCTGGTGACCGTATGTCAATCCGTTGATGAGATTGAGTGCGTGGAAGATATAGTGCTTGGGTTCTTGTAAGCGGTCTGGTTGCCACGACCAATCAAAAGTGCCATTAACTTTAAGTTTAGCAAATACAGCAAAGAACCAAGGTGTAGTGCTTAACCTAGCGGCAGCTTGATAGGCAGCAACACGACCATTAACTCCGCTACTGCGATGTATGCGATTGTTGTTGTTTGCAGTTGTTATGTTTAAGAATGCCCAATTTTGTTCTGCGTTGGGCTCACCGTTGTCAATAAACACAATGTCCAATGGAGCATCTGTATACATATGGCGCTGTGTACGATCTATATAAGGATAGTCGTAGGCCTGACGTTTGATATAAGGAACTGCTGTTTTAGGTACAATGACCTGGCTAGCGCCAGCACTCAAAGGAACAACGGTTTTGGTCTTTTCACGCCATAACGGAACAGTGGGCACTTCTCCTACTGCTTCATCTGTTGTAAACACTGCCAATGGACCAGGCCAGTCCATGGTTTTAATTGCTTCTACGTGAGTATCCAGGGTGTGTTTGATCACTGGTAAAGGTCTACGCGGCACTCCAGGTACAACAAAGTTAACATCATACCAATCCAGTAATTCAAATTGCCCTATGCGTCTCTTGAAACTGGGCACATGCATATAGAATGTGTCGCCAAACTTTTCACCGCTACTGGCAAATACATGTAACATGGTATTTTGCCATAATTCTGGATGCCAACTGAAGTCAAAGTTGGTATAGTCGCAACAGCTACTAACGATCCAGATATACTCGTGCTCACTTGTGTTGGCGATTCTAGTTAGGATATCTTTATAGTTGTCAAAGTAACGCACGGTAGAGACTACTCCGGCTACCTTTCCAGCGTTACCATCCATGTGATTAATTTCAACAATTGGAGTTGCACCCAACTTGACACTGCCACGCACTTGATCGCAAAACTTTAAATCAGTGGCACCAGCAACACGATATTGTGGACCGCCGGTGCGTTGATGCTGTGTGCCAAATTGATATATGTAACCTGGTTCAGTCACGTCAGGGTGCCAGCTAAAGTCAAACGTGTCTGCATCAAAGGTATCGGGTATTGTCCAATTAGATCTATCCTGTTGACGTGTTAGTATATAATTAGTTTTATAATTGGTTTCCGAGTAACCAGACTTGGGTACCAAATAAGTTTCTGCATCCTTTTGCCATTGACTAGGCCACGCATGACGTTGATGGCTTTGCCAAGGTACCGGCTCATATAAAAAATCAAACCCTGCGTAGTCAGTTAAATAATTGATCCACCAGAAGTATCTAGTACGACTTAACTCCCTAGCATGATCAATATTATCCGCCCGTTGCTCGTGAGCAAATCGATTAGGTTTTGTTCCAGAATAAAATACGTCAAACATGATTAGAATAGATGAGATTTACAACCATACATTTTGGCCTTGGTTTAGAGACAACAGGCCAGGAACTAGACTGTTTTTTTGTGATCCGCCAGGCGATACTAGCCCAGATGCTTTATTTAACTTAGGCAGTGATGTCATTGCAGAAAACAATTATGTGTTCATGCACGATCAAGAACCTGTGCATTTAGATATGTTTGAGCCATTGTTTGATGAAGTAAATGATCGGAATCTAGATCTGTGGCGGCACAAAGGCGAACCAGTGTTGCCCAGTCCAATTGGACATGTAGTAGTTTCAGAGCGAGGTGAATATGTTGAACAACTTTGCCAACAATACGGGTGGACGCCACACTATTACTTTTATCATGGCTGGGCCTGTTTGGACTGGTTCCGCGGTTACGATCGGTCATTTTTAATTCCTAGAGCTCAAGACCGCAATCCGACTCGAACCTTTATGAGTCCCAATCGTATTGTAGGTGGCAAACGTGATCATCGTGTGTTATTTTTATACAACGTCTTTAAACAAGGGTTAGAGCACAATCATATTAGCGCACCTAGAACTTGTCAATATGAAGGTGTAGATATAACTAGTATAGCACAAAAATATACTCATGTATACCAAGACATTGCCAATGTGTTTGAACAGGCTGATCTTCCTAGATTATTTGCCGGCGAAGAATCTCAGGAAATGCACAGTTATCAATTGGGAAATTTTGCAGAAGCAGCAGATAGCCTGGTATATGTTCCAACCGAAACTGTTTATTTTGGGCGCAGAACTCACATAACTGAAAAGACATTTAAAGCCATAGCATTAGAAATGCCATTTGTGTTGGTTGCGCCCGCTGGCAGTTTGGCCTACCTGCGTGAATACGGTTTTCAAACTTTTGCAGGTATATTTGATGAAAGTTACGACGAAGAGACTGACGATATTGCTCGCATCGAAAAAGTCACCCAGTTATTAAAAGACTTAAATAATTTATCTGCAGCAGAAAGACAACAAATACATCGTGCTTGTTTATCCCGAGTTGAGCATAATTATCGCCATTTTTATCGCGGTGCATTCAGTGATCTACTTTGGACAGAATTAAATCAAATGTTAACAAAATTTAACAATCAAAAAGGACCGCAATGATCAGCAGTTATACCAGTTGGCAACCCTTAGAAGAAGTTATAGTAGGGCAAGCCTATCCACCTGACTACTTTGACTTTATTGATAATGCACAAGTGCGTAATCAATTGCAACAAATCTTGGCCGAGACAGAAGAAGATCTCAATAACCTTCAAAAAACAATTGAAACATATGGGGCCCGGGTGCATAGACCCACACTGTGCGGCAAAGAAAGTTTTCAATGGAGACAAACCAGTGACTACGGAGTTCCGCTTCCACCACTGACTCCAAGAGATTGGCAAATTAGTCTTGGTGATAAACTATTGCGTGTATTGCCCATTACCGAATTGGATGATATTTGCAACGAGTTTGGAGATCAAGTGGTCAACCCGCATGGACCAACCGGATATGATGAAAATTGCATACTTAACGGTGCCAGTGCTTCGTGTATTGTGCGTGTAGGACGTGATGTATTTTTTGACAATAGTGATTACTTAAAGCCCGAGCAAACACGCTGGATAGTAGATAATGTTCTAGGGCCCGAGTATCGCATACACGAAGCTATCACAGACGGGCACGGAGATGCGGTATTTGCTATTCTCAAGCCAGGTGTTATATTAAGTAGCAAACATGATATGCATTTACACTTGGCCAAAGACTTTCCAGGTTGGGAAGTATGCAAGGTCTGGGACTCGAGTATCTGGGCTGCTATGGAAGTGGGCAAATTTAAATACGAAAAAAATCCAGGCGCATGGTATGTGCAAGGGCAAACACCTACCGCAGAGTTTACTAACTTTGTAGATACGTATCTTAATAAATGGACTGGCTTTGTGGCCGAAACAGTGTTTGATGTCAACTGCTTGGTGCTAGACGAAGAAAATGTTATCTTCTCTGCATACAATAAAAATGTATTTGATTTTTGCAAAAAACACAGAATTAATCCTATCATAAGCGAACTACGACACAGTTATTTCTGGGACGGTGGTATCAGTTGTTGCACACAAGATCTACGACGCCGCGGCGGATTAGAAACTTATCTATGAGCAAAGCTGATGTAAAACAGCTATATGACGCCTATGGTGATTGCATGTGTCTGGCTCCGTTTGTCAATAGCTTTTATTCAACTTGCGGTGTAGTTGATCCAGAACTAACAGTATCTAATCATGTAAGGCCATGTAGCATAATCCAAGCTGGTCCTCAATGGGATATACAAAATGCCAACATCACTGACTCAAGAAATAATTCAGTTTGGAAAAATCTAAGACAGTCCTTTCTAGATGGGCAAATGCCCAGCATGTGCGCCACTTGTATTAACGCAGAACGTGTAGGAGCAAGCAGTCCTAGACAACTCAATAACGAATACTTATTTGAGCATTTAGATTTGGATATTCTAGCAGAAGTTAAACGAATTGTCGATGCTGGACTAATAGCCGACAGTGTGTATGCAATGGACTATATGCCCAGTAACTACTGTAACTATGCCTGTGTAATGTGTTTCAGTGGTGCCAGTAGTCAACGCTATACTTTTGATATAAAACAAGGTATAAAAACAAAATACGAAATCAATCCAGTGGATAGCGATTTCTTTGATGTTATCAAGGATGTTAAGATCTTGGGTTTTACCGGAGGTGAAACAATCTTACAACCCGAAGTTAATCGCTTGATTGATTATGCGATTGAACAAGGATTGGCTAAAAACATGATTATAACCATGTTGACCAATGCCAGTAATTTTCCTGACAGCATATTAGAAAAATTTAAACAGTTTAAACGAGTGTTGTATACTGTAAGTGTTGACGGAGTTGGAGATGTAATAGAATACCAGCGACGTGGAGCACGTTGGACCACTGTTGAAGAGAATATTCGAAAGATACACGCAAGCCCAGTTCATGAAATTGTTAATCATGTGGTCACTGCCATTAATATATTAAGCGCCATGGACTTTATTGATTGGTGTCATACCAACGATTTAAAGTTTATTAGTATAAGTCATGTGTTTCAAGAGCATCTAGGTGTTACTGCCATGCCTCCCGAATTAACAGCCTTAGCATTACATCGTTTACAAGAAGGACGCCGACGTTACGAACATTACGCAACACCAGCATATACTAACCATGAACAAAACTATGTGCAGGCCATAGATCGATTGATCAGCACTGTTGAACATGTTACTTTTAAGCCCGAAGTATTAGATCGATTTGTTCAACACATCAAACGAGAAGATACTGCCAGCAAAAAACCACTCCGTGAAGTGGTTCCAGAATGGGCGCCTTGGCTCCGTTAACTACAAACTGTTACGCCATATAGTTGTTCAAACCGGTCGGCATCTGCTCGATCGTTAACCATTGGCTCACCGCGTATATTAAGACTAGTGTTGAGTAACATTGGGCAACCAGTTAGACTATACCATTTTTCAAGTAACGATCTGATTCCGCTTCCGTCTTGAGGCACAGTCTGTATACGTGAAGTGCCGTCACGATGCACAACAGCAGGATATAAGTCAGGGTTCCGGCATACACCGACGATTTGCATATACCTACTATCACTCCAGCCACGTGGCATAATAAAATACTTGTCCACATGTTCTTCAAGAATAACTGGAGCGAATGGTCTGAACTGCTGACGACGTTTAATCTCATTTACTTTTTCCTTTATATCAGATCCTCGGGGGTCGGCAAGGAGGCTTCTATTCCCAAGAGCTCTTGGGCCAAACTCGGCTCGACCAGAGGCAACACCAACAATTCGATCACGGAGTAGGCAATCGATGACGGAATCAACAGGGTATTCACCGCCGATATTTTGACCAAGGTATGCGTTATTCCAGTTAATTCTTTTGCCGTATGCCAGCGCGGCGGCTCCGAGGCTACTGCCAGCATCGCCAGGGCAAGGCATAATCCATATTTGTTCAAAATAATTACCTAAATTTCTATTAGCAAGACAGTTGAGTGCAACTCCACCCATATAAACTAAATTTGGGCTCCAGTTAAAATTTCTGGCTCGTTGCATTACTTTATATATCTCTTGTTCCACAATTACCTGGGCACTTGCAGCAATATCTACATCTTTGGCCATGGGCAAGAACCCAGGATCAATGCCCACATGTAGATTTTCTTTTAACAATGGACCCATTGCGTCTGTATGATCGGGCTTGCCCCAGGCGGCCATGCCCATTGTTATGTATTCTTCGTCTAAGGGCCTAAGTCCAATGCGGCCAGTGACTGCACTGTAAAATAACCCAATCGAGCTAGGATATTTTTGCACCCAAAGTCGTTTATATACAGCACGGCCTTGCTTGTTGTATTCTGCGCCCCATATACTGACAGTGTCCCACTCGCCGATAGCATCAATGACTACAACTGTAGCTCGATCGTAAGGGCTAGTTTGAAAGCCTGCAGCGGCATGACTTAAATGATGATTAAAACTCAGCACATGATCCAGTTCAATTTGGCCGCCTAGCTGTTGTTTCAATATCTGTTTAACTGTTAACTTGTTCCATTCAATGCCTTGTCCTGCGTACCATTGTCTTGTTTGTTTTGCCCAAGGACGTTCATAGTATGCAACTACGTCTGGTCCATACACTGTAATTTCATCCAACAGGCCTTGACAAAAGTTTTCATCATTTTTGCGTTTGCTGTAACGTTCTGCATGTCCAGCAAATAAGATATCGCCACGGTTGTTTATAACAGTGGCAGCCGCATCATGATAACCAGCACTAATGCCTAATATGTTTTGCAATTTCATCTGCTATCTTTCTATGTCCTGATTCCAATGGGTGTTCACCGGGGCCCACAGGCTCACTTATATACCAATCTTTGAGACCTACATGTGGCCATCCTACATAATGATCTGCACTGACTTGATTCCACAAGTGCTTTAGCTGATCATAAAAATTTCGCCAATGTCCTTTGGGATTTAACCCTGATGCACCAACCATACAATATGGTTGATTTACACTGTTAAAATAATGTTGTAAAGCTAATATTTTTACAGCCCATGTTCTAAATGCAAATAGTTCATTGTAACTGTATTTGTAATAGTCCTGCACCCAAGGAAGTCCTTGATTGATTACTACGCCGCCACTGGGATTAGCAGAAATATTTACAGGAGCACGATTTAATTCATTCCATACTTCTGCTCGACTGGGTTCGGTCCATTGAACCACAACTAAATCATAACGATCATCAATTGTGTATTCAACTGCCGTTCTAACTATGTAATCATTGCTGCCACCACATTTGCCTAGATTGGTTAGGTCATAGTCAAACTTGTCAGCCAATAATGCAGGCCAGCTGTGTGTAGACGGATCTGACAATTCTTCTCCGTAGGTAAAACTACATCCAATTGTTAACAAGCGTTTTTTCATTTATAGATAAACGGATCTCTTTTGCGAAGCTCTTTGAGTTTTTTACGATAACGTATTTCTAGTTGAATTCGATTGTATAAGTTTTTAATCCAGTTCATATCAGTTTCCTTGTTGTAGTCGTGCTATTTGCGTTTCCATGTAGTCTGCGTCAGACCAATTGTATGGATACTCAACACGGGCATCGCTGGTGCGTATAGCTGTTACATTAAGCCTAGTATTTAATTGCGCCCATATTGTGGCATAATCTTCTGTACCAAATGTTTTCTTTAAATTAACTTGTCCCACTTGTGGATGCCCAATGGTTAAACTTTTGTCTTCTGGATCTAACCCATTGTTAGTCAACCAAGTTCTGAAATCTTCCAGGTGTTTAATTTGCCATGGAAAAGTTCCAGGATTATTTGCCCACTCTATGTCAAAGTCTCCAGCAGCTTGTGTTTGACTACGCAGACTAGTAGTGGTTAAATTTTCTGCAATGTGCGTGGGATTATAGTCAGCTTCGTCAACAAATACTTCCCAATGGTGTTTTCCAATGGCCTTGTTTACTCCTACAAATACACCGCCTAATGGACGATTGATAGTGTCGACTCCAAATAATTCATAGTCTTCTTCATCCAGCACAAAACGTGGGGCATTAAGCCAACACATTAACTGACTGGGACGTTGCCATTCCGGTGCTGTATGTTTTTTATGATTGCTCATTGACCAAGACTCAAATTCGTGACACAACAAATTAAGTTGACGAATATGCCATCGTGCGGCAGCGTCGGCTTTTAGGTAATATGGGCTAATGGCGCCGCTTACTCCTTGTAAATCTTCAAAATATCTGTGTAAATGATTAAACTTATCACTGTTGACTTTAAGAGTAGGCAGTAAAGTATTTTCAATAGTAAACACATTGTCAATTGTGTAGCCTAGATTGGCCGCGTTTATGGCCGCAATTGATTGATTAATTTGTTCGCATATATAAGCACCGTTACGGGGGCCATCAGCAAATCCAAAAAAACAATAGTTTTTTTCTAAATGATAGTCATTGGCTATGAGCTCGTTCAAACTAGCCAACCATTTGCGGCCAAGACTAGAGTCGTATATATCAACATATACAGTCAAGTCCTCAAGATCTATTTCTATAACATCAAGTAATAATCGATTCATACCATTCCAATATTTCGTTGTCTGCGCTCAGTATATCTTTAAACGTATAGATGTCATTACGCACTTGCTCTAATCGCAATATACGTTCTTTTCCTTTAATTAAACCTGCTTGATACTCGTTGGGCCATTGTTCAGCAAATGTTGGACGATTCTTCAACTGTAACAGTATATCTCGGAGTGCTCCATTATTTAAGTTGGCTACCAGGCTGTCGACCTTTTTATCTAATAGCTCTCTTGGCAAGGCCAATGGGCTCATTATAATATCTGGGCTAAAGGCAAATATTACCTTGGCCAGTATGTCTACATCAAACTCTTGGGCTAGTGCTTGTATACTGTTGACTTCAAATAAACCCGGAAGGGTGAGGGTAAAATCGATCCGCATTTGTCTCCGGTTGGTGGATATATCCAGTCCCATGGCAAAGTTTTTACGCCATTGCTCGTAGTCAAGTCCGGTTCTGATATACTCGCCTGTTGGTCCAGTACCGTCCAAACTTGCACAGACTTGCCAATCTCGCAAATGAGCAAGTATATCGCTATACAGGTTAACACCCCTATAATCAACCCTGCTAAGATTAGTATTATATCTTGCATAAACACGACGACCATCTCCTTGATCTACTATTTGTTTCATGTAGCGCCAATGCTGTTCAAACATCAAGGGTTCACCACCTACCCAGTATATTTCTTCTACACGATGTTCTGCTACCGCTTGAGCAAATTCTGCTTCAATTTGCGTATCTTGGAACCGACTTATTTCTTCTCTAACCTCGGGCCGCATCCAGTTGTTTTTGGGATTGTCCCAGTTGATCATATTGTTGGCACGTTGTTCACTTTCCCACGAACTACTGAGCATATCTCCGCACATGCGACATTTAAAATTACACAAGTTACTGAAACGGTAGTCCCAACTCACAGGCTTTACAGTAGTTGATCCGTCTTCTTTGGTATTGGCCATTGCGGTTTCGTATTTGTGGCCAAACAGACGATTAAAGTAACTACGGTAAACATCTGTGTTGAGCAATTTGCTGTTGCATACATCACATTCTGGAAGTGTTTCTCCGGCCATCATACGACGTCTGACACTCTTCATGTGTTCGCTATTCCAGTGTTCGTCTAAGGTAATAGGATGATAACGACCGGTGCCAGACTCGGTGTCTATGTATTGTTCAAAACTCTGCGCAGGTTCGCGACTGGCACAGCACATCCTACGCTCTGTTTGTGGACTAAGGTATGTATGAGTCCATGGTGCCATGCACAAGGTGTCGGGTTTATGCGTGAGGTCCGGCATAGTTTATTAGGTTAGCAAATTCTGGTTCAACAGTTCTTAGGTCTTGATTGCGACGACGATCTAAATTACCGACTTCTCTACGTAGTTGTTCACCATCAAGACTGACGCCTCGGTTCATAAAATCTGCAACTCGATTAAATTCTTCCTTGACTCGCTCCGGCACGTTGGCTGTCAGCAGTCGCTCAGCAATAACTTGTTTGGCCTGTTCTGGCAGCGAGCTAATGCTGAAGAAATATGCATCGTGCATCATGTTCCAATAGACAAAATCCATTTTCTGTTCTAAAATCCACGTGGCCACAGTTTCTAAATAATAAACATTGAATACATTTATAGTGCAACAGATTTGTAGACGTATATTTGTGTGTCGACTGCGTAAGGCTCGGAAGCGAGCAATATTAGTGATCACTTCTGTCCATACAGCATTTGATCTTTGGTACTCAAAGCGTTCATCAACATCATCAATACTGAACGCAATTTCTACTATCTTGAAATGCTGCCAGATAGCTTCGGCATTTTCTGGCCATTGAGTACCATTGGTATTGTAGTGTATCTCTATGTTGCTGGCCAGGCCGCGATCAACCAAACCTTGCAACAGGTCAAAATGTTCTTGGATCATAAACGGTTCACCGCCAGTAAACTCTATATACTGTATCTGGTCAGATATGCCGGCTATTTCGTTCCAAAACTGTTGATTTTCTCTGGGCCAAGCGCCTTGACGCAACATATGATAATGATGGTTATCTTTGCGATCTTCATTACGCATCAGATGTTGTAGTTCCTCTGTGGCAAATGTGCTCGAACTCCATGATCCACATATACGACATTTGAGATTACAAATGTTGCCCAGTTTAAGATCTAGAAACATCAATGGTTTGGCATCTGCGGTCCATTCCTGATCTGGTAACATGTGTTTGAGTCTATCCAGAGTATGCATACGCTTGCTGGTTCTGCCAGCACGTTCTTCTTTCCAGCACTTACGACAAGTCTGTGATTGACGACCTTCAATAAAGTCTTGTCGCAAAGTCTTCATGCTGTTGCTATTTTGTATCCCGTTAAAATCAGCAGTGGCTAAATTAAACTTATTACCAGCATCGTCAACTAGTTCATCGTCGGCTAAACAGCAGGGTCGCACAGTACCAATTGGACTGGCTTCTAAACTGATCCAGGGCAGGACGCAAAATTTATCGTGTGGAATTTTCATTTGAGTGGTATTCTTTTATCTCGTGGACGATATTGCTCAATGGCTTTTAGCTCTGGAACTACACTCACTAGACTTTCAGAGCGGCTCCAATCCAAATCATTGACTGTTTCCCAAAAACCTTGCAACAGATGACTATTGTCTGTGGCCATCATAAATTCAATAGCGCCGCGGAATCCACCTGTGGCTCGTTGTATTCCATCACGGGGTTCTAACCAACGAATATGTTTTTCAAAATCTTGCTTGAATTGTTGTTTGATATCAGCCGGCAACATGTCTATTCTGTATTCTTGTGGTCCTTGAAGGATATTAAGGTTAAAGTCCTGTGCGCCAATAAATCCCGACTCTACCATGTAACGATGGAACCGAGTAAAGTTCCAGATATTCATCATGCTCAATGTAGGGCTAATCATAAAATCTATGTGCGGGCATTCACGTTTAAGATCGCGTATGTTTTGTTCTACCTGGGCCCAATCGGTTCCTGAGCGTATAATTTCGGCACGATCACCCATGTCGTCTAAACTGGCTGCCACACATACGTTAGGAAAATGTTTCCATAGGTCCAGCACTGATTCTTTTTTATACCGCAATTCGTTTAGGTTGGTATTGTAAATTAAGCGCACATTGGTGTTGCCTTTTTCTATCAATAAATTTAATATGCGATTGTGTTCTTCCATGATCAAGGGTTCACCACCAGCAAAGTATATTTGATCTAAGTGAGGAATGTGCTCTTGCATTTGTTCCCATACATCATCTTCGTGGCGCCCAGCAAACTGCACACGTGGGCGTAGCTCTTTGCCCCAGAGTTTAACATCATCGTCATACCAGCGACTGCTAAAGATACTACCGCAACTACGGCATTTGAGCTGACAAATATTACTGAAACGAACGTCCCAATAGTGTAGCTGGAAGTTAGGTGTTGACCCATCTGGCAATGTAGCTTCTACTTCAGCGATATGCTGTCCAAAGTTTTTATTGCTATTGTTACGCATACTAGCAAAGCCAAATGACTCTTGCTCATAGCAATCACCGCACTCTGCACACGGTTTATCTGCCAACATGTTACGACGCATTTGACGCATAGGTTCGTCGTTCCAAATGTCCTTCATCGACTTTTCTTTAAAGTTGCCCACAGGGTGCTGGGCTTTACCCAGACAGCAAGGATAAGCACGACCATCGGGCCATGCGTGTAAGTGTATCCAAGGCAGCATACAGAACGTTTCGCTTTCCATTAGACGATGCTTTTGCACATCAGTTAACTGCTCCAATGGAATGTAACTGGGAATACGGTCCTGCCAATTGTATTTGCCTATAATTTTATCAGTCATGTTTATTATCTATATTGTTCAAGTGCTCGTAATTCCGGCACTATATCTGTTAACTTTTCAGAACGTATGCGATCCAATCCATCTGTCTGTTTCCAAAAATCTGGCAACAAAGCAGTATTGTCTTTGGCCATCATAAAAGCAACAACACCTTCAAATTGCACAGTTGATCGTTGTGATGGATCTAATGGCCGTAACCATTCTATGTGTTGTTCAAGTTCTTGTTTGAGTTGCAGTTTAATGTCCATGGGCAACAGATCTATGCGATAGTGCGGAGGTCCTTGCAGCAGGTTTACGTTAAACCCATCGGGCTCCATTAATTTCTGATCTACCAGATAGTGATGGAACTTGCAGATATTCCAGATGTTCATAATACTTATTGTTGGGGCAATCATGAGATCTATATGCGGACATTCACGTTTGAGATCTCTAATGTTTTGTTCTACCTGTGCCCAGTCTGTGCCGGTTCGTATAATCGATGCCCGTTCACCCATGTCGTCTAGACTGGCATTGACACCAATCTTAGGAAATTGTTTCCATAGCTCTAGCACTGATTTACTTTTGAATTTTAATTCTGTCAGGTTGCTAGAATAAGTCAAGTGAACATTGGTGTTTTTTTGCTCAATCAATCGTTCAAGAATTTCGTAGTGTCCGGCCATCATCAAGGGTTCGCCGCCGGCAAAATAAATGTGCTCAACATAAGAAATGTGTTCTTGTATCTGATCCCACATGTCTTGATCATCACGCCCGGCCATATTTACTTGCAGTCTTGCGCTGCCGCCCATTAATTTAATGTCATCATCGTACCATCTTGAACTGTAATTGGAACTGCACATACGACATTTGAGATTGCAGATGTTACTAAAACGCACATCCCAATAGTAGAGTTTCATCGACGACAACCTGCCATCTGCCAGCGTACCTTTTGTTCTTTTTACATGGTGTCCATAGGTTCGATTGCACCCATTACGCAGGCTAGGATATCCACTGTTTTCTCTTTCATAACATTGCCGACACCCTTCAACCGGCTTGTCTTCCAGCATGGCTTTACGTATTTCCATCATTGGAGTGTTGTTCCAAATTTCTTTCAAGGACTGTGTTTTAGAATCACCAACTACTGTCTTGCTAATACAACACGGCAACACTTCCCCGCCGGGTTCTGGCGATAAATGGATCCATGGCAAAATGCAAAAAACATTACTTTTTATAAGTTTATGTTTTTCGTCTGGCGTTAGTTCTTCCGGTGTTATGTGAAGTGGGGTTCGGTCGTTCCAATTAAAAGTCATTATAGCTCATAGTGTTTAATAATTTTGTCAGCAAACAACTGCTGTTCCTCGGCACTGGGATGACGTTTCATTTCTGGAAACCAGTTGCCAATGGCTCCTATATTAACCGCATGTCCGTCAAGGTTGTCTGACCAACAGGTTTCTAACAACATTATATTTTTCAACTTGCAATAAGAACGCAATGCTCGAACATAATTGTCTCTTTTTTGACGGTACACTTCGTAATCAAATTTATAACTAATTAACAGATTGTAAATATTGTCTAACGCTGGCATGTATTCTTCTTTGTCGGCACATTTTTGTGGTGCTGTGCCTGATCCTGAAACAATACAGGTATACGGTTGCCAGGCACTGGTGGAAGTACCACACCATGATGGTATGAATTGCCACAATCGTTTGTCGCAATGCCATACTTCGCGCTCCACACTGGTCCACCCAACCACAACTGCTGTAACCTGTTCGTATTGCGGTACAGTATCCATAGCTTCATGAAAAATGTTTTCGTTACTGTTGCCGCAGAATGCTCGATTGTCACAATCCACGCCAAGGTGTTTGGCCACCAGTGCCGGATAGCTGTAAGGTATGTTGTCTTTGGAATTCCCAGGGGCGGCTATTTCTGTGCCATGGGTTACTGAACATCCAAATGCCAGAATGGTCATAATGTGTTGTACCAATCTTTTAATACTGGAAATGTTGCCGCAAAGTCTTTGCCACGACGTTGGTCATACTGAGTATGAAATTGCTTAAAGTCGTTGTGCAATTTGGGCATTTCAAATGTATCGCTATGCGGAGTTTCGACCCTCTCCAGATATTCAATTAACCTGCTCAAGTGATTGATTTCATGTTCATGCATATACGGTTGTTCTTGATGCTGTAGTGTCCACATGATCAATCGATTACGATAATAAAGCAACAGGTGTTCCGGCAGGACCAATGAACTTTGAAAGCTAGGGAAGCGCAAGATGTTGAGTGTAAAACTCACACGCTCTCGTCCATAAACTTTCTTCAGTTCAACCAACTGGTCTAACAACGTATCCAGGCTGTTAAGGCAAAGCGCATTGATGGTACACATACAATGTACCGCACGAATTCGATCTGACTCTAGTAACTTCTTTACATTTTGTAACCAAGCAGGGTAGTCTAGTCCGTCACGAATATACTCGGCCTGTTGATCAATAGCTTCCATAGAAGTATAGATATCTACTTCTAGCCCATCAACACTGTCTAACAAGCGGTCCACATCTACCTCTGCGCCTAGGTTACTGTTGATTGCCAGTCGAGTAGAACTCTTGCCTTGATTGTTTTTAAACCGATCTAACAGTTTCCAAGTTTCGCCTGACATCAATGGCTCGCCGCCGGTGATTCTTAGTTCTTGAAGAGTCCGGTGTAGATCTGTTTCCCACCACTCAAAGAACGCTTCAGTGTAGGGATTTGTTTCACCAAACCGGTATAGTTGAGCACTATCGTGAGCGTGAGTAAAGTGGTTACGCCCATCAGACACCAAGG